GCATCAAAACCCTTTGAAGAACGGTTACGATTGGGTAAGTTATGCGAGGCTCAGATGTTTGAAAATCTTAAGAGCATCGGCTATTACCTTAAACCTGCCACTAAGCATGAAGATATAGAACTTAAAATTGATGGCTATCTGAGTAATGATCAGCATCTTTATATTCCGTTTCAATCTAAGTATCGTCAAACAGGTATCGATATCGGTTTAGATGTTTGGGAACCTTGGTTCGGTCCGAATGATCCCCGCAATGGAGTAGGCCGAGATTATAAAAGCAAAGCTGAGTTATATGTTACTCAGGTGAATGATCAGCTTTACGTGATGCATAGAACAGGTTTGCATTTGATTGTTGACCAGACGTTTTACGAATGGAAAAATCATAATCATAAATTTCATTTTGGTGATGGCATTAGTAGAGGTACTTTCAACCCGAGCATTCAAGGCGTTCAGCTAAAATTAAAAGTCGATGAATCTAATCGTAAAACTAAAATCATCGTCTATATTTCGCCTACCTCTGTGGATGAAAATTACCGCTTAGTACGTACCGTCAAACCAATCATTATCTAACTTTAGGACCGTGAATGGGCCAGTTTAAAGACATAGCTCTACCTCTAATTGCACGAGGCATTCCAGTAATGCCTCTGTTGCCTAAGGCTAAAAATGCTTTCCTTTCTGGGTGGCAAAATTTAGCTAGTTTCGATTTGAATCAAATTGAAGCTTGGGATACTCAATATCCTGATCATAACTGCGGATCGGTTGCTAAAGCTACGCCTAGTGGTTACTGGTTTCTAGAATTAGATAGGCCAGAAGCAGGACAACGTATTGAAGCTGAAACCGGGCATAGTGTCCCTCAGACATTTCGTGTACGTTCGTCTCCTGGTAGAGGGCATCTTTACTGGAAACAGAATGCAAAGTCGTTGGCGATGGGGAATATTTCGCAAAATTTTGTCAGAGACACAGATTGGTCAGCCCGTGTCGACAATGAATATGTGGTCAGTCCGGGCAGCTGGCACCCAAAGTCAGGTCGGCAATATGAGATTGTCAGCAACGCTGAAATTGTTGAAGCACCAGATTGGTTAATAGATTGGTGCATTAGTCAGAAACTTGACAAAAAAGTTGTCCAGAAAACTATTGAAGAGGGTGGTGTCATCCCTCATGGTGCTCGCAATGTTACGCTGGCTTCACTTGCTGGTAAGATGCGGCACCGAATGCAAGCCGACGAAGACGAGATTTATGCTTATCTGAGAGAAGTAAATAGAAAGCAGTGTCAGCCGCCCCTGGCAGATGAGGATATAAGAGTCATTGCGGCTTCGATAGCCCGTTATCCTGTAAAGAATGACATTCCCCTCGTCCGTGGAGTCCCGATTGACGTACGGGCTTCCCAAGCGCAGCAACCAGTAGCTCCGGAAGAAGCTCTGGAAGAAGCTCCGGAGCCAATAACGATATCTAGCGTACCTTACCCAAAGTTTCCAGAGTGGGTGATGAATGGTACTAGTTTATTTGAAGGCTTCGTTAAGCCAGTATGTGACGTTAATAGTCGATATCCTGAATATATGTGGATGTCGGCTATGGTTATCCTGATGAACTTTCTTGCACTGAAAGTCAACGTAAATAAAAAGCGTCTAATACCGTCGTTTTTCTTGATCAACATAGGTATGAAAGGACGACTGCACAAGTCCGCATCGGTTGAAGACGCAATCCGTTATTTCGCTTGTATGGGTGTGTGCGATAATGGCGGTGTGATGACCCGAAATGCTGAAGGAAAGAGCTTAATCTATAGCCCTGGATCACCCGAAGGATTGGGCTTGGAGATGCAGAGAACTCAGTGTAAAAACGCTATTCTTTATTACGACGAATTTATGACGTTAGTTAATAAAGCCGGAATAGATACGTCTGATCTCGTGGCAACACTGTTGAAGCTCTATGAGTCAGGTAAATTTTCGAATTTGATTAAGGCTCGCAAAGATAGTTTCTCATTAGAGTTTGGAACGTATTGCGTAAGCTTTATCGCTAATACAACCGACAAGAATTTCATTCGGCTCTGGAGCAAACTACTTGGCAACGAGAGTTCTGGTCTGAAAGACAGGTTCTTTTTCTTATATCAACCGCAGCGCTTGAAGGATCAGAAGCCATTCGTAGATGTGAATTGGGGCGAAGGTGTTCTGAGAACTCGGAAGTTGATTGACGCAGCTTTGTTAAAGAAAACTTATGATATTATTTACCCGGAAATGTTGGATAATATTTCAAAGCGGATGGATGATCGTCAAGAGCAACGAGTCGAGCGTCTTGCATTAGCCTTTGCTGTAGATTTGGGTTTGGACGCTATAGATGATGAATGTATCGAGCGTGCCATAGCAATCGTTGATTATGAACAAACCGTAAAGAAATATCTGAAAACTTTCGAGACACAGACAAAAGAAGCTCAAATTCAGATGGAAGTAATTGGTTATTTGATGCGGCATAACGGCACGGCTTTGCAACGAGATGTTGAGCGAGCCTTGCATCCTGTTGAGCAGTGGGGAACATTTTTGTGGAGTCGTTCATGGCAAGGATTAGTCATGTCGGGAAAAATTCAAGTTCTAGGTAGTGGTACAAGGGGTGATCCTAAGCAATGGCAACTTTTGTGGATTCCCGAAGAGGAAGAGTAATGAGTGACCTTCTTATTTATGGAAATCGTAAACAAGAGGATATTATTTGGGACATATCAACCCCCGAGAAACGAGCGGCAGGATTTTTAGCTTTGTTTCGTTTTCTTAATGAAGAGTGGGATGTTTATCAACCGGACGATTTAGACGCCGTTCAAGAAAAACTTTTCAATAAGGCCGTTGAAGGTGATGCCGTTGCGGCAGAACGCTTGTTGACTATACGTAAGAATTATGAATATGAAGAATGGGATTTTGGAGAATTAATCAACCCTCTGACAGGAAGAAAATGATACCTGAAATTAAGGTTCTAGATCACGGTTTTGTAAGTTTGGAAGATTCTTGTGCTACAGATTTGAGCGTAGTTAATTCGGCACGAGTCTCCTTTAATAAATATCACGAAAAGATGGAAGAGGGTGACGACAAGCTGATCGGTTTCTTGATGAAGAACCGGCACGGTACGCCATTCGAACAGAATTTCTTCCGGTTTCGAGTCAAAGCTCCTATCTTCGTGTTTAGGGAGTGGCATCGGCATAGGATTGGAATCAGTATTAATGAGTGGAGCGCTCGTTATTCTGAATTAAAAGGTGAGTTTTATATCCCAAGCTTAGAAAACGTTCGCATTCAATTGGGAAAACCGGGATATTATACTTATGAAACGGCTTCGTCAGAATTAGCCCAACAATTTATTAATAAGCTACAGATAAGTAGTGAGTTTTGTTTTAAAGATTACCAAGAGGCTTTAGAATGGGGAATAGCTAAAGAACAGGCACGTTTTCTTCTACCAGTAAATATTTATAGTGAGATGTACTGGTCTTGTAATGCTCGTAGCTTGATGAACTTTCTGAGTTTGCGGAATGCTCCTAAAGCTATGTGGGAAATTCGGCAGTATGCAGCACAATTGGAAAATATTTTTAAAGAAGTTATGCCGATCACATGGCAATATTTTGTAGAAAATGAAAGGATGGCACCATGAGTAATTATCCGTTATGGCATGAGAATGGATGTATGAAGTGGGACATTCGTTTTCTTGAGCTAGCGAAGCATATTTCCAGTTGGAGTAAAGACCCGTCAACAAAGGTCGGTGCCGTTCTAGTTAACGATCTTAAACAGGTTGTCGGTATGGGTTACAATGGTTTCGCTCGTGGTGTTCAAGATACTGATGAACGTTTAAATGATCGTGAAACAAAATATAAGTTAGTCGTTCACGCTGAAGTAAATGCGATTATTCAAGCTGGTTCTCAGGCTCGTAATTCGACATTATATGTTTATCCGTCTTTTATGATTCCACCGATTTGTCATGAGTGCTGTAAATCGGCCATTCAAGCGGGTATCAGAAAAATTGTCGGTTATGTACCAAATGAAGCGGACCCCCGTGTTCAGCGATGGAAGGATTCTATACTGACTTCACGGGAAATGTGGCTTGAAGCAGGATGTGTCTGGAGAACTTACGAGGAGACAGTATGAAATCGATTTATGTGATAGGAAGTTTACGGAATCCAAATATTCCATTGTTAGCGAATGATTTGCGAAAACTAGGCTTGGATGTTTTTGACGATTGGTTTAGCTCAGGTCCTGAGACGGATGATTATTGGCAGAAATATGAAAAGATTAGAGGGCGCACATACGGAGAGGCACTTAACGGAACTATGGCTGATCATATATTCTCGTATGACAAGTCCCATCTCGACCGTACCGACGCTGCTGTCCTAATGGCACCTGCCGGTAAATCTGGACATATGGAATTGGGCTACACTATCGGGAAGGGAAAGCCGGGATTCGTCTTGTTCGATAAAGAACCGGAGAGATACGACGTGATGTACCGATTTGCAACAGGAGTTTTCTTTGACCGGCAAAAGTTTTTAGATCATATATCACAGCGTTACCTTGGAGTTTACCCGAATAGTCTTCTATGTTGTGGAGGCGATGAAGCTGGAAATCATTTACGTCAATGTCCGAGTGTTGGAATTCCAGCAAATTTGTAATATGCGACTTGAAACTGATCTTAAATTAGATTTTAGCGATGTTCTTCTAAAACCGAAACGATCTACTTTGTCTAGTCGATCTGAAGTGGATTTGGAACGAGAATTTAAATTTAAGTATTCTGAAAGAACGTGGAGAGGTATTCCTGTTATTTCGGCTAATATGTCTAGTGTGACCAATAAAGCGGTTGCTGATGTTATGTTTGCAGAGCATATGTTAGCTGCTTTACCGAAGGGTTTTTTAATTACATCAAATTATTGTATTCAAACTGTAGGTTTAAAAGAAAATCCCGATGTGATTTTAAATAATCTGTGTGTAGATGTGGCCAACGGTTATTCTGAGCAACTGGTTCAAAGAGTTTCTCAGTTACGTTCATTATATAAAAATGTTACGATTATGGCTGGAAACGTTGTCACGGCAGAAATGACAGAAGCTTTGATCTTAGCAGGTGCCGACGTAGTTAAAGTTGGTATCGGTTCTGGAAGTGCTTGTTCAACTCGATTAAAGACCGGCGTTGGTTATCCGCAATTGAGTGCCATAGCAGAGGCTGCAGACGCTGCTCACGGCCTAGGAGCACATATTATTTCTGATGGCGGATGTACTGCTCCGGGTGATGTTGTTAAAGCATTCGCTGCAGGCGCAGACTTTGTCATGCTTGGCGGAATGCTTGCCGGTTGTCAAGAAAATGGTCCTGATTTCTACGGCATGTCATCTAGACGAGCCAATGAGGAAATGGCTGGCGGATTAAAAGATTATAAAGCGGCTGAAGGATGGGAGATGACACTTCCGCCTAAAGGTTCTCTGAAAGATGTTCTGCAAGATATTAAAGGTGGATTGCGAAGTGCTTGTGCTTATGTGGGAGCTAAGCGATTGAAAGATTTACCGAAATGCGCCACGTTTATTAGAGTGAATAATCAGATTAATAAATCGCTGCTGGATTATCGAATTTAATGGAACTATTCCATATCGACTACGAGTCTCGAAGTGAAGTTGAGATCGGAGATAAGAATAAACGTGAAGGTGTAGGCCTTTACAATTATCTGCATCATCCGACGACAAAGCCTTTAATGATGGCGTACGCTCTTGGTGATGCAAAACCGCAGCTGTGGGAGATAGCTCAGGGCGAGCCTATGCCTAAATTCGTTTGGGAACGTATGACAGACCCGAATCAGTTGATGGCAGCGTGGTACTCGGCGTTTGAACGTGGGATGACATTAGTGAAACTTGGAATAGATATTCCGATAGAACGTTGGTATGATCCACAAGCTAGTTCTAGATATCTGTCTTTGACGGGTAAATTGGAAATTGATAGTCAAGTTTTAAATCTTGGAAAAGAATTTGCGAAGGACGAACGTGGTGAAGATTTAATTCATTTGTTTAGCCGATTGACAGTTGTCAAAGCTACAAAGAAACGTCAAGCAGCAAGTTTCTTTAATGACTACAATTCACATCCTAAGGAGTGGCAGGAATTTGGAGAATATTGTCGCCAAGATATTGTTGCAGAACGAGAAAACGCTCGCCGACTTCAACTTCTCGGAGTATTTCCTTTGCCCGAGCGAGAGCGAAGAATCTGGATATTTGATCAAAAAGTCAACGACCGAGGGCTTCCAGTCAATATGGAGTTCGTCATTAAAGCATATAAATTAGCTTGTCGAGCTAAGGAAGCAGCCCTAGCAAATCAGCAGCGCTTGACTGGTTTAGAGAATGCTAATTCGCCTTTGCAAATGCTTGAGTGGGCACAGGGACAGGGTTATAAGCCAAATACGCTTCGTAAAGAACGTGTCACTGCTACTTTGAAATATGAGAAAGATACTATAACTCCATTATGTGTCCGGGTGTTAGAAGCTCGTGCAGCGGCTAGTTCCACAACGTACAAGAAATTGGCTGCCATCATCAGACAGGTTTGTCCAGACAACAGACTTCGTCACCAATTTATATATATGGGATCGGCACGGTGTGGTCGGTGGACAGGGAACGGATTCCAAGTTCACAATCTGGCACGCCCTGACAAGCGATTCGAGGATCAGAAAAATATTAAGAAAGCCCGAGCGCTGGTGTTGACTGAAGATTATCAGGGAATTATCGATGCGTTCGGTAAGAAGCCAGAAAATAACAATGGTGACATCGATTACGGCGCAGTCTTGATTGTTGTGAAAAATTTGATACGGACGGTATTCGAAGTTGCCAGATAATTGTATCTGCGGACATGCTAGAAAGGAACATCGTCAAATTTATTTAGATGATGAAGCAATCCGTGGGGAGTGTTTACACTGGTTTCCACAATGGCTTTCATTTTTGAAAATAGGTTCTCAGTGTCAATGTAAAGAATTTGAGTTACCATTACACGATAATTTTTATAAACAAGACGGCGTTTATTGGTGGAACGATGCGCCTCGTTATGTTCATGACACAAATAGATGCCGAGTTTGCAACGGGAGTTTGAGGACAGTTCGTGGACACTAGACTGAATGTCGCCGATCTTAATGCAATCGAGACGAGAGTAGCCGCTTGGATCGCTGGCTGCGAGCCTCTACTTCAAGTATTTTATGAGGGAAAAGACCCCTATTTAGCTTTCGCCGTCAAAATGTACGGCATACCTTATGAAACTTTAGAAGCTGATTTACATTCCGATGATCCGGTCAAGAAAGCCGCAGCGAAGTTCATGCGGCAGATGGCGAAGCCGGGAGTTCTTGCGGCGGTGTATCGTCAAGGTGCCGGTGGAATGGGTAAGGATAAAAAGACTGGTGATCCTAAGAAGCTAGGATTGTGGGGCTATGCTGAAAACATGGGCATAGATATGACTCTTGCAGAGGCTCAGAATATCACAAACGTTTTTCGTGAGTCATATCCCGAAATCGTCCATATGTGGTATGCGTTAGAAATAGCTATCAAGTCGGTTTTGCAGAATAGACCGGTGACAACGACGAATCCGGATATGTTGTTCTCCTTGAGCAGACTGGATCAAATAGGAATAAAGTTCGATAAGCTTCCTTTTAACGATAGAGGAAATGATCGCCAGATTCTTAGAATGCAATTGCCGTCAGGTAGATATCTTCATTATGTGGATGCTCACATCGACGATATTAGAATGCCGTGGAGCACTGAAGATAATGAAGTATTCAAACCCGGATTGATTTATAGTGGCGTCGATCAGGAAACAAAGCAGTGGAAGAACGGTATTGTCAGTCACGGTGGAAAAGTTTTTGAAAATGCTGTGCAAGCGATAGCCCGAGATGTTCTATGTGATAAACTTTTAGAAATCGATCAGATTTGTTCAATCTGTGGTCACGTACATGACGAAGGAATTAGTGAAACAGACAATGATCCGTTTCACCCTGGCTATCGAGAGATGGTTCATTTGATGTCACAGCCGGTCAGATGGGCACCAGATTTACCTCTAGGAGCAGATGGCTTTGAGGATGTTTATTATCATAAGTGAGGCAAAATGAAGTGGGATTTTAAAATAGATTTTACTATCAGTCGTGGCAGGAAACGTATCCTGGTGCTTGAAAGGATACTTCCGTTTCTTAAGAAGCTGAAAGAGCGTCATAAGAATGCGTATTATTCTTGCTTTCGAAAGACTCGTTTCACTTCGCACGGTGCAGCGATGAATGCAATGTGGTTCAAGAAGCATCCGGAAGCGCCAGCGTTTTCGGCATACAACTGTGAAATTTGCGAGGGCTTTCACATCACGACGGAGAAAGGTAATGGAAAAGATGACTAAGGATGACCGGTCTAAAAAGTACGTAGAGATAGTTTTGACTGGAATTCTAGGACCGTTTGTTATTCTGATGTTTATTGTTAGTATTCCGTTTTATTTATTGGGTTGTCTATTGAACAAATTAATTTTCGGGGAGTGGGAGCGATGAAATTTGTACCTATGTATGACTTGGATCGCTTGTCCAAGGAAGAACTTCAGCAGTATTATCTTGATGCATGTCAATTCCATGGTGTGCCGCCTGAGTTAAACGTCTTGGCATTCACCTACATGGATTCCGGAGACGGAGCACGTCGTCGAGTCCTGTACGCTAAGAAAGGTGCCACGGATATTATTCGTGAACGGTTGGGAATCTCCGTCGCTGATCTTAGAAAGGAAATCTTTAACGGTACCCTGACTTATACTTGCTTTGGTAAGAATAAAGACGGTCGATTTGAAATAGCTGTCGGTGCGTCTTATATCGATGGTTTGACGGGCAGAGCATTGGAAGTCGCCATAATGGTCGCTCAGACTCGGGCTATTCGGCGAATGACACTGCAGTTTGCTGGTGCAGGTTTAATCGATGAAACTGAGCTTCAAGCAGATTCAAAGACAACTGACGTTAAGGAAGCTTTAACAACGCCGCAGCCAGTGAATAGACCCAATGCAGCGGCGGGTAAAGATATAACTGACAGTGGAATCGGTAATCTTTCTAGCCCCATCGATCTAGAAGTAGTTAAAACGCTACGAAGTGAACCTCTAGGACCTACCCAAGCCCAATTAGAGGCTCAACAAGCCTTGTCTAAGGTGCCGGAGACGGTTCTAGCCAAGGAAGCCGGGGAAACGCTCCCTGAGGCTCCTAAACGTCGACAACGGCAGAAGCCAGTAGAGTTGGATACTCCATTCTCTTTTGATAACCCCGTTCCAGTGCCAAAGTCAGTGAACGCCGACATTCCGGAAAGTAAGCAAACGACGACACCGGTAAAAGAAGTATCGGTTATCGAAACCTGGAAATCTTATCCAGAGCATCTTACAGTAACTTTGCCAAAACCGGTTGACTTTGAACGTTTAGATGTAATGCCTGTTATTCCTAAGGCAGAAGATATCATTCCCGAGATGAAGGCTCCTATTCCTGAATTACCGAATGATCAGCAGATGAAAGCATTTCGTGATCGTTTGTTCACATATACGAATACGATCCTGCCACAAGCAGGTATGGTTCCAACAGAGAACATTGGTGGTATCGGCATGAAGGTTCGTTTATTTGCTCAAGCAACGTACGGTCAAGTCCTGAATCAACTGACTGTCGCTCAGTGGGAAAATATGTTTAAGATGTTTGATAGTTTAACTCCAGTAGGTTTGGTTAAGTTGATTGATGAAACAGCCTTGAAAACAAAAGCATGATACTTAATGATGAACAGCAGGCGGTAGTTAAGGCTATTGACGGAACGTGGGTGACCGTCGCAGGGCCGGGAAGCGGTAAGACGACTGTCTTAATTCAACGATATTTGAATATGTTGATGGGCGGTATTAAGTCTAAGGATATCCTTAATCTAACATTTACTGCTGCCGCAGCAGAAGAGATGGTCAACCGAGTCGGCTTATTGAATGCTAACAAAGTGTTTAGAACGTTTCATAGTTTCGCCTTGGAGTTGATTAAGAACGAACGGCAGCACCTGCCGTTCAAATTGTCAGATACGGTAATTCCAGTTGCTTTGGAAGATTACAAGTTGATATTTAAATTAGTCGAATCGTACAAAGCAATTAATAATTATCAGTTGTTGAAAGAGATGATCAGTGGTTGGAAACGTTCTAATATGGAGCCAGAGCAAGTTATAGCGGAGTCAAATAATGAACGAGAATACTTCTACGGATTGGCATATAGAGATTACGAGCGTCGTTGTCGAGAAGAAGGGTGGCTGGACTTTGATTCGCTTATGCGGGAAACGGTCAAGCTCCTTGAAGCCGATGGAACCGTTCGTTCTAGATATCAACGGTCCTACATCAGCGTGGATGAAGCCCAAGACACTGATATCGTCCAATTCCGACTGCTTCAGCTTATCTTCGCAGGAAACATCTTCGTTGTTGGAGATGAGAATCAGCTTATATACGAATGGCGAAGTGCTCAGCCAGGAAGCCTCTCAAACTTCGAAAGATTGTTTCCAGGCGCTAGAAAGTTGTATCTCGGAGAAAATTTTCGCTCCACGGGAGAGTTGGTCAGCTTTTTCAAAACGATCCTCCCGGTGGACAACGGCATTGCATCGCATATGGTCACTCGGAACCCTTTGGGAGAAAAGCCATCATTCACTAAATTTTTCGACGACTTTTCAGAAGCGAGTTGGATCATCGATCACTTACTTGATCCGCCACGGACAGCAATCTTAGCTAGAACGAATCGGCAGTTGTTTATTTATCAGCGATTAATGTCTAGTCGTGGAATTAAATATGTGTTCCTGGGTAAAAAAGATTTCTTTGATCAGAAGGAAATTAAACATATGTTGTCTTTAGCTAAAGGCTATCTTGAGGATACTCGACCAGCGCACCAAATTTTATCAGCGATCATACGTGAACATAATCTTCCAGCGTTATTTAGAAATTTTAATCCGGACGAGGCCGATCCTATAAATAATATGAACGGCTTAGTTAAAATCGCAGTGGAAAAAGGCGGTAATATAAAAGAGTTTTTAGATTTTATGCGGAAATTAATGTATGGTAGAAAATCTACGAAGAAAGTTAAAACTGTGACTCTTTCTACGGTTCATATGGCAAAAGGTCGAGAGTGGGATCATGTTTATGTTATTGGGGTAAATGAAGGTAGAATGCCCCATAGAGACGGAGAACTTAACGAAGAGAGACGAATATTTTTCGTCGCTTGCTCAAGAGCAGCCAAGACTCTGAGTATAAGTTATAATGGAGATCGATCTATGTTTTTAAATTCGTTCGGAGATCAAATTAAGGTTCATACAAGTGGCTTACAAAACTAAGAAGAAAGAAAAAGAGTGGCGTAAAAATCACCGAGCATTACTTAGAAAATACGGCAGAGAGTGGCATATTAAACATCGTGAGCATAAACGGATGGAAGGCCAGTTATATCAGTTGCGTCTCGCTTTAGCTAAACGAGGAAAGCTTTATTGTGGTTGGCCCGACGATGGATTTAGATTAGAGGTAAAACTTGGAAATGATCTTATTAAGCGAGATCAACTTAGAAGGTATGCGTGGTTAGAAAAGAATAATTTAGAACACGTTAAAATACGTTTATCGCCAGGACATCAAGAGTGCTTTGAAGGAAATTACGAGGATGTGTGCATTAAAACATTTTTGAATAGGATATGTGGAAGGAGAAAAGATTACGCTCTTACTTTATGGGATAAATTACTTGAAAAAATGGGGAAGATTTAAATGAACGAAAGAGAATGGACAGCAGTGACACTGGCTTTCACAGACTTGTTTGACAAGTTGAAGAAGATTGCTCCAGAACAAATTAATATTGATAAGTCATACGTGGCTGGAAAGATTCTTCAAGATGAGCTTAAACGAATTAGAGCCACATCAGCTCTAGAAAATTATTACATAACCAATGCTGGATGGCTTAGTTATGGCATTAGACCTACAGGAATACGTAGTACAGGAATGCGTAATAGTATGGATTGGCAGAAACAAAACGAGGAGTTAGAGAAAAAGAAAGAGGCGCAACGTGCCGAAGAGTTAGGTGATTTGACACAAGCGTTAAAGTTGTCGATTGAAAAAGCCGACCGAGATCGGCAGGGGGAGTAGTGGCATTTTTATATATTAATACGAAAGGAAAACCTCACAGAAAGCACAGTTATAGTGCGGGAAACGAATATGATCAGTGTCCACTTAAGTACTATCTACGCCGTATTGGTGGCTGGCGAGAAATTGAAAATAAAGCACGTTTTCTTTTCGGACGTGCGCTTGAAGAATCTATTCAGTGGCATCATGATCACGAAGGAATAGGTGCTCTTGAGGATTTTCAACATCGGTGGGCGCAACATAAAGATCGAAAGGATTTGCTGTATACCGCTACAGAGAAGGATTGGGAAACGCTGAATCTTGACGGTCAAGAAATGATCAAGTTGTATCAGATCATGCAGCCTAAACTTCCAATTCCTCTCGGCGGTTGTTCTGTCTTTCAACGAGAGATAGCCAAGGAAGTATTTCCCGGTGATCCTAATTACGGGGAGATTGAGGATGCAGGTAAGTTGGATATTATAACTTATGTTCAGCCTGACCATCCTATGCTTGAAACTGTCGTTTGGAATACTCAGGATGGAGTATATCGTCCTCTGATCGTTGATATTAAGACTAGCGGTATAGATTTTCCAGAACAATCTGGCATAGCTTCATTTGATACACAGCTTAGACGGTACTCTTGGCTATCAGGTATCCGAGACGTTGCTTTGTTAGTCTTCAAGAAAACCGGACGGTCATTACGAAAAGGAAGTCGAGTCACGTTGTTGGGTGATGCTCATTCGGCAAAGTTTAAAATAGACTATGAAGCTGGTCAGGAAGTTTTTATCGCTGAAGCTGGAGAAGAGACAAGTTTGATTGTACCTAGTGAAAATCTAGGAAAAGAGTACGGTATTCCAGTACCGAACTTTATCTTGACTCGACAGCGGTTACAATTCCTGACAGGTCGAGTCACAGAGAAATCTGCCATGGAAGCAGGAGAAATAGCAGCCCGGCAGATAGTTCAGATTGTAAACTCGTGGAAGAACAATTCTTGGCCGAATACCTTCGGCATAAGATATCCTCATGATGATCGAAATGATCCTTATTTTCGAGCATTTGTTCTTGAGGATCAGATGTTTAAAGAACAAAATTTTACAAAGACGGACGAAGAAAATTTCGACGACCTACTAGAGGATAATGAATGAAAATTCAATGCAGAATTAAAGATTGTCCATCATTTATTGAAGTAGAGAACGCTACGGAGAATACGACGTATCTATGTAGTAAACACCCGGAGCATGATCAAAATAAGGCGATAGGACGGAAACGAAAAACTCAAGAAGAAGTTTCATTTCAAGATCGTCAATTTGATCCCGATCTTAGACGATCAGTTAAACCTTTGGGTACAAATCATGTTCGTCGTCAAGGAAATCAGACGAACGAATTTGTCGGACGACAATTAAATGAATTGCTTTTGACTAATTTGATCTAATATGCCTAATCTGAGAGACACATTTAGTGAATTACGAACGGTTATGGATGGTTCTGATCCGTTTATGACTGACGGGCATCAGATTATCTCGCCACGATCAGATTCAAGAAAGAAGGTTCCAGCATGGAGTAAGGATGACGATGCCGTTAAGAAACTATTGTTGTGTTCTTTCCCTAAGTTGAAAACTAACATAAAGCACCGAGCCGGGGCGGCTCGTTGGATGCGAATAATTCATATGTATTATCGGGTTGGATTGACCGTTGGACATATAGCCGAAGAATTACATGCTAAACCTAATGTAATTAAAAGAGTTTTGATTAGTATAAGACGAGCGGCAAACGGAAAGAGTGCTGCCAAGGGATTAGCACGTCAAAAAAGGGGGCGACCGGCTAAAATTTAATCGTGTACCTACTGCGACCACTATGGGAAGAATGTTAAGCTTCCTCTAGGAGAAGTGTGCAAGAATGGGTGTTATTGTAAAGTCTGTATTAGTTCATTCGTGTGAAAAGGAAGCTATAAGTTATCCCGAGGCGAGCCTTCAAGTAGGTAAAAAGTACGTTCTTGATGGTATCGATCCAAAAGAAATGAGTATTATTCCGTTAGACGGGACGAAGTTTTACTTCGCTTTGGACGAAAATAGGACCGTTAACGGGGTTAAAATTCGAGGAAAATGTAACTGTCGTAAGTTTGAAACGTATTCTTACTCGGAGAGTTTGTTTGCCATCGGTGGAGCTAAAGCGGTTTGGACGTTGAATTTAAAGAAGCACCGAATGGAGTTGTTTACCGAGCGAAGATATGAAACAGAAACTGTCAATGGTGAAAAACGAAGAACCGGCACAATGCAGCTTATTTTTCACGTGTGGCGACGACAGCAGCCTAGAGTGCCCCGAGTAGATTTGATTACGCAAGAGGATATAGAAAGAGCTTATATAGATGGTCGGCATTTTTATATAGATCACATTGAAAATGTACATGATTTGTATATGTTAAATCGTTTAGATTTATTCGCTCCTGAAGTGGCCCAAGATTTGAAACGTCTTTATCATGCAGATCAGAACAAAACTAGAATTGTTCACGGCAAGGAAAGAAAACAGTTAGAAAATAAAGCCGATGAAATTAAGCGAAAAGGTTTCAAGGATGATCCAACAGAAGGTCGATTAATCTTTCCCTTTCCGAATGATGATCGGACACCTGGAGGACATAAATAATGGAACCGCACGAAGAAGCTTTAGGAAAATTGCAAAATGAATATGAACGTACGGAAATTCAGAATGCCATAGATAGATTTAGAGAAAAATATCACAATAAGTCTTTTTCTGGTCGGCACCCTGAGTTAGGTCGTATGATCAATTGTCCTATATGCGACCGTCGTCATAGAACTTCTGAAATCTGTCTACAGAGATTCGCTAAAACTGAGGAAGGTGTTGAGTTAGTAGCCCGAGGGCACGGTCACGGAAAAGGTCGAATTAATCGGCACTGGAATAAACGAAGTCTTGAACTGGTTGATTTGACACGTAAACTAATTATTTTTTATCCTAATGGTAATGAAGATGTTAAGAAAGCTCGTTCGGCTGCTATGAATGCACTTCGAAAAAAGTGGCACGCACGTAGTCAACAAATTCAGCATCAGCAGAAGTTGTCTAGAAAAATTAATAGAGGGTAGAATGTCGGTCACGGATCACGAATTCGAAATAAGAGAATTACATGCCAGAGAAGAGTGTGAAACTCTTGGCGTTATTGGGAAGACAGGGAAGCCGGATCATTGGTTTAACGCTTCTTTACGAGAATGCTTTGCTCGTGATAAGAAGTCTGGGGCTATTAATTGGCAGCAGACTCTAGAGCTTCGAAAGAAGTTAGTTGCTGGATATGAAAAGAGGAAAGAGCGTGGCTAGCCCATTTACAAATATCGCTATCGGTATAAAAACATTTTTGAGAGACGAGCATTTGGAAGTGGCTGTTAAAGGTATTCTTCATAATATGCCCGGTGCTCAAATTATCGTAGCTGACGATGGAAGAATGACTCCAGCGAAATCTTTATTTTATGATAATCTTAGATATTGGGGACATTATGTTATGTATATGCCTTATGACTCTGGTTTTGGAGCTAAAAGTAATGTCATATCGCAAGCAAATGAACATCCTTATCTCCTGATAGGATCAGATGATTTTGATTTTACATATGAAGCAGCGGAAGGTGTATTGAAGTTGCAAAGTATTCTGGATAACAATCCAGAAATAGCCGTTGCTAGTGGCCGAGTTAGAAATCGTCCTTATGAGTTTCTTCTAGAGGAAAAGGATGGAGTCATCACGGAACACCCTCTTGATGTTGATATTAATGGTCGTGGGCAGTCGTTCATAGAGTGTGACCTGACTGTCAATTATTCTCTGATTAGAAAGAAAGTTTTCAATTTTGTGCGATGGGATGATGATGTCAAGATCGGTGGTGGTGAGCACGGGGCGTGGTTCTTAGATGTTAAGAGGGCGGGATTTAAAGTGGCCTATGTACCAGGAGTAAATATTAATGAACAAAATCGTCCGAGTTCTCAAGAGTATCGGAAATATCGTGCTAGAGCACATTCTCCGAAGCGTCCTTGTTTTGAGCGAAGAGGTATCAAGCGTTACATCCTTGGAAATGGACAGGTAGATTACGATGCCATCAGTTAAATCTTATCAGAATCGCAAGAAAGAAATTGAAAGTCTTCGACATCTTCTTCAACAGTACGAAGTGTATTTGAAAAATAAGGACATGAGAATATGCCAACTAGAGGGACAGTTAAATCACTATGCTGGTGTGTTAGCCGATAATTTAGCTTTTCAAATTCAACCGCCTTTTATTGTAAATACAAAAGAAGCGGAGTTGCTTAAGAAGGAAATTGAAGCATTGAAAGTGACGTTGCGTCTTTATCGAGAGTACATCTTGAAGACTTATCACGACGCAGATTTCATAGATTTGATGGAAATTCCTAGTTGTTTGAAACCGTTTGACGCTATTAAATACGCCGGGGAGAAAAGTTTGTGGCTTTACAATGGAGAAAATAATGGACCTGATAATAAGTCATAAATCGTGTCCTGACGGCTTCTGTGCTTCGTTCATAGCACATAAGCGATATCCCGAGGCTGAAATTCTCCCGTTGAATCACGGTGATCCTCTGCCTATTGAACAGGTTAGAGGGAAAGATGTCATCGTTTTAGATTTTTCTTGGAAACGTCGAGAAGATAATGAAGCTGTCGCTGCTTCAGCCAAGTCAATCTGGATTTTAGACCATCATAAAACATCTCTTCAAGCTTGCCAGGGTTTACCATATGCTACGTTTGACATGAGTCGATCTGGTGCCGGGTTGACGTGGGATTATCTTTTCGGCAAAGATTCTCCACGAGCACAGGACGCAGCAAATTGCTCTGTTGTGGATATGTATAAATACAATAAAATTCTTGAAGAGATGAGACGCCCTTGGTACGTTAATTATATCGAGGATTACGATCTGTGGAATCATAAATTAATAAGCACTGAGGAAGTTAACGCCTTTTTGCATTCGTTAAATTTCGACTTCGCTGAGTGGGAAGAACTCGATAATATACACTGGCTTGATGCAGCAGAGCGTGGTAAGTATGTGGTTCGTAACAATGAACGTCGAGTTAAATTAGCACTACAGCAAGCTTTTGAAGGACGGTTAGTAATTAACCCAGGAGGATTCGATCCAGAAGCTTTTTCGTGCGATTACTCGGTGAAAATAGTCAATACTCAATATACGGATGCTTCTGAAGTCGGAGCAGCATTAGTTGAATCGGGCGCAGATATCGGCTTGACTTGGTTTGAACGTGGCGATGGAATGATTCAGTTCAGTCTTCGATCTTTAAAAGGCGGTCCTGTAGATGTTTCTAAAGTAGCTGCACTTATCGCACCTGGAGTCGGTGGTGGGCATCAGTCGGCGTCCGGAGCACCATTACCAATTTATCAGGGGCGAGCATTGATCGACTCTATTTTGAATCGAAAGTGTGGATTGGGAGTAAAGTTTCAGTGAGAACGTTGATAGCAGTAAAGTCGTGTCACGATGATCTAGATAAGGGTTGTCACGATACTATTAAACAAACTTGGGGTAAAAATGTTCAATGTGATTTACGTTTCTTCGTGGGTCAGAAAGTTGGAACACCTTGGAGATGGGGCGGTCTTTTAGATACTATTTATTTAGACGTGAAAGACGATTATAATAGTTTGCCTCAAAAAACAAAACGAATCCTTCAGTGGTCTTTTGGGAGGGATTACGATTTTATATTTCTTTGCGATGTAGACACATTCTTGATCCCGTATAAATTATTTCAAACTGATTTTCAGAAATTTGATTATTCGGGACGATTTGGTTCTTCGCCCAAGATAGGGTCTACTTTTCACTTTAAGGATGGAAGAGGAATTCATCACTTTCATTGCCACCCGTGGGCGTCAGGGGGATTTGGGTATGCGCTGTCCCGTAAAGCAGCTGAAATAGTTATTCGTACAGAATCTGGAATGTGGGCCGAGGACATGATGGTCGGCAATTGTCTTGGCCCTGAGATTCAGTCTGGTAATGTGACGGCGAGTGATTTAATGAGATTCGAGAATGAAGCAAGCTGGCATTATCCGGCGCATAAACTTGGGTGGACTCGGGAACGAATGAAACTGTGGATGTGTGAAATGTATAAGGAGCATTTCTTTGATAGTTAGATTAACTGGTGGCTTAGGAAATCAGTTGTTCATGTACGCATTCGGAAGATCAGTTGCAGCGATAGCTAATGAACCTTTGAAGTTTCATTGGTGTCGTTCAACGTGGGATTATGCTCTTGAACCCTTTCATCTTCCAATAATACTAGGTTCTCCTGATGGAGCGGAGCTTACATATGAAGAGTCAGGATTCTTTTACGATTCAAAAATAGCTAGTGGAATAAGGGTATCTTCCAGACCTCGTCCATGTGAAAGAATTTATTTTCGTGGTTATTGGCAGAGCGAAAAATATTTCAATGTAGATTTGATTAGAAAAGATTTCGATTGGTGGGTTAACTCTCCGCTGAGAGTACAGTTTAGAAACAAAGCCTTCATTCACGTCCGTCGTGGTGATTATCTAAATCGAGGTACTAAGGAATTCCATGGATCGCTTCCATTGGAATATTATCAAGCGGCAGTTGCCTATATTAAAGAGCGTGTTCCTGATATAACTTTTGAAGTCTTTACAGATGATCCCGACATGAAAGAGTTCATGGGTTATCCTGTAGTTTCAACTGGAAATCAGCATCTAGATTTACACACGATGACTAAGTATTCTCATGCAATCTTGGCTAACTCTACATTTTCGTGGTTCGGGGCATGGTTAGGCGAGCATTCAAGTCAAATTGTTATAGCTCCAAAGAAATGGTTTCAAGATGAAACAATTAATACTTCTGATTTAGTACCTGATCGCTGGATAAGGATTTAAATTATGTCGTCTCAAACTTATAGAGAAACACACCGAGAAATCAATAAAATTAAACAAAGGGAGTGGAGAGCGGCTAATCGAGAGCACCATCGTGCATATTCACGAAAATACAGTAAAGAACATCCTGAACGACGTAAAGCACAATAAAAGAAGTTACCAGCTAGATACGCTCGTTTGAAGGCTCACGCTAAAAGTTATGAATTGATTTGTTCAATTTCTTTTGAGCAATACAAATCATTAATAGAGAATCCCTGTTATTATTGCGGAGAAAAATTAGCACTATTGCAAACCGGCAGTGGATTAGATCGTATTAATTCTTCCGAAGGTTATACACTTGAAAATCTTCGTGCCTGTTGTATGATATGTAATCAAGCTAAAAATGTACGTTCAGAAAATGAATTTAGAGAATGGGTAAATAAAATTTACCACTATTGGATTAGCAAGGTGTCTTTATGAAACGAGCTTTAATTACCGGGGTTTCCGGACAAACAGGATCGTATTTAGCGGAGTCGCTTCTCGAAAAGGGATATGAAGTTCATGGAATTATACGTCGATCTAGTTCATTAAATACGGGTCGCATAGACCATATTTTTAATGATCTACATCTTCATTATGGAGATTTGACCGACGCCAATTCTATTCGTCATATTGTTCAGGAGTCGAAACCAGACGAAGTGTATAATCTTGGCGCACAATCACATGTTAAAGTTTCATTTGAGTTGCCGGTTTATACTGCCGAAGCTACCGGTCTAGGTGCTTTGAATATGTTAGAAGCTACTACTCAATATGGTCACGCTAAATTTTATCAAGCCTCATCAAGTGAGTTATTCGGAAAAGTTGTCGAAACTCCTCAGAAAGAAACTACTCCGTTCTGGCCACGTAGTCCTTACGGCATCGCAAAACAATTCGCATATTGGAGTACGGTGAACTATCGTGAAGCTTATAATATGTTTGCTTGTAATGGGATTCTTTTTAATCATGAGTCGCCTCGTAGAGGTGATACGTTTGTCACACAGAAAATAGTCAAAGCAGCTGTTCGGATCACTCAAGGTAAGCAGGACAAACTTTTCCTAGGTAATCTGGATGCCCGAAGGGATTGGGGCTACGCCAAGGATTATGTTGAGGCTATGTGGCTTATGCTTCAACAAGATAAACCAGATGATTACGTGATCGCCACGGGCGAAACCCACTCCATAAAAGAGTTCTTGACAGAAGCCTTCAGCTATGTTAATCTAGACTGGACTAAGTATGTAGAGATCGATTCTAAGTATTATCGCCCCGCTGAAGTGGATTTGTTATTGGGAGACGCTTCAAAGGCTAGACGACAGTTAGGTTGGGAGCCACGAGTGAAGTTTAAAGAGTTGGTTAAAATTATGATGGAAGCGGAGTTAAATGCTCGATCTTTTAATTCGTGACGCCGAAGAAACTTTAAACATAGTTGACTACAGTCCACTAGATGGTGCTCGTGTCTTTATTTCTGGGGCCACAGGTTTGATCGGTATGCACTTGATGACAATTTTGTACGTTCTTAAACAGCGAGGGTATAAGATAGAAGCTTTTGGACAGTATCATAACGAGCCTGCGTGGTATACTAACCAACTTGCAAAACGGGCTGGATTTAATCTCTATCACGATTCAATGCGATTTGTATCAGCCGATATTATTATTCATGCGGCTGGATACGGTCAACCTGTCATTTTTATGCAAAATCCAGCAGATACAATCCATGTAAATACAACTATCACGGAACGATTATTAAAATCTCTCGCTCCTGGCGGTCGCTTCCTTTTTGTAAGTTCGAATGAAGTTTATCATGGTTTACAGAAAGAATTCGCTACGGAAGAAGATATCGGGAGCACTACTCCTTACCATCCACGGGCAGGTTATGTCGAAGGAAAACGAAGCGGTGAAGCCATAACTTATGCCTATCGTAAAAATGGAGTAAATGCCTCTTCTGCCCGGTTAAATTTGACTTATGGCCCAGGCGTTCGTAAGGATGATAAACGTGCTTTGAGCCAATTTATTGATCAGGCGATCACGAAGAATCATATTGAGATGAAGTTTTCAGGCAAGGAAATGAGAACTTGTTGTTACGCCAAAGATGTCGCAACGATGCTCTGGAAGGTTGTTCTGCACGGCACTAAACCCGTCTATAACGTTGGTGAGCGCTCTACCACTAGTATTGCTGAATTAGCTACGATTGTTGCCCGATTAACTAATTCAACTATTCACATTCCGGAAGAGGATAAAGAATTACCCGGTTCCCACGCCTTACCTAGAATGGATATCGGTTTAATGGAAGCGGATATGGGAAAGATGAACTATACCACTTTGGAAGAAGGTCTGAAGAGAACAATTGAGTGGCAACGGAGATTATATGGATCATTTTAAGATTGAAGAGGAAAAGTTTAATGGACGTGTCAAGTTGATTCGTTCCACTTGCTTTGAAGATGAGCGTGGATATTTCAACATCACTTATCTCGATAATGAAATGCAAGAAATGGGACTTCCACGATTTGTTCGTGATCTTCACTCTCGGTCAATGAAAAATGTTATACGAGGTTTACACTTTCAATTTACGCCCCCAATGGCAAAATTAATGCGGGTCACTCAAGGAAGAATTTTTATGGTAGCAGTCGATGTTCACAAACAGTCCGCTACATTTTTACAGTACTATAGTCTTATTATGCAGAAGGGAGACAAACTTTTACTTTGGGGTGATTCTTATATCGCTCGTGGATTTTGTGCTTTACAGGAATCTGAAGTACAGTACAAATGTTCTAGTCATTTCGACAAAGCATCTGATGACGCAATTCTATGGAACGATCCTATGATAGGTATCGATTGGCCAGTTAAAGACCCCACTTTATCAGATAGGGATAGGCACGCCATGACTGCGAAGGAGTTTTTCCATCTATGAGATCGATAACTTTAGGACATTTGAATATCAGTGAAAACGGAAAACGTTATGTTAATAATGCGTTGAATGCTAATCGTTTAAGTCGTGGTAAATTTACCGAGTCGTTTGAATTTTCTTTCGCTGAACTACATCAAGTAAAACATGCGTTATTTTGTAATAGCGGTACATCTGCGCTACAAATCGCTTTGGCGGCATTGAAAGAAGTTTACGGATATAAAGATGGGGACGAAGTCATTGTTCCAGCAACTACGTTTATCGCTACGTCTAATATCGTCCTACAAAATAATCTTAAACCCGTGTTCGTTGATGTCAGTCCTGAAACTTATAATATCAATCCATTCAAAATTTCAAAAGCTATTACTGATAGAACACGTTGTATCATTCCTGTTCATTTGTTTGGCTTGCCAGCGGATATGCACAACATAATGATTACTGCGAAGGGTTACGGATTGCAGGTACTTGAAGATTCGTGTGAAACTATGTTTGCTACACAAAATGGTAAGTCAGTTGGAAGTTTTGGAGATTTAGCTTGTTTCTCAACTTATGTTGCTCATTTAATTGTCGGTGGAGTTGGTGGTATTGTCACTACATCGAATTCTAAATTATACGACATATGTCGCAGTTTGATGAATCATGGTCGTAGTACAGATTATATTTCAATAGATGATGATGATAACCTCCCGACGGACATTATGGATCGACGTTACGAATTTGAAAGAGTAGGCTATTCTTATAGAGCCACAGAGCTAGAAGCCGCCCTCGCTTTAGCAGAATTAGAACAACGTGAAAACAACATTATAGCACGGCGACGAAATGCCCACGAATTGACTACACTGTTGAAGGATGTTAATTGGTTGCAGTTACCGAAAATTCCCGAAAAGATGACGCATAGTTTTATGATGTATCCTATAGTCGTTAAACCTTTTACAAAGAAACGAAATGATTTTCTTATTTATTTAGAACGAAACGGAATTGAGACGAGATATATGTTTCCTCTGTTGAGTCAACCGATTTATCAGAAATTATTTCCACGAGAAGAGTCTAAACACTATAACGCTGTGGGATTAGCAGAACGGGGCTTTTTTATAGGAATTCACCAAGGTCTAAATGGTGATGACATGCAGTATATCGCTAAAGTGATCAAGGATTATTAAAGCAAAATGACGATTCAAGAAATAAGACGTGATGTAATCATTAGTATTTTAAAGGATGTAAAGTTTCCGGTTATCGTGGAAGCCGGAGCCTGTCACGGTGAAGATAGCCAAATGTTAACTTATGCAGCTACTTATCCCGAGAATATTATCCACGTAATGATCGAACCCGATCCCGAGAACTGTGAAGTTATTCGACGAACCGCACTAGACATTCCAGGCAGACGCTTGATTGAAGGCGCAGTAGCCAAATATTCTGGTTTTAGAAAGTTTAATCGTGCAATTGAAATAAAAACTGGTTATCGATTTTGTGGATCGTTATTAGAACCACGGAAAGATGCATTTCGGCAGATGAACTTCGATGAGGTGATTGAAGTTCAATGCTACACTCTCGATGAGATTTTTCAGCAACAGGGCTTAACTCACGTCGATTTACTGTGGGCCGACGTTCAAGGCGGGGAAAGAGGAATGCTTGAAGGCGGCGAAGCGGCCCTTTCTAAAACTCGTTACTTGTTTATGGAAGTCGTTAAAGAAGAACAATATGTAGGAGAAGCTCTTAAAGAAGAATTAGTTTCCTTATTAGAACAAAGAGGCTGGTCAATCGTAATCGATTTCGACACTATTGGCGATGTTCTGATGAAAAATGAGAGGTATCAATGAGAGTTTTAATAGCGATTATTTCTTTTCAGGGAGACGCTGAAAACGGGAATCACGATAAGATTCGGCAAACTTGGGGGAAAGACGTTGCTATAACCGGTGCCGATCTACGCTTTTTCCTTGGGCGACGTGATAAGTTTTATAAGCCAAAAGCTGATGAAACATCGATTCCTTGGCAAGAGGACGGAACTAGGAAGTGTCAGCACCCTTATTGGACAGCCGTAGCAGGCTGCTGCGTCGAATACTGGCAAGTCCTTTATAGAGGAATTCTTGATTGGTCGCTACGTAACGGATACGATTACACGTTTCTCGCTGAAAATGACACTTTCTTGATACCACGGAAGTTGATGAAAAGTGGTTTTGAAAACTACGATTTTTCTGGCTGGATGATGTATACCCACTCAGATAAGCCTGATCAATATTACGTTGAACCCGGTGCTGGATATTTTCTTTCACGACGAGCCTCTGAAGCTATTCTGAAAACAACTCCGGATCATTTGCATTTTGAAAATCTTGCTTGCGACGTTTTAAAGCCGATGCAGGAACGTGGGGAAATGACAATTAAGTCTCTAGATCATTTTTGGAACGAGACTTCGTGGCACTATAGAGCGCAAGGAATTATAGACCCGGTGATTAGAGACGGCTATCCGGTAGGCTCTCGTTGGATGTTCGATATGTATCGGCAGCACGGAGCAGATCAATGAGAATTCTAGTGGCTGTTTATTCTCATTCCGGAGATTCCGTCAATGGAAACCATCAAAAAATTCGAAATACCTGGGGTAAACATGTAGCGCCTTGGGATGTTCGCTTTATGATTGGGCACCGAGACGCCCCAGGCTGGCATATCCAGAACGATGAAGTGCTTTTACCTGAACGAGCCAATCGTGCTTGCGGAAATGACTGGTTACTTTGGAATCTTTATTATCAAGAATTAACTATTGAGATGCTTCGGTGGTCTTTAGAACAAGGTTACGATTTCACGTTTCTTTGCTGCAATGACACGTTCATTATCCCTAGTAAACTGAAAGCGACAGACTTCGAAAAATATGATTACTCGGGGATTTTTTATCCTCTTAGTCAGTTAGGAGAAACTTTTTACGAGCCTTTCTATAAGCGGCAGGCTTATGTAGCAGCGGACGCAGGCACGGGCTGGTTTATGAGTCGTAAAGCATCGGAAATAGTTCTTAACAGTACTCAGGGTGAGTATTTCGGCACTAGTGATCAATATACAGGACAAGTTTTGGGACCGTATATTAAGTCTGGAACAATTACTGCAAAGAATCTAGATAATTTTCATCACGTAGCCGCTTGGCATTACCGGGAAGAAGAGAATGCTTTATCAACTGGATATTCTATCGGTTCCACTTGGATGCATCAAATGTATCAGAAATACGGGGGATAGATGGAAAATAAAACTTACAAACCTGTCATCTACGCTAACCACGAGTTGAATGTTCCTGAATTGAATTGGAGAGCATCGATTTCGGTAGACTACTTCAATTTTGAAGATCGAACGCCGTACAAAATATTTTGGCAGTTAGAGCCTGAAGACATCACTCCAACGGAAAAGAAACTCATCAAGAATCACCAATTCTACGATCTCATTTTGACTTACAATAATACTGTACTAAGTGAATGCTCTAATGCTGTTTTCTTTTTGAACAATGGAGTTTGGACCCACGAAAGTGATGTATCACAGAAAAAATTTGCCGTTTCCTTTTTGACCAGTGCAAAGACGATGTGTCCTGGGCATAAATTCCGTGTCATGACTTTTAAGAAATTACAACAGTATTTAGAGGGAAGTAATTCTGCCCTACCTTGTCCTTTAACGATGCACATGTCCCCTCCTTATCTACCCGACAAGCGGAGTATGCTAATACCATTTCAATATGCAATTTCAATTCAAAATTCTCAGATGCATAACTACTTCTCGGAAATTCTTTTAGATTGTTTTGCTACTAAGACGATTCCTATTTTCTGGGGAAGCGCCAATGTCGGAGAATTTTTTAATCCAGACGGCATTTTGTCTTTTGGTAATCCTTACGATCCTAGAGCTAGGACAACCTTGAATGATGTTTTGTTGTCCTTGACACCTGATTTTTATCATTCACCTAAGGTCCAGGCAGCGATAGAAGAAAATTATCTGAAGTCTCTTACATACTCAGATAGGATAGGCCGTTTGGTTAACGCTATCACAGATTCGTGGACTCCGAAGATAACTAAAATTCATAGTGGAGAACCAAATGTCGCTCCCAACAGTTAGCCTAGTTTGTCCAACATATAATCGTCAACAATTTCTTCCTGTGGCTATACGTAGTTTTTTACAGCAGACATATCGACCTCTTGAACTGATTTTTGTTGATGATAGTGGTGATTTATCATGGACTCAAAATTTAGATATTCCATTTGTTTATGTCCGTCTGAGTAAACGTACACCGACAGGCACAAAAAGAAACATGGGTGCCGATTTAGCCACAGGTGATATAATCGCTAATTGGGATGATGACGACTGGAGTATGGCTCATAGAATTCAAACTCAAGTCATGCACTTAGAAAATTCTCAGAAAGCCGTCACAGGATACAACGTGACAATATGTTATGATGAAAAGACACGGGGTTTTTATAGGAATCAAGGCGGTCCTCCTTATTTCGCATCCGGAACGTCCCAGATGTACTGGAAAAGTTGGTGGCGTGAGCACCCGTATCCAGATGTAACTTTTGGCGAGGATAGCGTTTTCTCTAGAACAGCACGGCTTAAGGATCAATTAGCTATTTTTAGTCCAGGGAAAATGCTTGTCGCTAGAAAGCATCAAGCTAACACCGATAAAGTACCGCTTAAGTGGCTTAAAAACGTAGATTCGAGGGAAATTCATACCGACTTTTTCCGGGCGCTGGAAAGTCCGTCGTTTTCAGATACTTACTTGAAAGAAAAACACGTTTGTTATCAAGAGTGTCACGAGGAACTTGAACGAGATTTCGCTGGACAAATGATAGACTATCGTGTAAACTGGACTCCGGAGATTAAAACCCGATGAAGATATTGGCTGCTGTTGAGTCTTGTCAGGCAAATCGACATTTGCATCAAGCTATGCTCGATACGTGGCTTGGTACTTTATCCACTATGGATATAGACTGTCGTTTCTTTATCGGCGGTTTGAGTGAGCCTGAAAATCACCTTGAGGTATGGGTTCCTTGTTTAGATACATATGATAATCTAGCCGTTAAAACGAGAGGAATTTGTAGATGGGCTGCTACCAATAATTATGATTTTCTTTTCAAGTGTGATACTGATACCGTTGTTAATCCGAAGCGTCTTTTAGAAAGTGGATTCGAACAATATGATTATATGGGCGCTGAAAATTGTGATAATCTTCCGCCTAGTTTAAATGCGGCTTTTCCTGAATGCGTCGGAGGAAAAATTTCGTTTGCGAGTGGCGGTGCAGGCTATTGGTTAAGTCGAGATGCTATGTCCTACGTAGCGAATGGACCACTCGCATCATTTCCAGAAGATGTATATGTTTCTGGGGTATTAGGCGATAACTACATTTATCCGGTATGGCACAAGGGGTACCGCTGGCGACCAGGATCGAAGATTAAAGGCGCAACAACTTTCCATTTATCTAGTGCATTGCAGGTGAAATACCGCCCTGAGTTGATGTACGAATATTATAAGAAAATACTTGACAAATAAACTTAAGTTTGCTATTCTAGGAAAGTGAGGTTGAAATGGATTACGGACAGTTTCTTGAAGCCTTGAGTAAAACCACTGGTTGGTTTCTAGAAAAAGATGGGGCTATTAGACGTGGAGAGGGACCGATAATTGGTAATTTAGGTAGCGGTAAGGAGTGTCCGCTAATGGCTGTTTTCACTGATGGTACTACTTATGATCAACCTTACTCTAGAGAAGTTTGGCACGCTGCTGATAATTGGCCTGGAAATGATAGTCGTAGTCAAATTCGTCACGACCTTCTGAAAGCCTGCCACTTGGAGTCGTGATGGCTAAACTGACAGTTAATTTAAAAGATGTCACTGTCTCGGATATGCGTCGAAATTTGGCTCGTGTTTTGTCGAAGATGGACGGCACTCTGATGGTTGAGCACGCTTCTTTTTCAGTGGAAATTTTGTTTCCGAAACGAAAACTTCCGAATTTTCCTAAGGGTGACTAATGCACATTTTTCATAAATGGGCGAAGTGGGTAACAATTGAAACCCAACGATTCGGTGCTCGCTATCCTTGGACTGCTCCAGGGAAGTATGCGTCAATTGGCACCGTAGAAACTCAAAGACGTGTTTGTGAAATTTGTGGCGAAGTTCAATTTAAAACAGTGGAAAGTTCAATTTAGGTGACTAATGGAAATTACCCCAGGACAGCGTTTAGATTTATTGTCAGAAATTAAAACCCTTCTTCCTGACGCTGAATTTTCTGTGGAAGAATCTTTTAGGGGGAAAGATATCGTTTTTCAATCTGTCTGTAGTTGTTATTCTGAGTATACAACTGAGCCATGTTCTTTTGAAGTATGTATCAGCGGAACATTACCTACATCACAGGAAGATCAATACACGTTAAATCAAGCCGTTCAATCAAAAGTTAGCCGGTGGGTTGAATGTTCTTTAACGTGGTCTGGATGTGAATGTTGTGATGATGAAATTTCGGTTTGGACTCGTGTTTATCAAAAGAAGGTAAAATGAAAGACGAACGTACTGGACAGAAAAAGCCGTCTTATCAAAGAAAGAATCCTCGCTCGCATGATTTGTATGTAGAGCGAAAGCAAGCTCGTAATCAGGCTCGACCGAAGCAACAATTTCTTGGTGTTAATATTCAAACTGGACTAGGATTAGGGTGGACACGCAATGGCTAAAATTGGAAATGTTAATTTGATTCTTGTTGGCGATCAACCTGTATTTACCCTTAAGCCGGGTACACTCGTAAAGTATCAGGAACAATTCTGTATTCGTAATTGGGCGGGGATGGGCACTCTCGACGGTCAATTGTGGTGGAATAATGAAACTATTGAGAGACTTAAAATGTGCGCTGAAGTTCTGCCGTTTGGTGCCACGGTAGAAGTGATTCAGAAATGAGATTGATTAATAAAGATTTGGAGCGAGCCTTTCGTAAATTTAACAAAGATTATTTTAACGATGAGCTTCCCCCTGTCCTAATTAAATTCGATACTGACAAAGAATTAGATTCGGAGACTTACGGAGAGTTTACCGTTGATGGAGAAATTCTAATCAACGAATCTCTCCGAGAAATTCCAGAATACTGCTTCATAGTCGTTCTGCACGAAATGTCTCATGTAAAGCATCCTATGAATAGCCACGGGATTGCTCATAAAGCAGTTCTCTACGATCTGTTTATGCAGGGGGCATATGATCCATATCTTTAAACTTTTGTTTGCATTTTTGATAGTTCTATTCTGGATTCTTTTTGTGGTAGCTTTAAGTGCCACGCCAGTTAGGACATTGACTCTTCCTCTCGATTGCCGTAAATCTAGCATTCAAGCTGGCGTCCCTGTCCGAAGAAACAGTGACGGTCGAATCACCAAGGTGGATGTTTGCGGAGCCGCAGATTCTGGAGACGATACATTTCGAGATATTCCTTATCAGGCACAGTGTGAACAATTCGATACAGGGCAAATTTGCCGATGATCAATGGATTCACAGGTCGATATACTTTTCTGTCAAATTTCTATATCTATCCGATCAAATGGAGAGATAGAATTCTCATGTCAGCCGAACACGCCTACCAATCAGAGAAAACGACCGATCCAATTGACCGTGAGACTATCTACAATGCACCAAATCCGTCACAGGCAAAACGATTGGGCGGAAAGAAATATTTACATAGTTTACGTGCTGATTGGGATCGCATTAAAGATGCTATCATGCTTCAAATTCTTCGAGAAAAGTTTTTCGACTCGGACTTACGTATGAGACTTTTGGAAACCGGTGATCAGGAGTTAGTTGAAATGAATTGGTGGAATGACACATATTGGGGAGTCTGCAACGGAATCGGTAAGAATAAACTTGGAAAACTTTTAATGCAAGTTAGAGAGGAAATAAAATGAAGCATTTAGCTTGTTTAGGAATCGGTTTAAGCATACTCTTATTTGCATTCGCACCATTCTGCCTCATCGTGTTTGCGATTATAAAACCAATGATAGGAGTACCGATATTCGTAATTCTTTTTGCTTATTTACTAGGTTTAGCATTTACACAATAAGGGAGAAAAATGAACTACATCTGCCATAAATGTCGTGTTCGTCAACCGGTCAAACAAGATGCTCCTGTACCGAAATGTCAAGACTGCGGGGAACAAATGCAGCCGGATGTCCTGAATGATCAGGAAGCAACTAAGAAAGGAATTTATCGGCGATGGTAGAAATATCTCATAAACGAGAGCCGTTATGGAGCGGAATTAACGTTTGGGAAGTTGAATACAAAGTATATTGGAATAAGCGTTGGGAAGTGCGAAAGAAACTTGTCATCGGTTTAAATTCTACATCAGGATGTGAAATGGAAGCGTTTATGTCTGTTGCCGCCGTATATGGTGGTCGAAAGATTAAAGCTCTGTCAGCAAGATTTCTCGGAACCGGCGTATTAGCTGGACACCCTTGGGAGCTTCAAAAGAAACATTGGCAGGATTTAAATAAGGCTTGACAATATTCTGAAAGTTTGATATTCTCTTAAAGTGAGGACAAAATGGAAATAAGCAAGACAGCCCGAGCCAGTATGGGTAAGCAGGTTAAAGAAGTACATGTTGAGACTCCAGAAGAGGCGATTCGTCAGCTTCGTCTGAATCGGGAAGCTGGATTGCATATCGGCGATATGTCACGAGTGGACGCTCTTTTAAAGGCTTACGACGAAGCCATTAAACTAGGCGAAGCTTTAGTTCAAGCTGCACCTATTCATGTAGCGACGGGCATCGAGATGGCTGAGCTTCCGGCTCAGGAAGAGGACCCGAATCATATGAACGATTTTGAACCGGAACCGGTGACTAGAATTATTCATAATTCAGACGGCTCGAATAAGTTTAAACACGGTGTAGAGTGAAATACCTTTACATAGAAACGAAAGGTGATCGTAACTTTAGAATTGAAATAGGTGAACATGAGACTCGACCAGATTCAGCTATTGTAGTAGATTTTATACGGAATGTTCAACAAAATGGCTTTTATTATCATGGAGAAGATAAAGCGGGATTTCCTTGGCACTCAATAGTTCAAGTCACTTTAAAGGGAATATGATTGAAACGAAAAATGCTGTGATAGAATCTATAGAAATCACTTCCGATGATCACGGGTGTTTGTCTGCATGGCTCTATCTAGACTACGGCGGAAGTGGTCAAGGATTTGGTGGATATGCTTTATATCTTCCGAAATCTTTTAAGAACCATACAATCGATTCCGGAGCCGGTCATTTTATTTATCGCTGCATGGAAATAGCTGGAGTGACTGAATGGTCTAAGATGAAAGGAAAAACTATCCGTGTCCGTTGTGAACATGTTAAAGTTCACGCTATCGGGCACATTGTCAAGGATGATTGGTTTAATCCGTCTGAGGATTTTAAATCATGAGCTATCTAACGTTTACAGAAATTCCGAATCCGACTCGAAAGACTAAGCGATGGAAGGTTGAAAATATTCAATATGGGGGACAACTTGGAATCATTTCATTTAATCCTTCGTGGCGAACGTATGTGTTTTGTAATTCAAATTTGATACAATTAGATGCTGGATGCCTAGAAGAAATCGTAAATTTTCTTAAAGAACAAACTGGATTGTGGAGAAATAGTCTGTGACAAATTTTCGTTGTAAGTTTTACAAACGTGCTTTCAAGTATAACTCTGCTCCAATTGAGTTTGCCAAAATAGATTTAGAAATTGTTGTCAAGGCGTGGGATATAGAAGAGGCTATTTCAAACGGTAAAGCAGTTATCAAAAGTTTGGGAATAACAGAAGGTATTCTATCGTTAACTGAAATAGAGGAATCAAAATCGTGGGGAATTTGATCGATGCGAATTAACTTATTCGGCGGTCCAGGCAGTGGAAAGAGTACTACGGCAGCATGGTTGTTCTCGGAATTGAAGCGGCGATTGGTAAGTGTAGAGCACGTCAATGAGTACGTCAAAGCATGGGCCTACGCCAAGCGACCTGTCGATCACTATGATCAGATTTACATCATGGCGAAGCAGATGCAGTATGAGTACCGGTTTCTGAAGAATGGTATCAAGAACACTGTAACAGATTCGCCGGTTGATTTGAGTATCGTCTACTCGCCGGAACATTTGAAGCCAGCGATGCGTTTGCTTAGTCAGACGTACAATCAAGACTTCGCTTATGAGAACATTTTCATTCGTCGGGGAGATAAGCCGTACGTTCAAGAGGGACGATATCAAGATAAGATACGAGCTTTGGAAGTTGATCATAAAATCAAGGAAGAAATTGGCACCATGGTAGAGTTTGACTTCGGTGATCCGGCTGTGCTAGACTATGTTTTAGCGAGAATCAGATGAAGTGGTTAACGCCTGCACATCCAAAGCACGGAGACAAACGCTTCCGGAAGATATTTGCGTGGTTTCCAATCGAATGTGATGATGGAACTACTCGTTGGTTAGAAACTCTCTACGTAGAAGAGACTTGGTTTCAAAGTACTACTAGGAGTCACTGGCATTGGTGGTCTAAGAAAAAGTATATCACGGTGAACAAATGAAAACTTGGTTGATTTCAGACACGCATTTTAATCATCAGAATATCGCCACGTACTGTCAACGTCCGGATAATTTTACCGAGTTGATCGTCCGGAACTGGCAGAATAAAGTTCATCCAAATGATATGGTTATCCATGTGGGCGATGTTTTTATCGGCAAGCCGGATGGCTGGCGTCAGATTTACCCGCTGTTGCCCGGTAGAAAGGTATTGGTACGGGGCAACCACGATAAACATCCGTCTTTGTGGTGGATGGAGAATGGCTTCGATATCGCCATAGATGCCATGATCTTCCGGCACACGTGGATTACTCATCGACCGGCACAATCATTGCCGAAGCACACTTACTTGAACATTCACGGTCATTTGCACAACATCTGGCATGGTTTTCACAAAGATGAGCCAGATACCCGAGTGATCAATAACCAAGGCCGATTGCATAACCGTTGGCAGCGTTTGTTTGCTGTCGAATACGCTGATTACGGTCCTGTTGAGTTTGAAGATTTTCTTGCTCATCCGGACAAGTATCAGGCTCGTGGTCCCGCTGCCGAAGCTGAAGCAGATTATGAGGCACAAGTCTTTCAGGACGAGAAAGAAGCAAAACGTAAAGAACGACTTGCGAACCACATCTGTAAATCAGATAAGTGCCGTTGCCCAAAAGCAGAGGCGAATAGAACTCCTGAAATGATTGCCGAGAACTATTCGCCCTCTCCTATGGAGCGGGACTAGTGAGAAAATACACATCGATTTTCGCTACTGCTGAGCATAAACTGATTACTTCCATCAAAGATGTGAAGGGCCGGTGGAGCTATCATACAATGGGTTTCTTTTTAAACGGAGAAGCAATTGGGCACGGTTCGTTAAATTTAATAAGTAAAAGACGTAAAATTTTTGAAACTAGTGCCACGGAAATTTTCAAAAAGTTTAGAAACAAAGGGCATGGGATTCATCTTTATATAGCTCTGATTGAAACAGCCAGGAGCATTGGAGCTAAACAAATTCAATCTGATAATACGTTGAATCAATTTTCTCGACGTATGTGGCAGGAGAAATTAGCGAAAATTTATCCGGTTAAAATAAGAAAAACTAGACGACCATGTTCTCATTGTGACCAGGATGGATTGAGACGAAAATACTTCTACATAGAGCTAACATGAGTTGGGATACATTAACTGCCCCGCAATGGGCTACTTTGTTCGGTGTTCTCTTGATCGCTGTAGTCTTGATTGCAGCCGATTTGATAAATGATGAACCATGGGGAGGATTCAAGCTATGAATGGTATGACAACGTTACAGTATTTCGACAAGCAGAAGCGGGATGAAGTCTATAACCGATTACGTCAATCAGAGGAACCAAATGAGCGTCAAGTTATACGTTATTCGGACCCTGTTCCGATCATGCTCAGTGAAGAGGAATTCAAGTTGGATCAGAAAAATCGAGTCATATACAAAACTGGGTATTTTCTAGCGTATCCCGAGGAGTGTACATGGAAAAGATTGAAGAGAAAATCAGCAGAATAGTTCTTTCCGCACTGATGTTTGTGGCGATTCTTTTTATACTCATACCACTATTCGGTAAGTTGATCGCTCTAGGATTGTTGAAGTTGTTCACGTACTATCTATGATCGTAAACTTAGATAGATTCGAACACTGGAAAGAAATACTCGATAGGTTTGAAGCCGGAGAATTGATTGACACGACAGCCAGTAAAATGCTTCAAGATTTAAGAGACAAAGAACGTAAAGAATTTGAGGAATCATGCCCGACAACGACCAAGAAATAAAAGATCATTTGCTTGAAAAGTTTAATGAGCTAGCTGAGAAAGAAGTAATAGATAAGGCAAAGCGAGACGATTTTATGGCGAGAATGCAGAAAAAGATGCAAATTGAACTAATGAAAGTTCAGCAAGCTTGTTCACATAGGAAGGGGCAGGCGTGGACTATCCCGACTCCGGATATAAATAGCGAGAGTTTCCTAAAGTTTGAACCTAAACTTCCTTTATTTGTGTTCGATTTCTGTATAATCATGCACACATTTGTAGATGGCAATCAAATGATCAAATGTGTCATGTGCAACCGAACGTGGTATAACACTGATCCTGATTTTCCTGAAGCTTTGAAAATGGTCATGGCTTCTTCAAATAAGCCTTCCGCTAGTGAAAGATTAATCAATGGAGCGACGTCTGCTCTCCCGCCTAACATAGTCACGTATGTGACTCCCCTGAAAAAGAGTTTCTGGAAACGGTTTTGGATAGCTTTGACTACTCCGAATGAAAGAAAAGCTTTAAATGATGCAATAGAAGAATTCAAGGGAGATGATAATGTTTAGTCGGGAGGACCTTGTAATACCAGTCAGTGGTTGGGTACCGAATATCGAGCCGGGTAAAAAATGCACTCACGGAGTTTATATTCCGTCAACTCAAGAGCAGCAATTGTTTGCAGATAATTGCCAAGTATGCACCGGCTTGATAGGATATTTAACCAGGACCGGAAAGACTTTGGAAGAGGCTAATGCGAGAGTTAAATTTTTATGGAATCGTTTAGATAAAAAAGAGGAACAATGAAGTTAAATCTCGACCGGGTACAAGAACTTTCCGAAACCTTGGCTCTCTTATTAAAAGACCGTCATCCTGGCTTAGTAACGTGGAGAGAATCTGTACTACAAATTTTAGAGCAATTACGAAAAGAACTACTTTAGGAGAAGCAATTAAATGGCGGATTCAAAAATTGCAATAGCAAAAACCCTGATTAATGAGGGCGGGTATGTCGACAACCCAAACGATTCGGGTGGCCCGACAAAATACGGTATCACTCAGAAGGATATGCCTGGAGTGAACATTCAGGATATAACTTCAGATCAGGCAACGGCGTATTATCAGGAGCACTATTGGAAGAGTCTCTATTCTGAAATTAGCTCCCAACTAGTGACCGATAAAATTTTTGATATGGGCGTCCTGTTCGGCGTCGGCGAAGCTATCAAACTACTTCAAATTCTCCTAGGCGTCCAGGTGGACTGCGACTTCGGTCCCCATACCCTAGCCTGCTTGAATCAAATTGATCCTGCAAATTTGTTGACAACGTACAAGACGGCTCTAGTTACATATGCTATCGGTATCGCTAACGATAAGCCACAGGATCGGGTGTTCCTGAACGGGTGGATACGTCGAGTGAATAGTTAAATGATCTATGATTTTGAATTTAAAAAGCTGACTCCGAAGGAACGAGAAATACTCCGAGTTAATTCTCGATTGATCGATCAACTGTTAGAACGCTGTCCTGGTGAATGCGGTAATCCAGATTGTAAGTACCCGTTACCGTCAGTAGATAATTATCGCACTGTCGAATTTGGTGAAGTTTGTGAATTGTGCTACTATATGTATAAGATTTTGTATGAAAAAGCATACTTCTTAAAACTACACCGAGAATGGAAGCGAGATCACCCGGATAAAAATGGAAACACAGAAATATATTAGGAGAATAAAAATGAATAGACGAACATCAAATCCGTATGTAGAAAATTTTACAGATAGGGAAGATATTATCAACAACTACCATGCTCCTGATGACGCCCTGAAAGGAGCTAAGATATATCTAGCTTGGTATGGCTACGGCAATTACGACGGTCAATCGTTAGTGATCTTTGAAAAAGACGGCCAGCTTTATGAAGTAAACGGTTCACACTGCTCGTGCAACGGATTAGAGGGGCAGTGGTCGCCTGAAGAAACTTCATGGAAGGCTCTTTCTGGACGTAACATAGACGACAATCATACAACCGGAGCCGCAGTGGCAAATGAACTTCTGAAGAAATTAGTTAAAAAACATCTTGACAAGAAGAAGTAAATTTGTTAATCTAACAATAGAGGCGAACATGGAAAAAGAAACAAAAGAGCAGCGATTCACCCGGCTTGCCACAGCCCGAGTTAATAAGGCTATCAAGGCAATCCGAGTTGTCGGTAGGTTGGCGAAGCAGAATACCAATCCGGAGTACGCTACTAAAATTGTCAGTGCATTGGTAGCGGCTGTGGACTTGGTTGAGGCTCAGTTCCAGCCTAAGGCAGACGAGGAAAAGACGGGATTCGCACTCTAAGACATGACCGGGAAAGTGGAGGCGAGTGGCAGTACCACCGCTTTCGGCGAGTACCGGTCTAATTTTAAGGAGATAAAATGTGCATAGAAGAAGTTAGTAATAAGAAACCTGTGCTGAGTGGTTATGGTTACAAAGTTTTCCGAGTAGACAACAATACTTTGTATTCCGCATTCATGGACACGCCGAATCCGGGGAATGAGTGGCTTATAGCAGAAGATAGTGGACATGACGAACCTGGATTTCATATTTATACGACACGGGAAAAAGCTGACGAATGTGTTCGTTGGTACGATAACTTTATATGTAGGCGTGAGAAACCAGAAAACCGAGACATTTATAAGGTTTTTAAGGTTCGATATCGCAAAGCTACAAAACAAGGAATTGGAGACGGCGGATTCACTAAGAATCCACGAATAATCATAGCACAAGAAATGTACATTCTTTAGGAGAAACCATGCGAGACTGGTTAAAGGCACTTGGAATCACAGTAGCTTCAATGTCGCCACTAGGATTAATTTTCCTGATGCTTTTACCGGTACCGACACATACTATGGCGGTTAATCCTAGTCCCTACGATGTTCCAGCTTATCGCCAAGCCTTCTTTGACGCTAGCAGAATTTATGGCAAAGCTGGCTGCGGCGATATAACTCTTGCTGAAATGACCGCTGAGAATTCACTCAGAACTGGCGTACCAGCTAACATAATCGCTGCCATCATCAGCGTCGAATCGTCCTGCAATCCGCTGGCGATCAGCAATCGTGGCGCAGTTGGTTTGACTCAAGTGAACGTTAAAGTGCAATCTGAAAAATTTGAACAATTTAGTGCAATCAATCTTTTTAATCCGAAAGAGAACATGCGAGTCGGCACTCAAATTATGTCTGAAATGATCAAACAATATGGACTACGCTCTGGTATAAGTCACTACGACGGCGTAGGACCAGAAGCTGACGCCTATGTTCTAAAGGTGTTGGCACTGGCTGGCAAATGAACGATCTTATCAAACGCAATTCTGAACTAGAACAAGAGAATATTCAACTAAAGAAACGTGCCGAAAAAGCAGAACAAACACTACTAGAAATTCAAGCAGCGTGGAAAACTATCACCAGAATTATGAGATGCTATTCATGAGTTTACCTGGGGCTACAGACGTTGGTGTAGTGATCGGTCGATTTCAAGTGCCGAATCTTCACGAAGGTCATCGGAGTCTACTCGATTTAGTCGCAACTAGACATAAACGGGTTTTAATTCTACTAGGATCGCCTGCGTGGAAGGGTGGTAAGAGTGATCCTCTTGACTACCATACTCGGGCATTGATGTTTCATCAAGAGTATCCAGACTTTCTAGTTGCACCAGTGACAGATACGCAATCAAATGATCAGTGGTCAGAGCAAGTAGATAAAATTATCCAGAGTGTATTTTCACTTTGTCAAGTGACACTTTATGGAGCACGAGACAGTTTCATCGATCAATATAATGGGCGATACAAAACAAGCGAAATTATACAGTCTGTTGAATCTTCTGGCACAACTGTTCGAGAATATACAGCAGCCATGCCTCAGGAAAAAGAAAGTTTCCGTGCCGGTGCAATCTATGGAATTCTAAACAATCCAAGTCTGATAGTGCCATGCGTTGACGGCGCTGTCTTAAGAAAGAGCGAGGATGAAATTCGAGTTGTATTGATCAGGAAACCAGATGAAAAACTTCTCAAATTTCCTGGTGGGAAAGTGGAATACGATGACAAATCCTACGAATCCGCCGTCAATCGAGAAGTCCGAGAAGAAACCGGACTTGAAGTCGGAACCCCGATCTACGTCACGTCCAGTTGTAGTCTGCCTGATTGGAGAGCTATCGGCGCTGGAATTGCTGTACATACTTCTCTCTTTGCGCTCCGATTTATATATGGCGCTCCCAAAGGTCGAGACGACGCAGCTGAAGCCGGATGGTTCAACCTCTTTGAAATAAAAGAGGCGCAGATGGAAGATTGCCATAAAAAGTTGTTGACAACTTTGAAAGCTTGGGTTAGTATAAATTCAGGAGACTTCTTCAATGACGAATTTACTGCTGCAGACCGACTCATATAAACTGACACACTTCAAACAATACCCGCCAAAGACACAGTATGTCTACTCTTATCTAGAAAGTCGTGGCGGTCAATTCGACAACACAGTATTCTTTGGTCTGCAATATCTCTTGAAGAAATACTTGGTAGGGAAAGTATTCACACCGAAAGATATAGAAGCTGCAAATCGATTTGCTTTGGCACATTTCAGTCGAACCGATTGTTTCAACTATACCGGATGGTATCAGTTGTACAATAAATACGATGGTGTTCTGCCTATTAAGATTAAGGCAGTTCCTGAAGGCTCTGTTATTCCAGTTCATAATGTTTTGATGACAATCGAGAATACGGATGCGGACTTCCCGTGGCTGACGAATTATCTCGAAACGATTCTAATGAAGGTGTGGTATCCGACAACGGTTGCAACCCTGTCTCGGGAAATCAAGAAACTTATCACAGACTATCATACAAAGACAGGTTCAGACCTTAGTGGCATAAATTTCAAGCTACACGACTTTGGATACAGAGGGGTCAGTTCAGAGGAAACAGCAGGAGTTGGCGGGGCCGCTCATCTTCTTAATTTTCAGGGCACGGATACAATTGCCGGAATCTTGCATTTGCAAGAATATTATTCTAAAATCGAAGCAAAAGAGATAGTCACATCTACTCTTAAAAATGAGGGTGGTCAATTCCCAGGGCCAGGGATGTACGGATTCAGTATTCCTGCAGCAGAGCATTCAACAATCACATCCTGGGGCAAAGATAACGAATATCAGGCAATGAAAAATATGCTTGATCAATATCCCGGCACTGTGGCCATTGTCAGTGATTCTTACGATTTGAAGGAAGCCGTCAATGTAGTTCTTGGATGGAAACTTCGAAATCAGATCATTCACCGAGATGGGGCTGTCGTGGTACGTCCAGACTCAGGGGACCCGGCGACTGCTGTAGGAAATGTCCTCGAATGGCTCGATAGTAAATATGGGTCCGAAGTAAATAGTAAAGGATTCAAGGTTCTTAATCCACACGTTAGAGTGATTCAAGGAGACGGAGTAAACTATGAATCCATCAGAGGGATTCTAGCGCATATCCACAATCGGGGGTGGGCGGCTGAAAACGTCGCATTCGGCATGGGTGGGGCGCTTCTACAGAGACTGGACCGAGATACGCAACGATTTGCTATCAAATGTTCCTCCATTACAGTTGACGGTGTGGAAAGAGACGTATGGAAAGAGACGATCACTGATACAAGTAAGGCTAGTAAACGGGGCCGCTTAGTTCTCGGGCACAATGGCAGAGAATTCATCACCGTCAAAGCTGAACCCGGTCTGATATACACAAGCGATAATCTAAAAACAGTCTTTGAAAACGGGGAACTAAAAATCGACCAGACGGTAGAAGAAATTAGGAAAAGGGCAGAGTAATGGGTAGACCTCGTATTTATCCCGTTGAAACGTTGCCGCAAAGAGCACGCATTAACTTTAAACGATGGAGAAATAGTTTAACTTTAAAAGAATTTACTTTGAAATTATATACATATCGCTTAAAATACAGGTTCAATTTAACTCCCGAGACTGTAAAGCGAATGTTTGAAAAACAGAGTGGTTTATGTAAACTATGTAGAGTAGCATTGAAGAAATGGGTTATAGATCACGATCACAAATGTTGTCCCGGCAGGCGATCTTGTGGTAAATGTGTTCGAGGTCTTTTGTGTATCCCATGCAACGCAATGCTTGGGCAACTCGACCGCATGTTAAGAATCGGATTTAAAAGAATCTGTAAGTATTTGAGGCTAAAGCATGACTTGGCTATATGAAGCTTTGTTCTGTCCTCAACACGGTTTATTAAAGCCAGATAATTTTATGGCTATCTGGGCAACAATTCAAGTCTCAACAATTCACGCTAGGTTTTATCTAACGAAGTGGTTCGGCATATGAACACGATCTACATTCCATCGCTTGCCCATATTTTTATCGTTGAGGATGATCTAAGCCGTATTGGATGGTTTATTAATAAACTCGGTTCCAAAATTATTGGAATACACGACAAACCTGCAAATGCTATCCAAGCCCTGCGAGCATTTAACATAAACGAAATTGATATGTTCTTTCTCGATCACGATCTAGGCGGTCCATTCGAGCCACCTTTTAGCACTGATATAGCGAAGTATATGTTTGAACAAGACCCAAAGATTGGCAGACGAACTATCATACACAGCTGCAATCCCGCTGGTACACGAAACCTTGAAGTGATTCTGCCGGGAGCGATACAGCTTCCGTTTGGAACATTTGATATTCAGGACAAAGAATGAGAGAAAAACTACATAAAGCCGGGATAACTTTCGATGGGCACGTAACAAACGGAAGTCTTGACGCTCAAATAAAAGTCATCGTAGATTTCTTAGAGTCTGAGCGTGGCCCTGACAGTGGGGGAGAATACGCTAAAGAGGATTGGGACGAATTAATAGAGAGGATTAAATCGTGACGAGCATTAAACAGTTTTACCTTTTAAAATTGATTGAAGAGTGTTCCGAAGTAGCTCAACAAGCTGCCAAGCAAATACAGTTTGGACATTTCTCAACAAGTCAGACAACTGGCAAGAGATATGACAATACAGCGTTGCTACGTGCTGAAGTTAACGATATTCTCGCCACGCTAGATGTACTAATGGACTTGGGAGAGCTTCCTGAAATTTCTCCTCAAGAATTGCTTGAAGCTAAAAACAAGAAACGAAATCGAATCATGGAGTATCTACAACACTCACAGGCACTTGGTCTAGTTGAAAAAAACTTCAAGGATTATGAAGCCGTGGAATATCCACACCGATTTGGATCTATGTCCGATTTGTGCATAGACTGCGGAATCGGGACTGGTTGGTTTGGACGTAATTATGGAAAACCGTGTCCTGAAAGAAAACAAACTAAAAAATTTGAACGGGGATATTGCGGTTGTAGAGAATATCCTGACGGAGATGCTTGCCTTCTACCTAACAACCACGACGGGAGGCACGACTGGCAAAATAAGCCTTGACAAACATCTGAAAGTTTGATATTCTTCTGATTATGAAGCTAAGCGAACAGTCTGAAAGGTTCATCCGTCAAATCGCTAACCGGAAGCGTGCTCCTGCCCGTTTAGCTACGCTCAAGACCTTCCAAAACCGGTTAAATAGCGTTATCCTGCCTCGACTTGGCGAGATGGACCTTAAAGACATTGAAAATGGCGTCGTACGGCGGTTTATAGCTGACATTTCTCAGGAATTAGCTCCAAGCACCGTGACAGCTACTTTGTCACTCTTAAAGGCTGTAATAGCCTCTGCTGTGGATGAAAATGGCAATCGGACATATAACCGGACCTGGAATGCTGACTTTATAGACGCCCCTTTGATAGTCCAGAAAGACCTAAATGCCCCTGTAATAGGCCGGGAATCGCTTTCAGAGGCGATTTCCAAGGCTCAGGGAGTAGATAAGCCTCTATATGCCATCCTAGCCGGAACGGGGCTTAGAATCGGAGAGTGCCTAGCTCTGGGAACCGGACAGGGAACCGGTCTAAACATCTGGAATCCGGCTAAGGCTACTTTAAGCATTCGAAGCACTGTTTTACAGAACGGAGAGATTCAACCGATGCCTAAAACAGAAGCAGGCATTAGAGAGGTTGATATTCATCCAGAATTGAACAAATTTCTCACTGGCACTCTCTTAAGAGAGGGCGAGAAAAGGGGTTTGTTATTCCAAAACAGTAATAAACCCCTTGTTTATTCTACAGTACTTCGCCGGATGCATAAACTAGGAATCGAAGAGGCATTTCATGCCTTTCGCCGCTTTCGTGTGACACATCTTGAAGCCAATAACGTGCCGCATACTTTGATTCAATTTTGGGTTGGACATGCCGCCGGAGATATTACGGATCAATACACTAGGATTGGTTCCGATATTCAAACTCGAAAAGAATGGTGCGAAAAGGTTGGTTTAGGGTTCAAAATTCCTGATGTGGGATAGCACAGATTACATGATTTTAGGTATATTTAGTTTACTGTTAATTGCAATCGGCTCCATATGTTATGCTGTAATTTGTTTAATTCTAGACAAATAAAAAGAGGAGATATGGGAATATTGTTTTTTCTGTTGTTCGTAGCGGGGATTATTTTGGCAATTGTGTTGCCGATAGTAACATTCGTTCAGACTGAGAAGGTTAAGCTAAGCCGTTCGATTCCAGGTATTGGAGTCGCTCTGTTTTTCTTGACACTTGCTCTGTCTTTTACTACAATCGATGCTGGCAGTGTCGGTATTGTCAAGCGATTCGGACAGGCCACCCGCCAGCTACAACCAGGAGCGCACTTTGTTCTGCCATATGCAGACACTGTCACACCTGTTGCCGTTCAAACTAGAATTGTCAAGCCAAGCGAAGAGGCTTCTAGCCGTGATCTTCAGATGGTAAATTTTGAAGTCACATTCGCTTATCATGTTGATTCAGCGCACGCAACAGAAATCTTGACTCAATTAAATGATGATGCTGAATCCCGTGTGATCACTCCAGCTATTCTTGAAGCTATTAAGTCTGTCACAGCGCAATACGATGTGCAAGAATTGGTTGGCAAGCGACCGGAAGTTCGGGATAAGATCGAATCGTTTGTCAAGACCCGATTGCTCCCTTACCACATTGTAGCTGAAACCGTCAGCATCACTAACTTCAAATTTTCTGAGCAGTACGAACAGAGCATTGAAGCCAAGGTGACGGCTCAGCAAAATGCCGAGAAAGCCTTGAACGATCTACAGCGTATTAAAACTGAGGCGCAACAAAAGATCGAACAAGCTAAGGGAGAAGCTGAAGCTCTGAAGTCTCAGAAGGAACAAATCACGCCTGAACTTCTTCAGCTTCGCACGATTGAAATGATGTCAAAGAATTGGGATGGTCATCTACCAACTACCATGGTAGGCGGAAGCGGAGCACTCCCAATGTTGGATGTTCTTGAAGCAGCACGAAAGAAGTAGATGAGGAAAAGGGGCCGGAGCAATCCGGCTCCGATCCCAGAAAGACTAAAATGAAAAAGATAGGAATTGCGATAAGTATAATACTCGTGGTAGGATACTTCGTAATTAAAACTAAAGCACAACAATATCCGCCTGTATTTCAAAATTATCAAACATCTTTAACTTATTTTTGGGATTCACGAACGAATTTATGTTTTGCATATGTGGAAATCGACAATCTCTATAGAACTCCATCTTTAGGATTCACGATCACAAATGTTCCTTGTACAGATTCAGTTAAGAAAATAATAAATAAGGAACAATGATGATCGAAGGCATAGTCTGGACAAAGAAAGATGACAGATGGGAAATGACCGATAACTGGCCTGCAGGTCGCCGCAGTGCCCGAATTATCATAGACGATCAACCTGAGGCGTTTGGGAATTACAGCCAGTCTGAAGCCGTGAAGATCATCACTGATGCCATAACAAAAAAGCAAACTAAAGATCATTACAAATACACAATCATTCCGGGCAAAGAAATGACGCAGGAGTCAAAAGAAAAATTGATTGAATTTACAAAACGGAAGAAGCAGGAACGTGGTGAGATTGAGCCTGTGGAATCTTACATCTCAAAGGAAGAATGATGGAAACTTATACGCTAAGATTATTTTACGATGGACAGCGAGATTTTCAGGAAGAGGAATTCCAAGCGGTAACTTCGACTGTAGCTTTTTATCATGCAGCCGATGAAGCAAAGAAATTCAAAGCTAGTCACTTTAATGTTAATTTAGGAAGGATCGAACGAGAGGAATATGGAAAACAAAGGCGGTGATGTTCTAGCCAGCGGTGGAGTTAAATGCCAATTTCCCCCCGCAGGAAGCGGCGTGACTCAAAAGAAATGGGACGAGATATGGAAGGATTATGTCCCCGAAAAAACTTACATTAAACCGAAACGAAAGAAGAAATGATTCTTCCAAGAGACACATACGAATTGAATCATTTAATAGCTAAAGTACAAGCCGCTGAGCTATTATTTCGAATTGAACGAGACTCTTTTTCTGGTATACCAACAGAACTAGACTCCTGTGCTAGGCTATGGAAAGCAAAACAGGAACTAGAAATTTACTACAAAGTTCATTTTGAGTAAGCAATCAATGCACGATTGATTGTACTGCGACTGAGAACAAAGGAGTTACGAAATGTCGAAGAAATGCGAACATTGCGTCTATCCCGGCTGGAATCCGGTTTCGGTTTCTGACGGAAATGCTTACTCCTACAACTACGAATTACGACAGGACTCGCACATCGAATACCGGCCCTGTATATATTGCAATAAAGACGGCAAGAAACCGAGGACGTACCCGCACCTATGAGAAAAATTACGATCTATCGGGACGATTCAACAACGCAAGTCGTTTACGACCGAGTGAAACATTTCTTCTGGACGGCAAATAACTCTGTGTTAGTGATCGCCCAATATACAAAACCACCGAAGCACCGTTATATCCAGTGGCCTCGGGAGCGGTTTTGCTGGTTCAAGGACGAAGAAGATAAAGTGCAATCAAGAGCGTATTGATTGTACTCGGAACGGAAACAAAGGAGATAGCAAATGGACGTACTAAATTGGATTGGCGACCACCCGATACTCACTTTTGTGATACTCATCGTAGTGGCAAATTTTGTCCTTCGCCTATGCGGAAAGTAGCACGCTGATTGCACCGGAGGAAACGAAAATGGCCGAGATTGAACGCTGTCCGCAATGTGACGACTATACCGTATGCGGGCATCCTTATCACAAATTGATAGTCCAAGCCAATCTAATCGCTCTACGTGCACTGTGGATGGAGAGGGCGAAGCAATTAAGAAAAGATACCGCCTATACAGACTGCGCCGTGACGTTAGAGGCTTGCGCCGACGATCTTTCGTCTTTATTTCGTTAGAAAGTGCAATCAACACGCTAGTTGATTGTAGTTTTAAGAAGCCTTTCTTTGAGCAGCCTGTCTATATTGCTCTCGACTCTTTTCTAATTGCTCAGTGACGGCTTCTTTCGTAACCTTGTCTACCGGCAACGCTAATGTCGATCCCGAAGTAGGATCGTGAAATAAAGCCATATCTGGAATATTCAATTCTTTATCACCTTTCCAAATTCCACCGGGTATAGCACCAGCTTCCTTGATCGGCGCATCGTACTCTCCTGTTGTCCGCTCTGGCGGTAACGAATTCTCTGTTTTAAGCAATGTACCACCCGGCCCTGTACCGGTTGGAGGTGGTTTATAAGGCAATCTTAGAGATTCAAATAAGTCTCTTTTAAAAGCATCGTCATCGGTTTCTCTTATTTCGTCGGCGGCAGTTCCCGCAGCTTCTCCTGTATCGCTTGACGCAACACTCGTTTCTCGGTTGGATTCGCCTGCCGGATTGTGTTCCGTACCGACTCCATGAGTTCCTTCAGGGTTGTTTGCATTTTTTCCTCTCAAACTATCTAATCTATCTTTAAATTCCATCAATCTAATTACACTATAGTGATGTGATTCAGGAAGACCACGCTCTCGTGTATCCGAAAATTCGTTGATCAAATTTTCTACTTCTGGGTCCGATAGAGTAGCCTTTGCTCTTGTTATTCCCCACTCAATAAACTTATCTTTTTCTTCTTCTGACAAACCAAGTAAATCCAGCGCATCTTTAACTTCTCTAAGATCAGCTCCTAAAGCTTTATTATCTTCTATCTTAACACCATCGTATAATTCATTCGCAGCAGCACCAGCTAAATACATAGACAAAACATCAGGAAGACGTTCTTTTAATCCTTTAGGCTCTAATGTACCATCTGATCTTTTAACTAAGTCCTCTGGTAAACTAACACGTAAAGCAGCTATTGTCTGCGGAGAAGCAGCCACATGTTCACCGCTAATAATATCGTGAACTTCAAAACCCGCCATATATGCTAATACCGCATGAGCTAATTCGTGATTCAAGATAGCTTTTGTGTCTAATCCTGTTTGACTTTTAATTTCAGACGGTGCTTCAAATTCACCGTATGCCTTAACTAGTTTCGGCGCAGGCTCAGCTGCGCCCTGCTCTTTTGGGCGTTTAAAGCCCTCTGGAATTCTACCACCAAATATTTGTTCTAACTGATGTTGTGCTGCATCTTTCTCTACGGATGTGGCTGTAGGATTTTCGAGAGCTTCTCGTAAACTGTTTATATAATTACTAATTTTATTCAAATCCTCTGGATACATTTCTAGCGGAGTAGGTTTACCCTGAAGCCGTCCAAACAACGGTATAGGACCATATGGAATTTCTTCCTGACCTTTCGCCTCAGGAGTTTCTGGCTTCTGAATTCTTCCTCTGATCTGTTGTTCTTCTGGAGTCTCTGTGACAAACTTATCAGCCTCAGGGTGATTTAAAGCACGATCCAGCAATTCAGACCGAGTCAAATCCTCAGGAACTTCTGGCGGTGGAAGAAGCTTTTCTCCAGCTTCTCTTCCTAGATAAGCTCCAGCCGCAGCACCCAAAGCGCCTGATTTAGAACCCACTAAAGCACCAGCTACCGGAGCCACGCCTCGTGCGACTCTACGTGTCAAAGGTTCTTCAGGTGCTTCCGGCGCTGTTCCCTTAACTTGCTGATCAGCACCATAAACCTTATCCAACACAGCGTTCTTAAATGAAATAAGATTTCCGATAATATCTCGACGAAAATCACGAGCCGTGACACCTTTATCTAAACCGTGAGCATCAATTGTATCGTAAACTCCGTCACGAAGAACATCCTTAGCTACTTGTAAAGCAGCGTATTTAGGATCAACGTTTTCGATTCGAACTTGTTGATAATCTGGTTTCTTTTCTATAGCTGTTGTTTGATCATTCAATTGTCGACGAATTCTGTCCGCATCGCTAACCGTCACAGACTTACCTTTAGTCAAACCGAATTTTTCCAACTCATCCATCGCCTTATCTACGAATCCAGCTTCAGCGTACTTTCTAGAGTCTAATTCACTCTTAACTTCGTCCCAAACGTTGACGGGTTTGTTATTCTTTAAGATAGGCTCATCCGGAACCTGCTTAATAGCACCTTGCATAACCTTATCTTCAGCTTTGGTAATTTGGCTCTGTAAGGCTTCAGCCGCCTCTGCCGGATCGTGTATGGTGTTTAGCTTGTGTTCAGCCGCAAGAGCGTTATAAGCGACCTGAGGTGCCTTCTCAACGTCGTAAGGATTGGTCTTAGAAGGCGGAAAAGCGTCAGCGATATCCTTGATTGGATTTGACTTTACTTCTACCCTTGGCACAGATATCTTATCTTTAACAGCTGCAGCAACCTTACCTGGAGCCTCTTTAACTGCTGTAGCTGTTTTACCAGCTACTTCAGCAACCTTTCCAGCTACAGCACGATCTGTCGGAGAAGCGACTTCCAGCGGTTTACCAGCCATATCGTACATACCGGCCACAGTCAACGCACCACTCAACAAAAGATGAGTTCCTTCATACAGAACTTTTGAGGAATCGCCCTTATCCCACGCTTTCTTAACTTCAGGGAATCGATTGTACATATCGACAATCTGTTGTGAAGTCAAACCAAGATTCGCCAATTGATGCACTGCATAAATCTTTGCCGCAGAATCTATCATTCCCAAACCGCCAGATGCAGCAATCAAACCAAGATTAATTGGAGAAGTCATTCCTTCAGCGAATTCTAATCCGGCTTTCAAAATAGGATGCTTCTGTCCGTCGATTTGTTCTGAACCTTTTGTCAATGAAGCGGTAGCCATCTTTTTATAACCCTGTGCCGCTTGCTTAGCTCCACCGACAATATCTCCCTGAAGCATTCGGCGAATACCCTCACCAGCTGCCGGAGCTTCGCCCAAAACAGTCCCCGGACCGGCTACTTCCTGTTTCAACTGCTCTATCATCCCTTGTTGTTTCTGAACATCTTCAGGAACTGCCTCAGGTTTACCTGTCTGCTGAAGTACACTATCTAGAGTTCCAATATGTTCCGGATTCGTCAATGTTGTAGGTTGCAAAGCTGGAGCAGGCGCAGGGGACGGAGTATCAGGCGAATCTGGAGAATCGGCTGGTTTACCCGTTGCTCTTAAAATGTCATCTAGATTTTGAGGCATTACTGTGCTCCTTGCTGTTTCTCTAACGCCATCTTAGCTTGCATGTATTTAGCAAGAGGGGCCACTTCTGTGAATGTGTACGGTCTACCTTGAGAGTCTTTGATTGTAACTTTACCGTCATCGGCAACCAATTGAAGTGAAGCATAAGCTTCTGGACTTAAATCAGAATATTTCGTTTCATAAGCTGGAGACGGAGCCGCCTGCTTATATCGAGTCTTATATTCACTAATACCGTCTGCCATCAAACTAGCTACTTTTCTAAGATTTGCCTTAGCATTCCACGTCGCTGAAAACTCGCCGCCCAATGTTTTCTTAGCGTCTTCGATTTCAGTTTTACCAGGAGAATTTGATTGAGCATTAAATGAAGCTAATTCTTGAGCTAATTGATTATAAATAGATTCTTTTTCATGTATAGGTTCAAATCCTGGCACTAAGGCACCTAATGTAGTACCTTGGTAAAGCTGCAACAAGTGCTTAGAAGCAATACCGGCTGATCGCAGCCGTATGTTATCCTTACCGGCAGTCATGCTCTTAACCGCTTCCGCATATCCACCAACCTTTGAACTATCGAAGTTAGGATAGAAGAAATTAACAGCGTCAGCCAAGTTTGAATTTCGTGACAACAAATACGCAAGTCGACCTACGTCGCCTTTTCCTACGCCAATAGAATCTATTGTTGCCATTTCATTCGCAGGGAACGAAGCTCTGTAAGCTTGCTTTGCCATAACTTTTTCGGCGGGATCGGCTGTAGTTTCATACTTTTCTAACAATTCCGGATTACCCTCGTACTTATTCTTGGTAGCATCTTTCAATTTATTATTAGCTTCAAGAATTCGTTCTGTTTCTGCATCATGAGTTTCTCGTTCCTCTTCTCGACGCTGATCTTCGGCGTCTTTCTGCTGCTTTTCTAATGCTGTTGTATAGCCACTCTGTCCTGTTGGGTCTTCTTTCGTAGCAAACATTCTGACAATATCTTGATGCAAATTAGGAAATTTCTGTTTCATATCGGGAGAACTTTTCCAATCAGCCAACATATGCTTTTCAGCTTGAGCGATATCGCCTTTTGCAGCGCCAAGATATTTAGTCCACTCGCCCGACGGAGCAAAAGTGTTATACTCATTTGTCAGTTGCAAATCAGAGGCAGCTTTTTTAGTAGCCGCAGTCTGAGCCTGAATAGTCTGAGACTGCTTAAACAAACTGTTGGCCACGTATCCAGGCATTCTATCACTCTTATTTTCACTTCCATCGTATTTAATGTTATATTGATTACCACCAGGAATCTTATTGACAACATCAATCCAAGGCTGATCTTCCTTTGTCAACTGATATTCCGCAGGAACCGACATAACAGTGTAAGTCAAAGCATACTGTGGTTTCCCTTGCTTATCTTCACCCACATATTTCTTTCCGGTAGGAAACGCTGTATGTGTCGAGGCATAAGTTCCGGGTTTGTCATTTCTAGCAGCGTCTCTTGTCTTTATCAAATTCGTCAATTCAGACGCAGTAACATTCTCAGCGTCAACCTGAGACTGAGCCTTCGGTAATGATGACCACTGATCAGCCATTTGACTTCCGCTGGCAATAGACTTATCCATCTGTTCTTCGCCAAGCTGCCAAGTCAGAGCCTGCTCGTGACGCATCTGAGCATTAGCTGTCGCCACATTAGCCATAGCACGCCAATCTTCACGTGTATTCTCTCGGGCTTGCTGTTCCAACACTTCCTTATGCTCTTGTTCTTGCTTCTGTCGTGCCTGTGCCGCTTGCATAGTCTTCTGAGCACCATACAAGGCTCCTGCACCTTCTGGTACTTGCCCTACAGCACCGGCGTCGCCCATAGCAGCTGTAAATCCCTTCAAAGCGTTAGCCAGTTTAGCACCGAAACTTCCTGGTTTTACTGCAGGTTCCTGTGGAATAGGAGTCGCTGGTGCAGGTTTGTAGGGTGGAATCTGTTCCGGCTGCGTAGCCTGCATATCCGGTTGATTAGCTAATGTATCCAATCCCGCTTGTTCGGGAGTAACTACGTTTCCATCTGCCATGTTCATTCCTCTTTAAGTTATTCTGACGCACCTGGAGCAGCGCCCATGTTTAACCAATCTGTACCAAATTGTCCTTCTAGCGGTCCGGTAGCTGACGGAGTAGTGCTAGAGAACACACCTGGATTGGCAAAAGAGCCTATACCGCCATCACTTGAGCCACCGCCACCTAACAAACCACCACCTAAAACACCCAAACCAGCTTTAGCTAACCCTGTAACGGCACCAGTTATATCAGCCCATTTCTGATTCTTCTGCTGATTAATTGTCTTAGCTTGACCGAATGCCGCCTGATTAGCTTGAGATGCACCGCTAGCGAATGCTTCTGGGTTTTCTGCTCCAGCTAGTGTTTGTAAGCCACTTATTGATTGCAATAAATTCTGACGACCTAAATCAAAACTATTAATATTCAACTGATTCAAAAGATCAGCTTGTTTAGTGGCTCCAGCTGCGGCGATCTCACCCTGAATTTCTTGTTGAGGACCGCTAACCAAAGCGCTACCTGCTCCACCACCTTCACCTGCAATAGCGTTCCCGGCAGCTTGTCGAGCCGATCTCGTAGCGCCAGCCACATTATTCAATACACTAGCTTGCAATTGAGACATAACGGCAGGAGAGTAACCAGGAGGAAAATTACCTGATTGCAACTGACCTAATGCACCTTGCACTTGGCTAAGTATATTAGTCTGTGTAGCGAATCTATCTTTATAGGCGTTGTCGAGCGCAGTTGATAAAGATGCTTCCTGATTGGCTAATTGTTCTTCTTGTCCGCTAGGGCCACACATAGTTTGTACTCTCCAACAGATTCCTCTACAGGACGAAATCCTCTCGAAACCATAAATCTAATTAAACTCGAATTAGATGAATTAAAAATAATACTTTTTCCCTTACTCATTAAATGCATCAATAGGGGAGGTAAACCTTCGTTCATCGCTAATATGAGACGTAAACGACTAACTTCTTTTCTCGGACCGAATTGACAGTGAAGTCTAAACTGTTTTGTCTCTTCCTCAACTTTCAAATAAACAACCGGACCCATTTCGTCTTGCACACAGGCGCAAACATAAGCGTCGCTTCCCGTTAACCACCAATCGGGTTGTTTCTGATTTTGATGCCAAGGATCGGCCTCTGTCCACTCTCGTATTTGATCTATGTCTTCTTTAACTGACGGAATAAATTTAATCATTAGATAATCTTTTCAGCAGCAATGTAAAATGTGTACGCACGACCAGCCACAGACGATCCCCAAAATTTTCGTCGTCTTCTCTGGGAATTTGGTGGACCGTCTACAACAACTGGATTTCCAGTCGCTGTTCCAAAATTCTGATTTTGTGACAAGTCTTGCAACGGTGTTTGTTCATTAAACTTATAATTAACAGCCAGAGCACCATTATCTAAAGATATGGGAGTAATTTGCTGTGATGCCAATGACAAAATTTCACTCACCGATAAAGCCCGATTAAAAATAGCGAAATCGGACATGCGGCCAGCGCCCCAAAGTGTAGTGTTATTTCGACTCATAAGATTTAACGTAAAATTTCCGAAATTCCCCCCTGGCGATGCCCCTCCAGAAACTGTCTGTGACTTACCGTCTACCCAAACTTGAGCCTGAGCTGTCGTGCTAGCAATTATTCCATAATGATGCCACGTGGCGGCACTAGGACGAGGAAAATTACAAGAATTATAGTTGCTAGTGTGAACATTTACATCGAAGGCTGAACTAGTGGACGAATTGGGATCGATCAAGATTGCCCCATTATTACTATTATAGTTTGCGCTCGTTTCCAATGCCAACTCATCGTCATTAGCGAATGCGTTCCACCACAACCAAAACGATAAAGTAATTGTCGCTGTGTTAGACAAATTTACCGTAGATTGAGATTGAATTGCTTGACTAGTACCATTAAAAGATCGAGCCATTAAGCCACCGTCTGTGTTAAGCCCATATACTGAGATGTACTTGCGGCTGCGCCTAGTGATCCACCGTTAGTATTTTTAACTGCAAGACCCCAACGTTGGGGAACAGAGCCGCCAAAAGCCTGAGCCAATGAAAACATTCTAGACGTATACTGCGTCGTAGTTGACGGTGTTTGAATCGAACCTATAAAAACCAAATTTGGATTTGCAGTTGGGGTAAAAGCTGCATCTGAGCCTGATGCTCCATCAGAATACGAAGTTCCACCATCATTTGATGCATACGCCCACAAATCGACCGTACCGGCTGCAGTCCCTCCAGTTGTGACGATAACCTGAATTAAAGCATCTAGAAATAAATTAGTGCTGTTATCCACAAACGCAGATTGTCTCCACGACCCTGATCCTAAACTCGCTAATGTGATAGTTATCGCCGTAGATGAGCCAAAATTTTCTTTAATTGTCGCCATATATTCTCCAACTTATGATAAAGTAAAACTGTATGAAACATCGTGAATTCCATCTGATTCTATTACAGAATCAAATTGAATAATCGTCCCTATAGACGTTGTCGAAATAGATGCCGGAGTAAACGATTGAGAAGCAACTCCGTCATTCCAAGAAATAGATGCGGTTAAATTTCCGGTACCACCGGTTGTAACAACCACATAAACAGAAATTCTATACAATCCTGTAGGAAGAATAGCTCCACAAGCTCTCAAATTCCCTGTCACGGTTGTAGTATTTCCAAATTGTGTTACAGACGTAATCGAGAGATTCAAAAGGTCTGACCCTTGAATCTGTCGAGCGGTTATCGGACCTGGACCGGCACAAGCTGTCGGACCGATAATAGCAAAACTAGGAGATACAGTGCCCGATCCAATGGTAACTTTTCCTGATGCATCAGGACCTGTAGCCGTCAAAAACGACGGAACTGCTATACTATTTACACCGTGCCAAGTAAAATAATTTGTTCCGTCGGTGAAAATAAGGATGCCCTGATTTTGACCTAGAGTAAGACTACTTAACGAACCGTCAATCAATAATCCGTTCGGAGAAATAGTCAACGTCCCTGCACCTATGTTCTGAACTAAAATCCACCAACCCGAATCTGACAATCCTATGATTTGGGGGTGAGCCGGAACGGGATTTGGAAGAGTTAACGTAGCAGCAGAAGCCGAGTTAAATGATAGAAGAGTGCCTTCATCGCCTCGAACTGCCAAATAACTTCCCATCTTAGCTTGAACAAAGCCAGTCGCAGGACCTATCAGCGCCCAACTCGAAGGAGATGTAAAAGCATCACCAGTAGTTTCCGCTAAACAGACAAAAACTGAACCACGAAATTCAACCACATCGTAAGGAAGAAATTTTGAAGTACTTTGAACTGATCCTGGTAATTCAAAACCTATAGCACCCGAGGAAAGTTGTAATCCGCTGCTAAGAGGAAGAATAGTCGGTGTACTCAAGGCTCCATTATTTTGCGCCGCAGCTAGACAGGCACCGTCATCAGTATTTGCTAATTTATACACATTGGAAGGAATGTTGTTATCTCCTACCGACGATACGGCTCCGCTAGGGCCGGTGTGACCCTCCCACAAGTCCGTATAGATAAACGTACTTCCCTTAGTAGTAGCCTGAGTAAACCCAACCGCATTCGGACCACCACCACCGGATACCAATGCTGTTGCTTGCAACATGGTCAAAGATGCCGTACCGGTATCGGCTGTAGGACCATAATTAGGATTTCCGTAAACGCTGTTAATCGTAAACTGAGTTGGAGAAGCTGATGCCACGAATCCCGACTGACCATTCAAAAATGTAGCGTTAGCTAGATTGAAAAACGTTACATAATTTCCCGCCACAAGACTATTGTTAGCTGTAACCGTCAAAACAGTCGGCGAAGTTTGAATCTGCGTTATAGAAAACGGAGCAAACCCCCCGAAACCAAAAAATGCGATCAGAGCTTCCCAATCATCGCTAGAACTTAAGGTAGCCGTAAAAGTTACTGAAGAACCACCAGGAATAGCTTTCCAATACAAATGCGATCCACCCGAAATGTTGTATAATAAGTTCCAACCGGCAGGAGGAGTAAACGTGAATCCGGCATTATCGTTACTAACAAAAACAAGAGCTACTTCATTCGGAAAGGTACCGCTGGAAGTGGCCGTAACCGTAGGTGAGACTGTACTACCGGAAGCCCCTACAACTCCAGTCGCATCGATGGGACCGAATCCCCCTGCACTAAACTGAGCTGGATAAGTACCGTTAAATACAAGATTTTCTGATACTAAAGTCCAAGCAGACGGGGTAAGAGGCTGGTTAGTAGACTCTCCGATTTCTCCTACGGCATTTAAATCTGGCTGCAAGCCTATGCTTGTCGAATTCGCAACATACGTCGATACATTAAAAATTACCACGTCACCAGGATTATAAGTTACGAATCCAAGCCAATACCCACGAAATCGCATTCCTGTACCGGACGTTATAACCGTTGTTGTCGACTTATTCTCAGTAATAACGCTTTGAATAGCAGCGTTATTTTGTGGATTAGCCGACGGTGCAGTAGGCATGATTGGAATGCTTGTAACTCGTGGCGTACGATCTGTGCCGACAAGATAAGCGTCATGCTGCAAATTAGCTGGAATACTTCCCCGATAATACGGTGGAAGAACTATCGGAGTTGACGAAATCGGAGAAGGCACTTCACCCGGAACAATGGGCTTAGTTTCTACTTCTTGCCAATTTTCAGGAATGTCCGCTTCGTTTATAAAATTTGATTTCTGTTCTGCCATTATAGTTCAACAATTAATTTTCCAAAAATAGTCAAATTATACAACTCGTCGCCATTTGAAGTTGTTCCTAGGTCTACCTTAATTTGCAAGTGACGACAAACAGCTAGCGACGGATTACTCGCAAAATAATATCGATTAGGACTATATGATGCCGGAGAAATGGTTGTTCCGTAAATTGAAGGCGGATCGAACACCGGCTCTTGTGTAAACGGAGTAAACGTTCCGGATATTTCATTCAATAAATATGAAACCGTAGGAGTAAAATCCACTCCAGAAAAATCCACTTCTATGAACTTTAACAACGCTCGTTGACCAGGATGAGCCAACATAATTCCACCCATAGTGAAATTTGCATCGTATGGTGTTCCATTATCAGTAAAAACGGACAAACTTCTCTTCAAAATATTGTGTCCACCAGTTGACGCACCTACCAGCAAAGCCTTAATACCCGGAGTATACTCAATACTCTGAACCATGTGGCATCCACCAGTAATAGCGGCAAATGGACTCCAGATAGGTTCAGCGCCTTGCAAACCACCGGGAACTTGTCTAGGATTCAACCGATACCAACCTGTAGCACCGTCGCAAACAAAAATACAGTTATCTATTCCACTTTGGTGAACAGCCACATAACCAGTAGCGGCATTCCACGTCGTATCCGAAACACCAGAAGAAGGCAAATTGGCGAATTGATCGCCTAATGGGAAACCGAAATTCGCCAAATTCAAACTAGGACTCAATACCATGAATTCGTTATCAGCGCTAAAGAAGAATATTTCTCCCGCATAAACATCCAAGAAATTGAAACTCAACAACCCCACGCCAGGACATAATGTAACTGAATAGAAAGTTGCTGTCGCAGGACCACCAGCTATTAATTCAATAGAATCCACCGTAAATGTTATTATCCCTTGCGGAGTTCTAACTAAACGGGTAACGGAAGCCAAGAAAGGCAATGAGTTAATAGCTGGAAATGCGAAATTGGCATTCCCAGTTGGAGTATCAGGACCTCCGCTAGATAAAACATTTTGTCCTACAGTTCCCCAAATTCTTTGAAAATTAAATACCATCGGCAAGAAATTCGATGGAGCAGGATTATTAATACCATTTATCGGAGCTATAATTTGAGGATTCAAACCCGGAAACTGGTTTGTCGCAACGCTAGGTAGAAAGTCTTGAAATACCCAATCATATTTTACTCCATTAACTGTATACTTACCAGAGCCAGCCTGAGACGGAATGTTAGGAATTTCTGTCAATTCAAACATCTGCGTAGGACCGCCGCCGTCAGCCGAACGCCATATCACAATTGTATCGAATTGAATATCAGGAGAATATTGACCGTAAACAGAGAACACGGCTCCCGCATTAGCTCCTGTCAAAGTTGTAGCAGGAGACGCAGTCGTAATAAAACCCGTCTCACTTCCAGTTGGAGCAGGTAAAGCACCATTAAATGGTGGACCCGGAGGAGGAATATTTTGTGGGGTGCTAGTTCCTGGTATTAATACTGAATAAAAATCTGTCAAAGTTCGTGCTTTATACGAGTACGCCCACGAAAGAGATGTAGAGAATGATAACGAATTCTGCTTAAACGGCCCATTATTATACCAAACTACACCACCTGCAGCCGCAGGAGACGGATCATACGTTTCATTTGAACCCGGTGCTGTTGAAGTATTCCATGTTGGAGTACTACTTCCTGAAACTCCTGTTTGAACTACGTACTCTATATTAGTTCCATCATTAACATTAGCACCACCCAATGGAACTGAAATAGGAGCAAAAAATCCTGCGTTAGGCAAATAATACTTTTGACTTGCAATCCAAACAGCACTTCGTCCTACGTTTACCCATGTAAGACCATTAGTTCCATCCGGAACTGGTCCGAAACCATAAGCGGAACCCAAATTCTGCCATCGCAAAGTACCGTTATCAACAGTAGTGCCGCCTTGATTTCTATTCCAAACCGGAGCCGAACCTCCCGATGTTCCTGAAGCTGTCACCTGTTGACGATTAGAATTCGAATCTATGATAATTGTTCCAACACCATAGACATGACCAGTTTGGTAATACAGCTGAGCACCAGAGTTACCGAACGGATCGGATGCGCCTGAAGTTCCTGAACTAGCCGCAACCCACAAACTTCCGTTATTGTCCTTAACAACTCCGAACGCTGAACCCGGAGAAGACCACCCAATGTATGGAGTTCCCGATTGCCACAGCCCAGTTCCGTTATTGGTTGCTGTTACGCATAGCCACTTTAGAGTACTTCCATCTGAACCTGCTGGCTCAGTAGTAGTTTGACCGGCTGCTGTTTGCCATGTTATAGAAGTATTACTTGCTGCTGTTGTACCGGAACCGGTGTTTTCCTGCAAATAAATAGTTCCCGCAGGAAGTGGATGACCCGGCTGCGGCAATGTAAACGGCTCCAGAATACGAACAGACGGTGGAGGAGTCGCTATCACTTGGGAAGGTCGCCATATGCCTTGACAGTATCCATTTGGAATATTATTTATATTTCCCAAACTCATCCAAGTTACTTGACGATCTGGAATAACAGTACCTGGAGGTGGAGGATTTGCAGTTCCGTAACCTGCAGCAGCGAATGGATTTGACAGACCCGTATTCGCCGTTGCTTGACTTGAAATATTTACAAAGAAACAACCGGTTGCTTGATCGTAACAAATACATCGCAGAGCATTTGTACTAAAAGCCTGAGTTTCTGTTTCAAATGGGAAATTCGGCATCCACGGAATAACATCACTTAGATTTCTCCAAGTAACAGTATTATCCGATGTAGTGTTACCTGGAGTTTGATTCCAAGTAGGACCGCCTGTACTAGACGTACCTAAAACAGCCACAGAACCTATCACTACTGACGGATTATTAATAAAATTTAACTGTTGAATATTACCATTAGGATCGACAATCAATCCCATCGTCGAAAACCATGTACTCGCTTGCCAAGTTCCAGCCGCAGTACCAGACGGCGTAGCTACTACTGCTGGAGCATTTAAAGGACCTAAAGCTCCATAACTAAAAATCGTTCCATTAGGATTTAACGGAGTATATATTCTGGTTTCTACTCCGTCCCCCATGTACAAAATACCGGCGACAGCTAGAAAATAGGTTTGACCAGCACCGACACCTTTTCCAAACAAAAATGTAGTAGTTCCGTTTTGAACATCCCAATAAACAGCGCCTGCCGATACCGCAGTCGCCACATGGATTTCTGACACGGCGACAGAATTAGAAACAGTCAAAGTTGTTGTGGTTGAAGCTGTGACAGTAAAGGTTCCATTATTCCCAGGGTTTGTCGCAAAACCAGCGATCTGAAAAATAAATCCCTGATAAGCATTACTACCGCCATTAGGAAAAACTCCGGTATAAACAGCCGTAGAACCGACAGAGGACGCAACAGACGAGATAGCAAGCGGTCCCGTACTTCCAGTATCTACGATAACTCTAATTGTACCATCTGTTAATTGGAAGGAAAATGCCCGTAAAGGGGTGGTAGGATATATGTCAGCCGAAAAAGGAACCAGACCGGGACGACGCTGAAGAGTCAAGCGATTTGTAAGCTCGATATTCTTCCCCATCCACAATGCGTCTGGACGACCGCCATAAAATCTAGCTGTGGCGACATCAGAAGGATCATGCAGCACGTTTCTTTGAGTATACAATCCTGTAAACGCCCGATCCATAAAGATAGGCGTATACCGAGGCTGTTTTTGAGGCTGTGCTCCATGTGCCTGAAGTAAATTCATTAAATCCCTCTACCTTGAACTCCCTGTTGAAGTTTCAACGTTACCGAATTTTGCTCTCTGCCCTGAGCAAACCATTGTTGGGCAAATATATTCTTTTGAGTGTCGGACAGCCCTTCGGCTTTCGCCAAGAAAGCTGCGACTCCACGTTGTCTATAAATCTGCGATCTAGTATCGTCGACAACTGCCAGAGACTCACCCAAAAAGAGATTGTTATAAATATCCGAATACGAATCCGGAATTGGTGCCCAACTTTGATTTATTACCAAACCAGGATCGGTTTCAGCTTGACCATTTGGATTATTAAGTATCAAAGTTGTCAAATTGACAGACACAATAGAAAAAGCTCCGTTATTTGCGGCAGTTTTAAGACCCGATACAAAAGCACTCTGCCCTATTAAGAACGACAACGGATCAAATGTTCCAACATATTCAGTAGTTCCACCCGAAGCATTCATAACAGACGTAATCGGAAACGAGCCGAATTGAACAGCCAGCTTCTGATAAGTCAAAACAATTGTATAAACTTGATCGGGAATACCCATAAAACGAATCTTAAAACCAACTCCAGGAGTATTCAAAATAACTGCCACAGCATGAGGTTGTTGTTGATCTCCACCTAAAGACAAAGCTGCTGTATTATAAACATCCTTAATTTCTATAACTTGATTATTTGAATCTATCAAAGATGCTTTTTCCAAAAATCCGAAATCAGTGTTTGTATAAGTATAATCCTGAACATTAACTTGAGTTGATTTAGTAGAATCCTCAACTCGATTAAACGCCCACCCAATAGGCGGAAGAAACAACATAGAATTTCTAATCATTGAACAAATAGAAACCGCAGGCTCGTTACTTGTACCGGCATTCATAGGACTATATTCTATGTACGGTAAAGACCAATTTAAAGTCGATGTAAGCGTATTCGCCATTAACTCACCAAAAGAAAGGCAGGAGCCGTCAACGTCTCAGTGAATAGCACCTGTTGTGTCTGCTGTGGAGTATTTGTCACATTCAGTCCACCAATACTCTGAGAAACCGTCTCCACATTTGTGACTAAACATATAAATTGAAAACCGTTATCCGAAGTACTCAATACCGGTGTAGTGTAACTTGAGCCTTGTGCTCCAGTAATTTGCCAGAACCCATCAGCTTCGGCTCCAGGTAAAGGAGTGAATCCAGAAGCTGTAGAGATAGCATGATCCGTCGTAAACCACTGATATGACAACACGCCGTCTGCTTTCGCTACGACGAAAAATGTCGCCGTACTCCCATGGAGGACAGATTGATTCTGCGGTTGTACGGTAATGATAACAGGAGATTCAGGCATAGACACCAATAGAAAAGCCGCCTATATTTATGGGCGGCTCTGAGATTACGATAATTAAAATCTATTTACAGTACTGGCAAGAAGAATTGATAATATTGCGATTTACATGCCAACGGATGTGAAGATAACGTTTAGAACCTGCGACATGTTCTTCTTTATTCAAACCGCCATATTTCTTACCCACTGCCGACATGTGGCCGCTTTCTACATTTCTCTTTGCCGCTAATGCTCCAGCTACCTTACCACCTATTGAAGAAATCTTTTGAAGATGACCTGACTCGACGTTATTTTTACCCGCTTTGCGAGAACCTTCTCTACAAATTTCTTTATTTACAGGATTAAAGAAGCCGATCTTATTTTCAACACAAAATTTTCCACCGGCTTTAGCAGCATTAACCTGATGTTCTTTAGTAAAAATGATACCAGATACTCCGTCGCCACCATCCGTAAGATTACGAAGACAACCAGTTCCTAAATCTTTTCGTCCCCAATTTGCAATTAACTCTTTCTCAGTTTCAAAAGCTTCCTCTTCAGAGTCTCTCAATAAAATTAAAATTCGTGAATTATCTACAGGTTTGTGACAAGTATGATCTCTACTTGTAAATGCCCGATTACCTCGGCCTTTACCAACATAGTATGGAGTCCCATCTTTTCTTAGCCACAAATAAGCGTAAAATTGTGCCATGTTTTCTCCTTTATAAGAGTATATCACAACACGAGGCTATTGTCAAGAACAAATTAAATATTCGCCTAATTTTCGCTATAAATACTATAAGTCTTTTATTATTAATATTATCTGGTAGGGTACTGGAACGGCCATTGAGGACCGAACCAACGTTGACGACCAACTACTCCACCCATTATTCCACGATCTGGAACGAAACTGTTCTCTTCTAATTCGAAGTCTTCCTTGGCTCGCATAGAGTATGCAGCTGCTTGCCACAATGCCCACTCTTCTTTAAACTTCGCTCTGATTTTCGCTTCCGGAGAATATCTGTAGCACTGAGCAATAAATCCTTGTCGAAAAATAGGTTCGTATTCATCCGGCAACGGAGCTAATGTTTGCGAAAGACTTGTGAATCTAACCGGCACCGCCTGTCCACATAAGCTAAACTGCCATACGACACCAGTCTGAGACGGAGCAGGGAGAATTCTAAATCCAGCACCATTTGGATCAACTACAGTCCAAACTGTAGTCGAAGCGTCCTGACGAGTTGCTGCAGTCACCAAGAAACCCGGAGCCGAATTTGGAGGAGCTACAGGAGGGTTCACGCCCTCAGTTCCGAAAACTGTCAAGACCAAAAGATTGTTATTAGAATCCTTAATCTGCAAAATAGGATTAAACGGCATCGCTGTTAAATTAGGACTAACTAGCGGCTGATATACGGAACCCGCAACAGGATTATTACCGAAAGAAGTGCTTCCGGTATTTCCTTTACCCCATTGACCGTAATACAACGTACGATTTGGAAACCAATTGCACAAAAACAACGGAGAATTCGTAGCAGAATTAAAAAGCATACCAGTCTGTTGTGGCAACTGACGACCTACTTCAACCTGACGCCACGGCTTAGGAACAGCAGTATTGTTAATATCGACTACAATTCCTCTCTCTAACCACGACAAATTAAAAATAGATGAGCCGTCAAGATTTATACCCGCATAATCCTGTTGAAACGAGTTTGTATAAAATTGAGGTAAGTTGATCTCGTTCCATTTATGAGGAAAAGGTAGAGCGCAGATAGCATTCATAACATCGTTTGCAATTGTTTTGGCGGGTTGACCAGAAGACTGAGGGACATTAAGGACAGGTGCAATATCACCAAATCCCTGCGCTATTGTGACTATATCCTGAAGCTTTACGGTACTTAAAGAAGATGTGGGCATCTAGGCCTCAAATAAAAATCCGGTTGTTATCGCACAACCGGTAAAGCGGTAGAACGACTTCTTTATACTGTTGGCTGATCTTTAGTTCGTTCCAAGAACGCTCTACCTTCAGGACTACTCAATAGCGCTGAGATAAAGGATGGATCACGACCTTGCAACAACAAAGCAATGTCGCCGTCTACGTGCAACGGAGCTTCCGAACTAGACTCTTTATCCGTCGACTGCTTAGTCATCTCGACGGCTTCTGCCCAACCGACCTTTGTATGATTTGTGACTTGTTTTCCACTGATCATCAAGAATTCCTTGGTGTCTCCTGGTTTCCACTTCATCTTACAAATTCGGCACATAATGGTCTGAGAGTGATCGATAAAGGTATGAAGATAAACAGCATAGTCGACAACTGGACCTTTAATACTGCCCTTACCTAGACCCTTCTGATGCTTACACTGCGCCTGAGTCAGCAGACGAGTTCTATCGAACTCTCTAGCATTCAATCGGCGCTGCTTGTCTCTCTGTTCAATTCTTTCAATTAATGCTCGTTCTTCAACTTCTTTTCGAGCCTCTCGCTGAAACATCATCTGTGTCAGCTTTTGGTTTTCCACCTGCATCTGAACCAACATAGCGATAGCCCCTTCCAACGTAGTTGGTGCGGCGGCTGCTATAGGTTGTACTGCTGGAGCCTGTTCTTGAGGCTTCTCAACTTTCTTATCTACAGACAAAAGAAAATCACTGACTTCTTGTTTCTTATCCATAACATGTCCTTTCTCAGGCTAGACTTCTTCTGAGAACTAATCCGGATTACGTTCCGGTGACGAAATTTACAACGATGAAGTTTCGTGCCTTTTTCCATTACGAAATAGCCACAAAGTTCTTCTATAAACTCTACTAATCTTACTCAAAGCTGGCTTACCGAATATTCGATGAGCCTCATCTTCAGTAACAATTTCTTTAATTATTAATTGAGACAACACAGTTCGCCATCCCCTGAAATCTTCTCCCTGGGGAACATTGTGACGATCCAACTTCAAAACACTCCATTCATACATAGCTGGTACTTGAAGATAGCAGACGTAAACTGCTTGATCACTCCACTTTCGAATAGCCCACAAAGCAACTGTTTGAGGCGGGTATCCATTATCAACAGTGAAACAATGCACCCCATTATCTCGAAGTTTCTGAATAAAATCACGAGTAGATATGGCGTTTACTTTTCTACCTTCGGGATTTGCCAAGATATCTTGATCTTCGATCTGATAGGCTTTCGCCATCGTATCGCTGATTTCTTTTTCTTGGGCAAAACTTTCCTTAACAAATGCTTTATAATCATGCGGGAAACGAACCCAATCTGGAGTTCCATTAGCGAGTAACTTTTTTATAGTTGCTTGCGTGGTCTTCATATCGTGAACACTATTGATGGGATTTTCTGCTGGTGCTAAAAAATCCTCATACTGACGACCATTGATATTTTTCATTGTTCCTTCTTATAACTATTGACGTACTGAATAGCATTAGACAATATTTCAGGATTTTCCTGAAGCATTCCTAACCCTATGTTACAGCCCTCACACAACAAACCACGACGACACTTATCACAACTCTTTAACTTAGGGCAGCACTTATGGTCGTGATCAATATGCGGAGTTCTTTCAAATGGCTTACGACAAACGGCACACTTATTATCTTGCTCAACTAATTTCGTATCAAACCACTCTTGAGTTATACCGTGTCTAGTGTTTCTATGCCGCTTAGCTTGTGCTTCTTTATTGTCTCTATAAAACTGAGCATTACGAGCAAGGGATTGCTCTTTATGATTTTCGTAATATCTTTTATTTCTTTCTGACTGAGTTAACGGTCTGTCCGAAAATATTCTTCGCATTTTCTCTCCTCGAAAGAGCGAGTTGGAAGGTATGTTCGAGGCATACCTTCCCACTCTAATCTTAGCATAAGTTGCAACTTATGTCAAGAGTTAAATTTATTGAATGGCAGGAACGCTATCAATGTAGCGAATTCTCTGCGTGTTCAATCCTGTTGCTGGAGGAAGTGTAACGGTCTGGTGAAATTTGTACGATGCCCAGCCCCCGATTGTTCCTGTTGGATCAAATGAACTCTGAGGCGCATCTGTTACGACACGGCACTCAATTGTTCTCCAATCGCCTTCGTCTAGGTCTGTGTCACCGGGAACTTCCAACCATACACCGATAAAGGCATAGTTACCGTACACGTATGTACGATACGCTGTCTTACCTGTGCCGTTGTAATTCGCTGTTGTTGTCACAAACGGTGTCTGTCGCAACACAATGTTTGTGCCGGGAAGTTCAATATCCTGGGTCTGGTCAGAACCAGCCATCTTGTCGAACTTCTCCATGTTGGCGTACTTCCACAAATCAACAATGCTGTTGTTAACAGTTGTTGCGTTGTAAATATCACCCAACACGTTAGGACTTACAGAACCGCCGAACTTACCACGCTTGCAAGGCAACACGTTGTGCGAAACTAACTGCTGTTTCAATTCACGAACTGTTCCTAGGTCAAGTGTGTAAGGGGCTGATAGCAAACCGCTCTGGTTAACGTTAGCGTCAACTGTCGATGCCGAGTCAACTACGGCGCTATACAATTCAGAAATCGACTGACCAGCCTGATAGCCTAGTTCAACAGCCGAATTTCCGACCAACTCATCAATCGCTGCGGCAATCGCAAACGAAGAGAAGTTGGAATAGTTATTCCATTCACCAATCTGCGCCGGAGCGCTCAACTGGCTGATCAGTTCCGGACTTCCAACCGTACCGTCGGCTCGCTGTGTTGTATCACCAGATAGCGTGTTGTACTGGAAGAATGTTCGGTTGATACCCATGTGCAACGGTTGCACACGTCGCTCTGCCCATGCTACGAAAGCATCGGTTTCGCCCTTCAGGTTAGGAATCAGTTCCTTATCGAACAAGATAGCCTGCGCTGTTAAAACGTTTCCTACGTTCATTGCTGCTGGATTTGGTCCACTCATAAAATCTCTGCCTTAATATGCTTTACGAAGTTATCGAGGCTGTGCAAGGACTGCGTTAATCTCGGCCCGTGATTTCGGGTCTTTGACTAAGCGCTTCAATTTTTCCTTGTCCATCTTCAAAATACCTTCTCTTGTGTATTTCGGTTCACCTGAAACCGTCGGTCGCTGTGCTGATAGCGATCCTGGTTCAAGTCCACCGTTAATACCCGGTCTTGGCGTAGCAGGAGGTGTATTGTCTGCTGGCAAAGTTGCCGGTGGTACTGGCGCTGCTGGAGGAGCAGCCGCCGCTGCTTGTCTTGCCGCTAATTCGGCGGCAGGATGTTGCACGGCTGGTAACGCTTGTGGCACCGTTACCGGTGGATTAGCCACGGGCGGTACCTCTACTCGACTAGCTGGCACCACTACCGGAGCCAACTCGTGTTCCAATGCAATAAATGCAATTTCCAAATTATCTAAAGTAAACTCAAGTTGATTTTCCTCAAGATACTTTCCGATCAAATCAGAATTTGCTTTGCATGGATTAAAATCTTTAACGTGTCGCTGCATAAACTCAAAACCAATTTGCTTACCCTTAGCTTTTGCTTCAGCTTCTCGGGCTGCTTCTCGGTCTTTAGCGACTTCACTTCCGGCGATCTTTCTTGCCGCTGCAACAGCCTTGGCAGAATCGTCGCCTTTCAAATCTTTTAGTAATGCAGCCATATCTTCGTCTGTCAGAGGCTTATACTCTGGCTCCACGGGCTGCTGTTGTTTAAACGTAACTTTCTGAGTCTTCAAACGATTGAAGGCTCGTGTTGCTTGAACATGACACTCATCTTTCTTTGCGATAAACTCAGGCCACGTCTTAGCCTCAAGATGAGTAGGTCGTCCAATAGGATTACCAGATTCGTCTTTAACCTGATATTCCTGAACAATTCTTAAAATTTTACCTTCGGCATCACGAGTAACATGTATACCGTAAACAGCATAAGAAGCATCTTCTGCTTCCCACGGCTTAACTAATACTTGGTTTGCTGACGCTGCCGCCGTTGCCGCTTCTGATACTGCTTTGGCTGCTGCTGCATCCGCTGCGTCTTGTTCTGCTGCCGCCGCTTCTTTTGTCGCTTGATCTGCGGCTTCTTTCGCTGCTGCTTCTTCTGGAGTAATCACAGGAGCTTCTTCGGTTGCCTGAAGTGCTCGATTAATCTCAACTATACCTTCCGGCGTCGACATCTTTTTCTTCAGTTCTTCAGTACCGAGTTTATACACATCGGCCTTAGTACGCAGTATTTCTGACATATTAGTCTCCATCTTGTAATTTATTAGACAACACCACTGCTTGCGCTAGTGGATTACCCGGTCGAGCTTTAGATTCCGCCGCATTAATAACAGCACGAATTTCCTCTTCCGATACTTGCTGACTCAAAACAGCTACTCGCTCATGAAAATCAATTGACTTCATAACATCGGCACAAAATTCATTTATCGTTTGAGACTGTAAATGCAAACGACTAAGTTTCTTTTCATACTCCGCATCATCAGATTTAAGAGCAAGAAAACGTCTATTAACTCTCTCACACGATTTATTGAAAATCATGATCAAAACTTCGTAACCGGGATGATGAGCTAAATTAGCCAAAGCTGCTCGCTGTGGCATAGTTAATTCATCAAATAACAAAGGTTCTACGGACATTGTGACTCCTAACTATTGATTATATTTCTGTTGACGAACCGACTCCTGTTGTAGTTGGTTCACCAGATATTTCTGGTTGTAAAGCATGTTCTGTAGCCGCTCTGACGACTTCATTTGAAGCCTTTCCTAACTGCTCTTGTTCCTGTAAAGCCTGCTCTTGCTGGAACTTCTGCTGTTGCTGCTCTTGCTGTGCTTGAGCTTGACGAGCTTGAACTCCGGCAGGAGAATTTGCATCTCGCTGCTTAGTTTCATCAGGAGACATAGGAATCAAGAATTCTTGACTGTACTTCCATCCAGCTGCTGCGGCGTACATTTTAAATATCTGAGGATAATTCCACTTCACGCCTGCCTGAGTAAGCCCGTTATTAAATGCTGGTGCAGCAAAAAGTTGCATCAGAATAGGAAAAAATTGAGCCATCTCTTTCTTAGCGCCAAGATGAGCACCGGCAAGTACTTCATACTCTAACTGAGCATTTCTGAAATCGATATGATCGACACTCTTTATGGCGTCTTTACCCATCTTCTCGCCAAGGATTCTGTTCAAGACAGAAGTAGGTAATAAATCATTGTTCAATTCATCCATTGTCTGAAGCCAAGGCTCAAAAACTTGACGAATGATTCGACCGATAGGATTATCTAATCTCGATGCATTAGCCTGAATAACTCCAGCCGCACCGGTTCCTGATCGCATACCAGTTGACTTAATACCAGCCGAACTAGCGCCTTGAACAACTTGCTCATTGGCTCCAGACGAAGCCGCAGCCGCTGCTTGTGACTGCTGAATAGCCTGATAAGCTGCCGCAGGTGGCGACGGCATTTCTAGAATTCTAAATGCCTTATCTACGTCGTCATCTACGTCGATAATACCGCCCTGCTTCCACCGAATGTTCTGCGTAGGAGTATTAAATCCCTTCTTACGAACAAACGGAGGCTGCAAGCAATACGAAATCAAATCCAACGAAAGGTTTGTCACACCCTGCTCAACCAATTGTTCTGAACCGATCAAGATACCCAACCCTTGACCATAAAAACAATCCGGAATGTTTCTCCAGTTTGCTGAGAAGAACGGAATTCGCCCATACGGATTAGCTTCATTTCGAATCAAGATGTTGTGACCATCAAAAGTCATAATCACAATGACTCGTTCTTTATCCCATCGCTCAAGAATCTCAATTGGAGTTTCTTGTGGGTTTGCCGAAGTCTTATAGCTTCGAGGAAGAGCATGTTGCAAATAACCATACATACCTTCCGGAATAGTCAACGTGATGTTATCTGGTCCGGAAGTAGGTTTAGAAAAATACAGCCCTCTCAAAACATCTTCATCAGGAATGTTATAACCAGGAACATTTCGCAGACGATCTAAATCCGAAAACGTGGCGTAATCTCGATAGATAACCCACTTTGCTTTTCGAATATCACCAACACGAGTGCCGGGATCGACTAGGACAGTTCGAATATCGCAAAATTTAATCCAAGGTCGAGAATGAAGAACTTCAACTACTTCACTGACAAACTCATCCGATTCGGCAGTATGAATAGGCTCAATTTCTTGAGTCGCACCAACGAATGTTCCTGTTTTCTTCTTTCGGCTATATGTCTTTCTCTTTTCTTTATATTCGGAATATCCCCACTTCATTATCCCTGTTCCGAACAAAGCCATATGTTCCGCAAACAACTCAACTTCTTCTTCAAAATGCATTAAGTCTAATTGAGTAGTGAAAAGAGCTTTCTTCGCTTCGACTACAGTCTGTGTTGTTCCAGGTCGAGGACGTAGTTCAAACGGTGGTTTCTCATAAAAGATTCCGCCCATCACCTTAGGGATGATAGAACTAATATGATTCGAAACCATAAACTTCGGAACGTTAGCCTGAGCTACGTTACCACCATCAAAAGCGGTACTAGCTGCTGGCGATTGATACAACGTATCCGCCAAAGTCCAACCTGAAGGCCACTGATTTATATTGATGTAATTATCAGCTGAAGCACAATCATCCAATACCAACTTAACAGCTGCTTGCGCCTGTAGCATAAGGATGTTAGTTTCAACATCCACACTAGTATTATCTTTAGTTATTTCTCCCGCAGGCTCTACATATAGTTTTGAAATCTCTTCTGGTGCCGGTTGAGAACTACCGGGGACTGCTCCGATTCCTGCCATATTATTTCCATCCTTAAACGTGCATTCCATTACCACCGAAGATTTTATTTCGAGGGTCATTTGAAGGTCGCACATCTTCTGGTGCTGACGGTGCCTGCGTAGGCGTAGGATCACCCCATCCACCAAAAATTCTTTTGTGAAATTCAGCTTGCGCCATTGCGATTCGCTGAGTTTCTTTTGTTTTTTCTTGAGCCTTTATATCTTCCACTGAGGGAATATACGTTGGCAGAAAGAAATACAACATCGACATGGCGTCAGGAATATCATCCTTTCGACCACGATTTCTTCGCTCACCCGTGTAACGAGTTAACTGAGTAAATGCCTCATCATTCCATGCACCGAAACAGAACCAAAGCAAATCATTCGTAAGCAATATTTCCAACTGCTTAATGCGATTTCTTTTGGCATCAGGCTCGACAGAAGGTGTTCTCCACCAAATTCTGGGCATAACATCCAAACGCTTATACCAACGATCTAACTCTATTTGAAGCAGTTCAGAGCTTGGAGTTTTCTCAATCAATGTTTGTCGTGGATTCCAATCCCGATCCATCTTGACAATCTGCTGAGCTAACTCAGAAGGTGTCCAACGACCGAAACGAACATCTAAAATTGCTAATCCCCATCGCCCATCTTTTTGATAACGTCGAGCAGCTACACCAACTGAGTAGTCTGAATTCTTATTATGTGTCAGTGCCCAATCCCAAGCTATAAAAAGATCACCATCTTGAGGAGCCATTGTCATAGGATACAAATGCTTACGCAATGCATCCTCAGTGAACGTTACTCTGAAAGAATCTTCGGCTTCCAAAGCGGGTTCATTCAATTGCTGACAACGAAACAACTTCTCATTATCTAGAAGCTTTCCACGAAGAACTTGAAAAGCATTCTTAGACAACTCAGGAAAAGCTAAAACAACCATATCTTCCGTAAGTTGCTTCAAAGGTAAATCTTCAAACCCTGGTTTAACTATCCAACACGCACGACAAAAATACTTTAACGGCTTATCATCTCGAATAGCTATACGAGAACCATACCAATCGTCCGGAAAATATCTCGTACCAATACTGTCTGTAAACCCATGCCCATCAACTAGGTTGGAACTGTTATCTATCTGATCTTTCAACGATTCTCTGGTTTGCGTAGTTAAACAATTTTTATCGTTAACAGCATCATCATTCTTTTTAATATCGCAATGCCAACCCGACAAACCAGAATCAATCGAGTTAACCCATAAAGTAGGTTCTACTTGACTGTGTTTTCTACATCGCAAAAGAATAGGAGTATTGGCTCTACCAGCGGCTTTCCGCAAAACATACTCAGGAAATAACAGTTGAAAATCTGTCGGTGTTCCCTGCTCCGCTAAATAAAGATAACCCTTAATCGCCTTCATGAAAGCAAAAGCTAATTTCTTTTCAGCCGTCATGATCAAGATACGAACATCCGGAACGTTTAGCATCCATTGAATACAATCCACTCTATTCAACGTAGACTTAAAATGTCCTCTAGAATCCAGAATCAGGGACTCTTTTGTAAGACATCCGTGTTCATCAAATCGCTCTTGACGATCAATAGCCTTATGAACATCGCCGATGGTATAACCTTTATAATACACACCATCGAAATTTTTCTGAACGTACGTATCGGCTATTTCTTGATGAACTCGGCGTACAAAATCGTGACGTAGAATATCGATACCTAGAAATAGTAAATCCTTTCTAGCTTTATCTCTAAGATCAAGCCACTCTCTAAAATTACGATAAGCTCCGAGAATCTTTGAATCCAACGGCTTTGGAGTATTAGACTTCTTAGTCTTAGAACCTTTTGGACGACCACGAGGTCGTTTTACATCATCCTCTTCTTCCTCTTCTTCTGAAGCTAACCACTCGTCTCGACCAACATAAAGCTGACCTAACTGTGCCCAACTCAAACTCTCCGACCGTCTATCAACCTTACCAAGACTTCCTACATCAGCTAAAGGAAGTTCCGCCTCATCGAAGGGTGCTAATGTTTCACGAATAAACTGATTCTCTACTGTGACAAACTGTGCAGGAGCACTTTCTCTTACTGAAAGATCAAAGCCTAATCGTAACGCACGCTCTTTACTATACTTTCTCTCTTCTCGTGTTTCTTCTGTAGTATTACCCATTGATCCCTCGACATTAAGCCGATGGTATCAATGATCCTGTCGGCTTTAAACTTGGCTTCTTAGCAGCTTCGCCCCATCTTTTTATTAAGGAGTACGGAGCTTGTGAATACTCATTAGCGATTATATCTGGATTTGAAACTGAGTCTCTTTGTAAAGTCTTATCAAAAGTTTCAGCTGTTTCCAGAGGATTCTTTCCAAGACCACTCATATCTGGCATGTTACTGCCCCTCTGCTACCTTTCTTTGCTGAGCATTCCACTCTAGTGATTTCTCTTCGTCAGACTTAGGCTTTGCTGCCTTTGGAGCCGCCATCTTATAAGATGCACCAGAATACTCGTTGCTTAGTTCATGGGGCAACGGCACAGGAGAAGTCTTTCCAGGTCTACTGGAGACTTCCGACGTTCTTTTTACATCTTCAAAAATATCTGGCATTAGCTCACCATATCTTCCGAATGTTTAATCTCTTTCGTTAAAGCAATAGCTTTATATCCAGATGGGTCTTGATCATCTTTATAAACGCCTACAACTCCACCCGGCGCTACTTTTACTTTATTATGATCACCATGAAGTAATTGAGACAACTCGTGGACGATTGAACTATGAACAACTGAAATAGAAGGATATTTACTAGCTTCACCCTTGTGAATAGCCATCATAATCTTAGGATCGGTTCTCTTTCTAAAATCATTCAGCCGTTCACCCCGAGGAATTTTCTCATCAGGATTATCTTGATAATATCGAATCGTCGCTAAATTCTCTTTATCTTTTGGCTTACCTGATAGCTCACCGACATTAAAAGCATCGAAATCCTTAACCATCTTAGGCTTTATCTTAGACTTCGATTTTTCCAAAATCGGTTCTATAGTTTGCAGCGTTCGCTTTTTACTACTATGATAAGCTGCGCTAAACTTTCGACTCTTGAAAAAATTACCTAACTCTTCAGCCTGTTCTTTTCCTTTATCATCCAACGATACATCAACAGGGCCACGAAACTTCCCCGCATCATTTAATTCGGTACTACCGTGCCGAACAAAATATGCTACGGGTTTCAACATATTCATGCTTTCCCTACAAGTTCTATGTCTACTCCATATCCCTTCGAAGTAATAAGACGATATATGCCATCCATTTTTTCGATATAAACACGCTTCTTATAATAGATATCGGCCAATTCGAACCCTAAAACCTGAACTTGAAACTTGTATCCAGCTTGAACAAACGTTGGATTAGGACCGTGAACTTTCAACTTAAACGAATGTTCTTTACCAAATAGTTGTTTAAAATCGGTATCTGAAATAGACGGCTTAACAACTTCAACAGAGACAAGAGCATTCAAAAATGCTTGAAAATTATCTATAGACTCAACACCTAAGCCGACAGTTATTTGTGCTTCATCCTCATTACTAAATTGCATTGTGACGATTCCTACAATCTTATGTGTAGTCAGTGATATAAGAGCCGAACCTGAAGAACCTTCACTACCAAAAATTTGAGCTATGAAATAACCCGGCACTAGAATTCCTTCAGAGGTCAAATTAGCTGAAGATACTTTTCCTACGCTAAGTTGTTTAGCAGCAGATAAAGCGAAATTCACATCTATAACATCATCTCCAATAGAAACCCCACCTAGAGTTCCCAAAGGAATAACTGGATAAACCTTATCGGTCTTTAATTCAAATACGGCGAAATCGAATTTTTTATCGAATACCGATTTAACAACAGTCACGGGTGTAAAATCTTCATCCACATCATCAGCTACTGCATAAGTATAGCCCGTAGACTTACCGACACAATGACCTGCTCCGATCAAATGATAACCACCAGGAATAATTTCATACGCTGTCACTGTACAAAAATCTTGAACGTGATCTTTATAAATTCCTTCTAACAGCATTGTTGCCTTAAACACATCACCATTGAAACCTTTCGGTGATTGAATAACTGATCCTCCTGCCGCAAGAGGAAGCGAGAGAATTAAAACCAAAGCTAACGTGGCTAATTTTTTCACACTAATACCCTAACAGAGCATAGTTTAAAGCCGCCCTCTTACAAGGTCCTCTGCTCGGCTTACTGTTGATCGTCGTCTTTTCTAGCGGGTGAAAAAGCGTGGCTAGCGACACCGCCGACTACTACGCTGGTAAAAGCTACGAAAGTGGGGTCCATGTGATGGAACCACTGAAGAACTGCCCCCACCCCAAAAATACTACCTATCATCGGAAGGTGATAATCTTTAACATTAGTTAAAATTTTATCCCAATTCATTAGTGTTTAAACCCCGACATCGTTTGCGCAAAGTTTGCCATCTTTTGAACATGGGCGTTCTTGCTGTGAGTAGCGGCTTCGACCTTAGACTTAGGAATCGTTTCTCCCTCAGGAACACCTAGCGCCCGATGCAAACCACCTTTTCGAAGTTTATGCAGCGCTCTATAAAGAGAGGGATTTTTAGCTCTTGCCATATTACACTCCCTTCATAGGAATACCAGCCTTAACTGCTTCGGCGGCATCTACACCGTGATCTCCAGCTTCAGCTGCGCCTTCCTGTTCATCTGGCTCAGATGTGTGCTCCATAAGGCCGTCCATCATTCCGTCATGATCAGCACGAGCGTAATCCTTGTGCTTACCCTCTTCATGCTCGTGATGAATCGAATGCGAACCATCGGCGTGATGAGTAATGTGAGTGTGAGAATATTTATGAGTCTTAGCCATGATAATCTCCGTTACTTGGCATTATGCCGATTATTAAATTGTTCCGGAACTGCGTGTTCGCCTTTCTCATCATGACCACTGTCGACGCCTTCCTGCCACATAGCCAATCCATTTGCTCTGGCACTTGCGTTAGGCTTATGATATGGTCTGTGACCTGTTTCTTGATTAGTAGGCATTCTGTCATGAGCGCCATTGGCAGCATGACCGCCTGTAACTCCACGCTTCCAATTATCTAAAGCGGCTGCTCTTGTGCCCATTTGATGCTTTGCATCTTTAACAGGTACACCAGTGTTCATACCACTCTGACCTTCACCTTGACGAATGTCGGCCTCGTGATCACAAACCTCGCCTGTACCCGGAGTAGCCATAGCTACACCGATCTTATTTCCTCTTTTCGGACTGTGGTCCTTTGCATAATCTGACATATTATTTCTCCTGATCTTTTTTCTTGAAGGCTTCGACAAACTCGCAACATCCTTTTTCGATGTTAACGATAGGCAAACCCTTCGAATCTTTTTTAACTTGTGGATCAGCTAACATAACAGACTGAAGACAGCGACCACGACCATCTTCATCCTTAAAAATCTTATCTTGCTTAATACCTTTGAGGTATTCACACATACCACAATAATAAGGACCGTTTTCAGCATATCCTGCTAAATCCGTACTCTTAGGCCAAATTGGACCTACGTCAGAGATAAACTTTTTTAACTTACCGATTATTTTAAGCCAGGACTTAGCCATTTTTCCGTGCCTTATGTGCCACCTTATAAGATGGCAAATGCTTCTCAGAAGTCGAAGCGAAATCATGAAGCTGCTCATGGCTCATTTTCTTCAAACCTTTATTACGAGCATATAACTTTTCCGGATGATGTTCAGCGATTGCCATAGCTGTCCGTTGAGCTACTGAAACTGCTGGCATGTTATGCTCCGTGTCGACGACCAAGTAACATCAATAAGCCCTGAACGGCGTAAGTAACTAAAAACTTGCCATTCTCCCAATTCTTTGCTGTCTTAGCATCGTCTTTAAGATCATTGACTTGTTCTTTAAGTGCGTCATGTTTAGCTATAGCCGTTTTTACATCGCCAGCTAAAGTTTCTTGACCAGTTTGAATCTCGCCTACTTTTTCTACCATCCATAGACGAAACTGTTCTTCTGTTTGAGGGATTCCTTCCATTAAATTAACCCGAAGTTAAGCAACCGACTTTCACGGTGCCGCCCTGAATTCCACAGGCGTTGTCGAACTAGCAACTGGAGCCGCTTTGAGTCGGCTCCGGATGTCAGAACGAAGTTTATTGTTCTAGAGCGAACTGATACATACTAGCTGTGTTACCTGCGCCAGTTGTACCGAATGTTGCTCGAACAGCCAAAGCAAATGGTGCATTGGCACCTGACGTTCCAGTTGTACCAGCGGGAGCTGACATGTTTACGCCAGTTACAGCGTTTGTCAAAATGCTAAAATCACCAGCTGTTCCAGCTTCAAACGTGTTATCCAGTTCGTAGACCCACTTACCTTGAACTAGACCGCTTGTGTTATCCCCCTGAAGCCAACACTCCAACATCCAAGGCTGAGTCGCCAATTGTTCACCAGTACCACCGCCTAAGTTTCTAGCTGTAGTATCACAAATTGATGTATATGTCGGAGACGCTGCTGTATAGTTAGTCGAAAGAACCAACTCTAATTTAAAAGTTGGGCAAGCGATTGTAGGATCGGGTGTTACGTTACCCATAGCGATAACGTGCAGCAACTGGTTATTGGAAGCATTATTTCCCTGAGGATAAATGTATCCAACTTTAGACGAAGCTACGTTGATCGAAGGACCGGGAACTGGAGGAAAGAATTTAGCGGTTGTACCTGTACCGCCAACCGTTACCGGGGTGTTACCATTTAAAAGCAAATTACTTACTGTCTGCATGAGTCACCTTTGTGTTTCGTATGGGTATGAAACTCGCCTTAGGCTGTTGTTCAATCCGTACGTTCTTATTCAGAGACACTATTGTGCCATCTGTGATTCCAGGTACCGATGGCACCTGCGAATATCTTTACCCTTCGGTGAAGGGTTCGAAATCTTGTGTATAACGCCACGACGGATCAACGTTCTTTAAAATATTTCTCAGTTGATGAATACGTCGTTCGATATTTCCTATCGGTCTAAATTCTTCAGTACGACAATACATACGAAAACCCTGATGGGCTACCTTAGGAGTTTCCGGATACTTAACAAATCCATTAACCGAACGCATCACGTGGCGAATCAAACCGTCATCCAAATCACTAGCATCAGGAAATGGGGTGAAAATCTTATCTAAATAGCCTCTGCGATCATTGAAAAAACTATCGTTGATATGAGGAACAACCAAAACAAGAGATTCACGTCTAAATGAAGCGCCAGGGTTAGTGTAATAGTTTTCGCCGTATCTTTTAATGTACCGACCAGACGTTGCAAAACAACCACTGTCTTGTGCTTCAATTGACCAAGTAAAATAATCATGAAAGACTCGAACATCTTCCTCAACGAAGAAGATCAGGTCGGCTCCGGACTCATAACCACCTTTCATAGAGTTTAAAATATTCCAACACCCGCTTGGCGCACGAGGATGCTCTTTAGCGTGAAAGATCAAAGCACGTGGTAAGTAGGTGTCCCGAACATACTCCACTTCACTGAGACGCTTAGCATCAGTGTGGTCAACGTATATTCGAATATCGTCAGGCGATTGATCGGCCCGGTCAATTGATTCTAATGCTAGCGCCAACATTTCTGGACGCTTCAGTGTGGGCATTACGACAACATTTGACATAAAATTGTGCGGGTTTTGGCTCTCGCCGAGGCACCCGCCGCACCCCTTGTCGCCCGAGGATTCTTTCGTCTCTACTCAGACTCCAACCGTCTCATAAACGGTCAAGATTAAATTATCTGAAGAGAAGTTCCACAGCCTGAACAAAACTTGGCTGCTCCCTTCGCTCGTTTACCACAAGTCTGACACTTCGCTCTAATATCAACTGTCACTGGTCGTTGCACATCTACCTTACCGTGCTTACCGATCAGCTTCAAAGTCAATACTTCTGAAGCTTCTGTTTGAAATCCAGATACACTGACAAATTCTTGATTACTAACTGCTCCAGGTGCTGTAATACCAGCTGTATTTTCTTCTACCGATTTCGTGCACTGAGCCGATTTCGTGCACTGAGCCGACATCATATTCTGAGCGTGGACTGAATTACCCATCACTGTGTTAGTGTTCCACACAGGACCTAAATAATCATAAAAAGGACGATAAGGCCAGTACTGATGGTGGTAAGTATGATGCTCAACTACTTTCGGTATCTTAAACACGTACTCTTTCTTAAACTCAACCCGGAGTAAACCGTCTTCAAGCCGAACACCACGATGATCTTCAACCGCCTGGGTACGCTCGATAAACTTGAAACGATTACCCTGTTTCAAATTATCACTTCGCAGGAATCGCTCAACTTCCATTTCACCATTAGCTGGAAGAACTAACCACGTTGTAGCTTCCTTTCCATCAATTGAAATCTGAGCCATAGCTCTGACAGGATTCAAATTCTTCAACAGAACCGAATATTCACTTCCAAATGGTAACTGAACTTCCTCTCCACTTTCTCGGAGAATCTTTCCATTTACCTTTACTGCCAAGACAAAGTTTTTCTTATAAGTCATACATCTCCTTTAAACGGCACACAGAGTAAGTGCCCAAATTAGACTCTGTTAGATTTACTTCATTTATGCTTTAGGTCGTAAAGAGTACCTAGCACAAAAACCACGACATACATAATTCCAAATAAAATATAGCCAAACACCCGCTTCATCGCCACAGCCATCCGCAGATGCACTTGACAATACCGTCACCTTGACGAGGCTTTCGTAAAACGTTGCCGCAACGTGGACACTTTCTTTCCCACATAACGTCTCCGGCCTCAGGGATTGTCCACCGGGGTCTGCTAAATAAAAAACCCGCCACAATGGGCGGGTTGTTTTGGTTGGCTGACTAGGATTCGAACCTAGATTTTATCGTTCAGAGCGACACGTGCTGCCGATTGCACTATCTGCCAATATTGGTTGCCTCGCTTGGATTCGAACCAAGATACCATGTTTCAAAGACATGGGTCCTGCCGATTGAACGACAAGGCAATAGTCCGTTACTTTTTACGCCACGGTTTATACGACGACTTCCTTCGTACGGGCGATATCATCGATCCATGGTCACGACGACTGGCTCATCTGGAAGGATTCGAACCTACAACCCTCTCCTTAACAGGGAGTCGCTCTACCGTTGAGCTACAGATGAATCTTGGTGGACCGCCACGGACTCGAACCGTGAACCCACTCCTTAAAAGGGAGGTATGTTGCCTCTAACACCTGCAGTCCATTGGCGGAAGATCAGTGAATCGAACACTGTCAGGCTTTCACCTGTCACTATTTTCGAGATAGTTGCCGACCATTCAGCGCTATCTTCCCTTAAACAAACTTTGGCGGCGAACAAAAATCTTTTGAAGAGCCTACTTTAAATCCAGAAACAAAGTATCCAATCCATAAACCTAATCTGTGCATTATAAATGACATTTTATTCTCCATTGGCGGAACGTGGTCGAATCGAACGGCCTTACCCCTTGCGAGATATCACCGTTTTCAAGACAGATGCTCACCATTAAGCGCTACGCTCCGTTGGCGGAGAGTGCAGGATTTGAACCTGCACAAGCTTTCGCTTGACTTCAGTTTAGCAAACTGACACGTTGCCGGATTCCGTCAACTCTCCGAATTTTCTATCTTTGCATGATTCTTACGAGTGTCCACATCTCGTTTACAAACTTTACAATAAGTGCCGCTACGACTATCATAAAACTCAGAAACCGGTAGTGCTCTCTTGTGTCGTGAACACCATCTCATGCCATCTGGAACATTATACGGTGAACGATAGTATGAATGAGGACGATTACAATCACAATGAGAAAAAGCGATATTATCTAAATCCCAAAACAAAGACGAATCTCGTCCTTCCCAAGGCTCTTTATGCTCAACACTCAAATCTTCGGCTACAGAAATTACTTGTTTACACTTAAAACAAACATTCTGTTGTAAACAAACGAGTAAATGAAAAAGAATATTCTTTCTCAGTTTATTTGCCGCTGCACCATGCGACATTCCCAATTGCTGAAAAATACGCTGCTTTCGTAATTCATCCTTATTCATAAGCCTTTGACTCCTTAAAGTCGTTGACTATTTAGGACTTCCTTTTAATCGTTATATTCGGGGTGACAGAAAATTACTGCATTATCGTCATCTAACTTTTCAACTGTCAAGACAATCCGATCTGCACCATTCAACAACTGACGCTTAACTTCTTCAGTGATAATGTTAACAGTTTCTTCAAACATGGTTCCTCAAATTGGCAGGACGGGTCTGAGTCGAACAGACACTGCATCGTTTTGGAGACGAGCCGACTACCGCTATCTTACCGACCTATATGAACATAAATGTGTATAACGCTTCGTAAATGGAGCACGGAGTGAGACTCGAACTCACTAAGAAGCGTTTTGCAGACGCTCGCCTCGACCGATTCGGCATTCCGTGCATTGGTAGCGGATAAGGGACTCGGACCCATAACTTCCACTTTGTAGGAGTGGCACTCTAGCCATTGAGTTAATCCGCTATATGGTAGGGCTACCGGGACTCGAACCCGGACTACTTACTTGAAAGGCAAGCGTGCTACCATTGCACTATAACCCCATTGGTACTCTCAGTGTGATTCGAACACACGTCACTGCTTTGAGAAAGCAGTATCCTAAACCCCTAGAAGATGGGAGCACATGGTCGGACTCGCTGGTCGGTCTACTCGGATTCGAACCGAGATTTGCCGAGTAAGAGTCGGCGCTTCTAGCCGTTGAATTATAGACCGTGGTAGTCGGAGCCAGATTCGAACTGACATCGTGCGCCAATCTAGCGCTTATACAGTTTATAAGACTGCCGCTCTACCATTGAGCTATCCGACTATTGGCGATCCTAGCAGGACTCGAACCCGCATAACTAGTTTCGAAGACTAGCGCCTTTTCCATTAGACGATAGGACCATTGGCATCCCTGAGAGGACTCGAACCCCCATCCATCCGGTAGAAACGGAGTACTCTTTCCATTGAGCTACAGGGACATTGGCGATGACGAGGGGTATCGAACCCCCACACTCTGTCGTGACAGGACAGCGCACTACCATTATGCTACGTCACCAAATTGGCTGGCCCAGAGCGACTCGAACGCTCACCCTCTCCGTTAACAGCGGAGTGTACTACCGAATTATACGACAGGCCAATTAAAACTTCTGGAGCGGCTTGCGGGAATCGAACCCGCCTTTAATGCTTGGCAAGCATTCGTACTGCCAATGTACGAAAGCCGCATTGGGAGAGGATTCTCTGATCCATTCCGGTTTCAGATGCGAAGCATCAAGTCAAGCCTGTTTGGTCACGGTCGGCTTTCACCATCCCTTGCGGGAGTGGAGCGAACAACGGGATTCGAACCCGTACGTTAAGTTTGGAAGACTCACATGCTACCATTAACATCATGCTCGCATTGGTAGCGGGAGTCGGATTCGAACCGACGATAACGAGGTTATGAATCTCGTGTCTTAGGCCAGACTAGACGATCCCGCAATAGAAATCAAATTATGATCAAATTCCCAATGATGATTTGGACACAACGCTACCAAATTATTCAAATCATTTATTTGAGCAATCGTAGCGTCATCAGGAAACTCAGATACTGCTTTCAAATGAGCGATCTCAACGTAATTAGAATATCCACATTTCGAACACTTTAGTTTATTACCACTTCGTTCCCAAATAGCAGCAGCGTGTTTTCTTATTGAACTTCTAGCTGACTGCCAATTCTTTCTCGAAGAAAATAAATCTTTCTTAGTTCTACTGCCCATAACTGAGTGCGAACTCTTAAATCTAGCGGCACAAGGACGACTACAAAACCGTAATTTAGGTTTATACGCCTCGAATTCAACGCCACAACTTAAACATAAACGCATCATAATCCCACCGATTGATAGGAGCTACCTATCAACCAAATGAAAAGTAATCACTCACGAAAACATTTCGAACTGGACGCCTTTTCATGAGCGGGTGGCCAGCCTATGTTTCTAAACAGAACGAGTCTGATTAGAACAGCCCTACATCACGCCAGCTTAGCCCTGCAGAGCTTCAGCGTCTTGCCAGCATGATGTTATGTAAAGTGGCGGCTACTGAGGGAGTCGGACCCTCTCCTCTTGTTCTTCAGACAAGCGCTCTACCGTTGGAGCTACATAGCCATGGTGGACCTAGTCGGCTCTGCCCCGACCGCCTCTGCTGTGCAAGAGCAGCGCTCTTCTTAATGAGCTACAGGCCCAATTTAAACATTGTATCAAACTTCTAACAGTTTGTCAAGCTTTATTTTATACGTAATTGACAGTTACAATTACACCAGATGACGGGGAAACCGAACCCGCTGTTCCACCAGTGGTAACACAAAGTGCTGTCAAAGCTGTACCAAACGTTTTACCTGGAGCCGAACCAGTATTATAGTTCTGTGTAATTACCGCCCCACCGGGAACATACAAAATTTCATCAGGTGCTGTCGTTCCTACTACCACGGAACCTGCCGCTAAATTATACAACTTAACATACGATGCTGCGCCACCGTTAGCCGAATTATCAACTGAAATCCAGTAAACCTTTGCCGAGGACGCTTTGATAGCATCGGCTGTATTCCCCATGGCTGTATCTGTAAAGATAACCTCATTGGCTGGCGTTGCTACAGTCACTTGTGTAATAGACATTTAATTTCTCCTTATGCTCCGTGAGCTACGCCTAGATAATCAAGCCAATAAGAAATATTTCCACCAGGATTGATAACCTGTATAATATCTAACAACAAGGGATTATCAAACGCTGAAGCGAATAAAGTTGCTGTCGATCCTTGAAGAATAGGGGTAAAATAAACCCCCAAAACGGTTCCATCTGTTGGATTAACAGCTGGACTATGAACCTTACCAAGATAATCTACGTTAATCATAACGGAAGGAGCGCCACCTGTCTGACTACCAGGACTTGCAATTTGAATCAAATCTAAATTCTGCGCTTCGTTAGAAGAAAACGCATATTGAACCGACAAGCCATTAGTTACTGAAGCTTGAACTCTAGATAACACCGCCACTGATGTTGCTGCCGCCATGAATCACCTCACAAATTTGGTCGGAGTGAAAGGACTCGAACCTTCAAGGTCTTTCGACACCAGTTTCCAAAACTGGCAAGCTTCCATTTACTTAACTACACTCCGAAATGGTGGATGTGGTAGGAGTTGAACCTACAACGTCGTAAGCGACGAAGTGTTTTACAGACACCAGAACCTAGCCGGTTTGTTCATCACATCCATTGGAGCGGAGACACGGATTCGAACCGTGCATTCAGGCTTTACGAAAGCCAAATGGTGAGCCTCACTCACCGCATTGGGGTGGATAACGGGAGTCGGACCCGTCCTGGCTCTTTCACAGAGAGCAGTGCCTCACCGCTACACTATATCCACCATAGAAATTCTATCAAACTTCTTCAAGTTTGTCAAGCTATTTTAAGCGTGATCTCCTTTATCTCCCTTGGGACCTTGTGCTCCATCTTTTCCATCACGACCGGGAGCGCCATCTTTACCGGGATCGCCTTTCAAACCAGCTGGACCGAAAGGACCTTGATCACCCTTGTCTCCCTTCATACCATCTTTACCGTCTGCTCCAGCTTTACCATCTAAACCTTTCGATCCTGCGTCCCCTTTGTCGCCTTTATTTCCTTGAGGACCTGTAGGACCTTCTACTCCGGATTTACCTTGCGGACCTGCTGGACCTACTGAACCTACATGACCCGCTAGCCCTGCGGGACCGACTGGACCACGTGGACCTGCAGCACCAGGAACTCCGGAAACTTTATGAAACAAAGAAAAAATTAACGATACACCAGCAACACCAATAGCAATAAATGCTAGATCAATCATCTATCCCCCTCAGAACAGTGATTTACTTGGAGCAGGCTGGAAGACTCGAACTTCCGTGGGTTTTATCCGGCAGTTTACAAAACTGCTGCTGTCGCCTCTGAGCCAAGCCTGCGAATTTTTCTTCCTTTACCCATATTCAAACTTCTGTAAGTAGGAGTCAAAGAATGACAATTCGGACACAACAAAATAAGATTCTCAATTTTATTGTTATCCCAATGTCCATCGATGTGTTCCAACTCAACTGGAGAATGTCCTGTTAAAGGATTAATCTCGTTCCAACCACACCGCTCGCACTTTTCTCCACGAACTTTAATCAGATAAGTTCGTATGTGAGCCGATGTTTTATTAGCACCCTTATTTTGAATAATACCGGATTCTTCACCCGAAAGCCATCTTTGAATCCAGTCATTCTGTAAAACTAAACGGGCACACTTTCTACAACCCTTTGCTGCTTTTGAAACTCGTATTCCACAGTACAGGCACACTTTCATTTTTCCTCCTTTGAGAGCCTGTACTTTCTCAAAGAATGTTATGGAGCTAACTCAGTGAATCGAACACTGGTCTGCTAGGTACTAACTAGCGGTAATTCCACTATACGAAGTCAGCTTAAATCTTTTTCAAATATAACACAATGTCTCTAATCTTGTCAAACAAATTATACTGAAACTTGTACTCAGCATAACTAGTCAGAACACCACCGACAAATAAAGCAACGAACAAAGCGATGAATGCGTGTAGAGGCATTTTATCTCCTAGAGAAGTGCTTTCAAACGTGCTAACACATTTGCGGCTACGGATTCCCCTTCTGATTCTAGCTTAGCGATTTCAACTTTGATAGATTCTTTAACTTTAGCTATTTCTTTCAAAGCTGCATTTTCTTCGACTAGCAAATCGTTCACGACAGAAAGATTACCCACTTTTGCCATTAAACGCTCAATTGTTATATTCATTTCTTCTTCCTTTTATGTTCTAGAACAAAAAATTTCCCGTGACCGTGATCTGTGATCCTGTTGGCGCAACAGGCCAGTTAATGGTCAAGACTCCCGACGCTACAGAGCCGGTGATAATTTGACCGTCAGACGATCTCAGATTCGTGACCCCAGAAAGTGTCACCGAACTTGCGCTGAACGCCGGATTAAATTCAAAACCTGGGCTAAGATAAACAGTTAACGGCACTTTTGACAACGTAAGAGTGACAGAGGTAGACGTGCCATCAGGAACAAGATTGACCGAAAAATTTATAGTTGCGACGATGGCCATTTATTCCTCCGTCCACTCAAACCACACACTGGCTAGAGGAGTAGTTCCTACATTATTTATAGTAACCCCGATATAATCATTAAGCCCTCGGATAACTCCAGTTTGCGAAAAGTAATTTCCAAACGTCCACTCAATTACCTGTGGTTGAACAGAAACTGAAGTAGTAACAATCTCATACTGATCAGCAGCTAATGGTGATGTTCCTGCTCGTGTAGCTGATGTTGGAGCCGTTGCCCACCCAGTAGCTGTAGCCGAAGGTGTTGGATTATTTATATCCAATGAAACAAACGCCGAATTGCCCGTACCGCCACTCAAACTGCTGTATCTAAAAACTTGAAGATCAGCGCTTGCACCTGTTGCTGCCGTCGCCGAAAATCGTATTCTCGTCAATCTAACTACTTTTGCTGGACTTCCTTGAAGAGAGAAAAAAGGCCCATTAACTATACCACCTACAGGAGGTGTAAAACCCGAAAGTCCTGACCGATACGTTGCCTTACGGCCCTCGGTGTTAACACTTAAAGCTCCAGTCGTATCAATTATAGTAGGCCACGACTGACCATTCACAAGAGACGGAACAACAGACTGGAACTTGTTAAATAGATACTGTCTAAGAGCCATGTTAAACTGGGAACTCAGCCCACAACAAAGAAGAAGCTGCAGAATGTCCAACTGGAGTTGTTGTAGCAAATAGGCCTAAAATACCTCCAGGTGATATAATTAAACTCCCATCGAAATTCTCTGTATTTTGTGATTGCATTTGTGTCATAAAACCGGCAGCAGTTGCAGTTTCAGCAACGTTGTAAATCTGACCACCACCCAAACCGGATGCACAAAGAACCGACGTTTGAATTGAGGCTAATCCTGTTAACGCTAATCCTGCAAGACCCTTACATTGCGAACCAGCCTGAGTCAGAGTCTTTCTATTAAAAGGTGCTGTACCTGTAGTAATTGCATTATTGCCTGTGTATGCAATCCAAACCAAACCACCGGGTCCGACCGCTGTTGTCAGGGTTGTTAAGGTAACTGAAAGAGTTGCTTGTAAAATTACAGCATTAACACCCGATATCAATGGATTATAAATTCCTATAATTGGGGTTGCGGTAGCTGCCGTAGCCAATGTAGCTGAATTAGCATCTGCTGTTGTAAAAGTGGCGGCATTAATACTTGTAGTGGTCATACCAGAACTAAACATCTGACCACGATAAGTTGCTTCATAAAAACGACCTTGAAGATCGCTAACAAGAACTTCGCCAAACTCACCCGCAGAAGCTACCGGAACCTGTCCGACTTGCTTACCTGTCGCCCCTTGCTGAACACCTATATTCATAAATCCTCTTAAATCACTGGCTGAAAATCTTGAGATGTAGGATCGAAATCAGAACTTTCAACATCTCCATTTTCAGTAACCATATGGACTATGGCTGTACGCATGGCTCTAACTTCTAAAATCAACATTTGAATCAACTCTGTCAAGCCACGAGTGTCTTGGCTATTAGGAGAAATAGTAACCACTAAAGCCGAATCCGTATTAAGTGGCGCTATAGTTCCCGGTTTAACCGCAACCGGACCATTCACACCATCCGTAATTTCCATTGGCCAAGCGTTCACTAATGTATTAGGCGTGCCCTGATTCGCTGTGACTGTTCCGGAAATAGGAATTGCTATTCCACCTGTAAATCCTTCAATAATAACAGAACGACCACCTGCACCTAACGGTACGGGCTGATATTGAGGAGTGGCGTCATTTGATTCACCACCTATCACCAAGAAATTCGTTTCTGCGGTTGTACCGTCAGTTGTTGTACCGACAACATCGACATTTCCTGTGATAGTTGTTGATGTCAAAGATACAACCCAAGGACTTGTACCTTGAGTAACACTGACAGTTCCAGTAATGGCAACTGTGCCATTTGAACCTATATCTACTTTAAGTACACCGGTTCCGGCGTCTACTTGAACTCTGCGCCAAACAGAATTGGTTGCATCCCATCCACCAAGCAAAGCAAATGTGTCTTCAGCATCCGTTGGATTTGCAAACGTATCTGATGGAGTCTTTGCTCCCGCTACAATCCAAGGACTTGTCCCTTGTGTTACGCTGACTGTGCCGGTTATAGTTGTAGAACTTAGTGATACAACCCAAGGAGACGTTCCTTGAGTAACACTAACTGTTCCGGAGTCTACGATGACGTGTTGTGGAGCAGAAAAACTTATCGATCCGCTAATTGGAACAGCTGTTCCACCAGCGACACCTTCAATAATTACACTGCGACCAGCGGCTCCAAGCGGAATTGGTTGATACTGAGCAGTTGCATCGTTAGACTCGCCGCCAACTACTAGAAAAGGTGTCTCTGTTGTGCTACCATCTGTCGTTGTTCCGACAACGTTTACGTTTCCGGTAATCGTTGTAGAAACTAACGATACAACCCAAGGCGAGGTTCCTTGCGTGACACTGACACTTCCAGAAACAGTCACAGCAGGAGTATTCTCAATCAAAACTTTAAGTTGACCAGCCGCATCCGTTGATAGAACTCTTACATCAGCTCCATCCCATCCTAACGCTGCTGTTCCTGTAGGAGTCGCAACTGCGGTACCCGTTGCGTACTGAGTGCCGCCACCGAAACTGGTAATTTGATCACCGTTAGCATTGACGATAGCTACGGCTATTGGAGTGGAATCTGTCAGATTGAATCCAGTGACACCAAACAAAGTGCCACCGATATTCACGCCTAGATAATCAGCGTCTGCTGGAACAGGAGCACCAGTAGGACCAGCTGCGGCGTTACCGCTTCCCCCGCCACCACCGATGCTGGTAACTTTTAAATTACCATTTATATCGAACTGAAGAGAACAAGCCTGACCATCTGTTAAAGTAAAAGGAGCGAGATTATAAAATCCGCCGACTGTGAAAGGACCGTTATTCTGTCTTGTACTTCCCGGTCCCTGCGCCATGTCTTCCTCTTTACAAATTCATTTTTATCTTTTGAATAACAGCTGTGACGATCTCACTTATACTTGGAGAATAACCAGGATCACCTTTTGGACCCTGTACTCCGGTTGCCCCGGTCGCTCCGGTCGCTCCTTGCGACCCCTGCGGACCCCGCTCCCCTGTGTCTCCCTTGGCACCTTGTGGTCCGGGTGTGTGACTGACACCTGCCTCACCACGATCCCCTTTGGGTCCGGGGATGCCTTGTGGTCCTCGTGGACCCGGCAGATTGGAAATGCCTGGATCGCCTTTTGGTCCTTGCCCACCAGGATCACCTTTGCGACTGGAAATTTGCTTTTGCTGTAATGTTATGTGATCTAAAAACTGTTGAACAGTCTTATTTTTTAAATCATTAAATTCAGCTCTAAGTTGTTCAATTTCTTTTTCTAAATCTACGCTCATTACAAAACTCCTGATTCCAAATATTTAATTCGTTCTCGTAATTGCTTAATTTCCAAAGCTTGTTTAAAAACTAACTCTTCCCTCTTGTGTCGATCTCTAGGAACCCACACAAGATTACCCGGCATTATTCCTACAGATTTATCCACAACGTGGAGATCATAAAACTTACCTGGCTTAGGTCCTATTTCTTTTAACAAACAATTTTCGCCCTCAATAAAGGAACCACCTTTGTCATAATTCCAAGCATCATAAAAGGGCATATCCACATACCACTTTGTTTTAAGTCTAAAAATATAACGATGATGATTTCTAAGACTAGCAGCAATTGGGTGGCTTTGACTCCAGTTCCTACACCACTCATTTCTAAGCTTAGCGTGCCGCTGAACACTTTCAGACACCTTAGAATTAAGTTGAAAATTCAAAACGGCTGCTTCGTCATCGCTTCTTTCTGAAATGAATCCCACACTTTGTTTTTCTTGCAAAGAAAAATTCTTTATAAAATAATCTTTTTCTTGTAGTGGAATCGCCCACCTGAAATCGCTACGTCCTCGACTTACAAATCTAACCTTAGTAAGTAAATTAGGGCATCGTCTATTAATTTGCGTTACTAATGTAGTACAATCGCTCTTGGTAATAGCCTTAGAAAAATTCAACTCTTTTGCTAAATCGACTAATGGAATAAATTTTGAAGAATCTACGCCGTATCCTAATTTCTTTATAACACATTCTTTTTCCGATGCGGGAATGGCCCATACCAAACCATCACGTACTCCAGATACTTTATCTAAATGAATTTTCCTAACTAAACCTGGAAATGCTCGCTCTATGAGTTCTCTAAAATTAGTAGAATCTGATTTCCTAATAGCCGCAGGCAAACCTAACTCTTTTGCTAAATCTAAAACCGTAATAAACCTTTCTTTCATTCTTTCCTCCACTAAGGAAAGCAGGGAGCAGTAGTGGCTGCTCCCGCCCGTTTAGCTAAACAAACTTAAATCTTTATTTATCGATAACTTACGTCAGTTCCCCCGGTACCCGTTGCCACTGACGCCGGGTGCTCCGTCACTACCAATGTCATTAAATCCTAGTTGCTGCCGATGTGCTTTCTTAGCAGCTGCGCCGTCATCACACTTTGCTTCTATAACTGCGCTAGCAGAAGGAAGAGAACCTTTTCTCAATGTAGCCTCTTCAGCGTTTGACTTACCACGACTATGCACCCCCGCATCGGGGTGGCTCATGTCGTGCTCGAATGCACAATCAGGAATCGTTGTTTTAAAATTCATAAAAATCCTTTTAAACCAAAAGAAAAAGCGGAAGTGTCTCCGTTTTCTTCCGCTTATTTTAATAGAAAGAGTAGCTCTGGATGTCTGCGGCATATTATGCCCCAGAATCTGTAACCTGAATAACAACCGTGTCTGTGACGGCTGCGGTAGGAGTACCACTAATTAATCCACTAGATGATAGTGTTAAACCAGCTGGAAGACTACTTCCTGCTTGAAGCGACCATACATAAGGAGCGGTACCACCACTAGCTACAAGTTGTTCTGAATAAGCTTGTCCAACTTGTCCATTAGGCAACGATGTGGTAACAATAACTAGCGGTGATGGTGTAACAACTAAAGAAAAACTAGCAGTTGCTGTTTGTGGCATATAAGTCCCCCTCAGAACTAATTTACAAATCATCTGCTCCTAAAATTCCTCTATTATCGAGCGGTGTTAATCCTACTCGTGTCAAAATAAAAATTATCTTGTCGCCAGCATACGTTTCTATCCGAAACTTAAAATCGCCATTAGCTTGTTTCTTTGTGACTAAGCGATATTCAGTCACACCTGCTTTCTCTCTTTCTGAAAAATAATTATAAAGTGCCTGCATTATTTCTTCCGTGTCAAAACGTACTCAAACTTCTTTTTCAAGAAAGTGACTAAAGTATTATGCTGCTTTTCCCACTCTTTATACGTCAGTTCTTGCTCAATTTTCTTATCCACTATTCACCTTTTAACTTAAGTGCCAGTTGTTTACCGTGGTGACTGGCAACCACTCTGGTCGGTCACAGAGGATTTGAACCTCTATGCTGTTAAGCGGCGGGGTTTAAGTCCGCTGCGTATGCCATTCCGCCAGTGACCGAAGATTGTTTCTTATTTCTTCCACAATATGTTGATGTTTGTGAATTGGTACGGCTAGAGGGATTTGAACCCCCATGGCTGTTAACCGGTAGGGTCTAAACCTACTGTGTCTGCCTTTCCACCACAGCCGTATAGTTTATTTCTGGTCGGTAATGAGGGAGTCGAACCCACATGAATTGCTTCGCCGCTTTTTGAGAACGGTGCGTCTGCCAGTTCCGCCAATCACCGAAAATTACATAATGTTTCCAAACAATAAAGCTGTTAACGAACAGCCTAACACAAAGAATAAGAAATCTATTCCAGAACTAAACCACGTTTGTTTATCTTCCCAAGGAGCACATCCTAAAGACTCCAGCGCCTCTTTGAAACCTGTAAAAAGAAGAGTCAACATAAATGGATGCCAGAAATGAACACGAGCGAATAAGAAAGGAAGATAAGCTCCCCAAGCTAAATGTGCTAACTGAGCCACCATCCAATTAAAATTATTTGGTTTCATGTCCATCTGGATACTTTGTATAATCCGATTCGATCTGCTTGACTGCTTCGGTCAAAGTCTTGAAACCGTAAACTGCCCATTTAGGTGCCGATTCGTTATCTACAGCTAAGCCTAGATTCCAAACATCTTCTGCTGGATGCTGATACAACCCAATCAAGTTATGTTCTTTTGCAAAAGCGTTAAACTGATCCCACGCTACTTGAGCTTCCTGTTCCGTTTCCGGACTATAAGCTATCGGCTGCATCATAACAATCTTATTGTGCATCGGTTTAAATACTTCTACTCGGTGCATCTTCTGCAAATCGACAGCTGCTTGATCTAACTTCACTTTTACTACACCAAGAGACAGTAAGGAAACCAACATTAGCAGAACTATTTTCATTTTCCACCGGGAAGGCTTAGTGATTCTGCCTTCAATTTTCTTAACTCTTCGTCCATAGCTTTCTTAAACATCTTAACGTGTCGCTTTGTCAAGATATAATCGTCGACAATCAAGCCTAACCAAATACAAATCAGATAAAAGATCAACCAAACTGGTAGCATTATCTACCGACAAAAAATGGGTTAGCTGATCCATCTAAATGCAATCGAACTTTCGGATTCGCTGGACCCCAAATAGTAATAACATAAGGATTAGGAGTTCCATCACTTAGTTTCGTTGCTTGCGAATGCAATGCGCCTGCGGCTTGCACCGATTCTTCTTCAATTTTAAATCCAACAACCGGTTTAGTTGCTGCCATAAAATCTCCTTAAAATCCACCAGGGGCTGGATTGTTACTTGAATTCAAATTAACAATTTGAAAATTTACACCTGAGACATTAGCACCTGCCATCGTGACGCTATGAGAATAACGACAAGTCGTCGTAGCAACTCCTGTTGATATAACCGTCAAAACGTATGTTCTCAAGTCGGGAACAGTAAATGTAAAATTTCCGCTGGCATCACAAATATACGTTTGATTGATGTCACCTCTATCGGAGATTAATTCTATGGTGGCTCCGGAGCCAGTTGCTCCACCTACGTTTCCTGTGATCGTGAAATTTGCCATGATACCTCAAAAGTGACTAGCCTTTCGTTTTCACACCGGCATAGCCCTGGTAGACCATCAGGGATTCGAACCCCGATTTCTCGTTAATCGGACGAGCGTCCTACCGTTGGACGAATAGTCTATTTTATATTTATCACTGAATCTATACAAAGCCAAATCAAAACTGATAACAATATTGCTATAAGCCAAAACATTAAAATGGTGTCAGAAAAGGAATCGAATCTTGAAGTGCTTTCTCAAATATGAAAGGACCCATGCCGGGAACTAAATCCCAAATTTCGTCATCAGTAAGTTCATCCTTTTCCGGTTTCTCTTTGTCTTCGTTCATAAAATTCCTTTGGAGAGTCGATAGCCCGGATTCTGTCTTCGCTCGTGCGAACGGAGATGATCATTCGTCTGAGCTTCCTACCCGACCAGCAAAACTTGAGCTAGAAGGTCTGTTTGGAATTGCTACTCGTATGGAGTTATCTCCAGCCTGTAGGATATCACTTAGGGCTGGCAGCTTTACCCGTCACGTTACCGTGCTTGCAGCTTCCACAATACGATTGCTCGTGTAGTCCGGAACTTCCTCAATCGACCAGCCGCCAATCTTATGAAGATTTGACGCTGCAATCGACTGCGATCATCTGACTCTCCAGAATCAGAATATCGAACTCTTGGAACATTGTCAAGCGTTATTTGCTGTCCCAAAGCTGTTGCAGAGGGTACACGAATTGTTCCAGAGTTGATAATAAAGGAATTATGCACGAAAATGAGTACAGACCTTTATTCTGTCACCGAGTACTGTCACTTAATGCTGTCACAAAATGGCGATCCTGTATACACCTATATAGATGTATATACCTTTATTGTCTATATAGGCGTATACACCTTATACCGTTACACTATGTCGCCGGTCGAATTTTATGCATTTTGATACAATGACAGAATCTTTTATGCAGTGCGTCTGCAAGTTCTTTAGAATCAATTCACCACAGACGACGGAAATATACTGTCACCTAGATAGTGTCACCTAGACGGAGAAAGAGAGAAAAGCTTATTTTTTAAATTTTTATATCAAAAGGAGAAGAAAAAGAATATAGATGGAGAACTATACCTCTTTTTATTGAAAACAAAGGACTTATAAGAAATTGAAAATAAAATGTAAAATAATCATTCAAAAATGAGATCAGATTTTTAAAATATAAGGTTTTAGTGTCTCTCCCACGGGGTGACAGTATTTTCATCGTTTTGCCAGCTAAGTCCTTTGTTCAGTAGGAGAAATACTGTCACTGAACTCGCTCGTATTGTGTCACCTAGCCTAAGTGACACCTTCCGGCTTAACTTTTGAAAATAAAATGCAAAATAAAATTGAAAATTATTTTTAAATTTAGATGTGAACTTTTTCTATAGAAATTATTATTTTGAATTCGTCGTCTCCAGCTTCTAATACTTCACTAACTAGTAGTGCCCAAGATCGCAGAGCAGTAGCCATTTCTTTCGCTCTTCCAGTTTTTTGAAATTTTGTGTAATCAGATGGTAGGTGTAATCCAGAGAGTTTAGCTCGTTCTACTAAATCCCACACTCCTAAGCCAGGACATTTGTTGGTAGCAGCTAAATGAAAGTTTTTAGAAGCTAGTTTTTGAGCAAGGTTGAGAGTTTCTTTACTCTCTTGTAGGCATGTTTTGAGTTCCCGAAGAGTTTTCTGTAATATGTTGTCATCGTTTAAATCTTTGTTTTCAAGAGCTTGTCTAAGTTGCAGTTTTAAGCAACCACAACTTTTAGTTCTTCCCGATTGAAGCTTATCTCCTCTAGCGATGGTAGTTTTACCGCAGTCACAATGGCATAACCATAATTGATGGCTTGAGTGGCTCCTCTCAAATTTTTCTACAACTAATCTTTCAAACCGATCACCTTCTTTAATCATAATCGCTCCTGGGCGGGGTATTATACCCCGGTCAAGTATAGGATAACACAAGTGTTAGTTAATGTCAAGAGGTATTTTGGGTTTAATAAGTCCTGGGCGGGTGTAGTGGGTGGTATACCCCACCCTGTAAGTATATGAAAATAAAGTATTTGTGGCAAATTTTAATTTCTGCCGATCTACCCTTGGGGGCTGGTCGCACGGGTCCGATTCTAATAGACTGATTCTAAAATACTTAGCAATCAAAGCGATTTAGCCTCTTCACTAAGTCTTTTATTTTGAATAACTTAACTTTTGCCCTCGATTCCCTTGCGTTCCGGAACGTTGCATCGCTTGCAAAACGCCTAAAATCGTTGATTCATTGCAGGTTTAAGTCTTTTATTATCATTACATTAGCCTTGCAATAGAATACACTAATCAATCTCCCTACTGCGAGCCGAAAACAGTGAATTTTCCGCATAAATTGCTGAAAACAAACAATTTGTTGCGTATTTTCTCGAATTTTTCGGCAAAATTTTCATTTCTATAGTATTTCCTCGCACGTGTAACCTGTCCAATCGGCTCGCTATCGCTTATAACTCTTTTATTTTGTTCAATTTATCTAAGTATAAAATTATTCTTCGTTTCGCCTTGAAAATATGTTGACAGGACACACTCAATATGGTAAGATAATTGCGGGAGAATTGTATGCGAAAATGTAGAAAATGCAGTGTGGAAACAGTTTAAAATCAGACGCTTCCGACAAAGAGTTAATCGCTCTGGGAAGAGACGCAAAACGAAGAAAATTATCCTCGTAATATTATCATTCTAAACGTGATATTTTCTTGTAAATAAAGCTTGCAATTGTCAGAGTGAACTGTGATATACTCTGATCGAAGGGAGAACCGATGCGACGATACCAAACAAAGAAGTATACCAAAGCACAAGGTGAGCATATTCTTTGGCACGTTCTAGGACACTTGCAATACGATCAACCCGGAACGTCCGAAGGATACCCGGAGACATGGCTTGCGATTCAACAAATCAAGCAATTGCTAGGCGTCTCAGTAGCTTAGGTAATTGAGAGTAAAATCTACTCAAAGAGGATAAACAAAATGCGAACCTATCACGCAATGAGCAACGAAGAGATACAACGATACGCTCCGTCGGCGTTCGCAGGGCAACCGTATCAAGCGATGTCTGATCGTTATGCCTTCGTCCCAACGTCCGAAGTAATTGACGGTATGCGTTCCGCCGGATTCAATCCAGTTCTGGCATCGCAGTCTTCTAGCAGGATTGCAGACAAGAAAAACTTCACTAAGCATATGATTCGTTTCCGGTCCGCAAACAGTCAATTGACTAACGTCGGAGACTCGGACCTTGAAACGGTTTTGATTAACTCTCACGATGGAACGTCACGCTACGTTTTGATGCTTGGCGTGTTCCGTCTTGTCTGTAGCAATGGTTTAATCGTGGCAGATTCGCTTGTCACTGCCATTAAGGTCCGACACATTGGCAACATCATACAGAGCGTAATCGATGGTTCACTCGAATTGATCGATCAGGCACCGAAAATACAGAAGACTATCGACACTTGGCGAACAATCACGTTAACGGAACAGGAGCAAGGTGTATTTGCGCAGTCTGCACATATGCTCCGTTTTCCGGAACAGGAAAGCACGCTGGCACAAGCCATCAAACCCGCATCATTGCTTAAGGCTCGCCGGTATGACGATACTGGCAGTGACCTTTGGTCTACATTCAACCGTGTGCAAGAAAACGCCATTCAAGGCGGTATGCGTGGCATAGTTCGCAATGGTTACCGCCTGTCACGTCGAACCGCACGTTCTGTCACTGGAATAGATCAGAACGTCAACCTGAACAAAGCACTATGGCGTCTAGCAGAGGAAACGGCACAAGCAAAGCAGAGCAACTAGTTTGATTGTAGTCTCTGTCCTATTCTCTCGGAGTAGGACAGGGGAAACAATCAAGCAATGAAAGGAGAAAACGTGTTTACTATCAGTCAAGGCAAAGGGTTTCAATTGACGTTCAAAAATGGTTGGACAGTCTCTGTCCAATTCGGAACGGGCAACTATTGCGAACGTCAAAACTACCAAGCAAAATTTGAGTCAGAGCGTAACACTCGCCGATGGCAGAGTCTGACGGCGGAAATAGCTGCATGGTCCGCCCTATACCAGTTAGAAGAGACTGCCAGAGCACAAGCTAAACTCTGGCGCAACCCCGACACTGCGGAGCAACAAAAACTCGAAAGGGAACACAATATCTATTCACTCTAAGGAGCAATGATGCGAATATCGAACGATGCAATCCCTAAGCAACCATCAATGCTTTGTTACAATGATCAAGCAAAACTGGCACACTCTAGAAACATGCGGAGCATATACCGTCAAGCATCAAAGCTTTTGCCTGAGTTTACGCTCAAGGTACATTTTAACAAAGGCGGAATTGCTGTTTGGGGAGAAACAAGCGCACACATATGTGCTGTAGACAATTCGCTTCCACTTGGCGAACGTCCCGTAGTCGAAGCATACGATACTTCGATGGGTTTATTGGTTCGCCAATGGAACGGGAGCAATTCCGGCGGTAATCACTACGTGCAAACGTTGGAGCAATTCGTCAACCTAGTTAAGGAGTTAGCCAGCAAACCATTCGTCAGGTTTTAACTCAAATTGAAAGGAGCATTAACAATGAGCACACGTTGTCAGATAGAATTTTATGATGCGGAACGATTGTACGAAGGGGAGTCTTCACAATTCATCGGTGAGCCTACAGCACGCATATACCATCATTCAGACGGGTATCCTTCGTATATTCTCCCGTCCCTAAGATGGCTTGAAAAGTTTTTGTCTACTCCTTTGCCGATGTACGGCACACGGCAAACAGATACCGCATGGGCCGCCACAGAATTTGTCGTACAGCATCGGTTGCGGTCCGATGCAAAACGCCCGAAAAATTGTACCACTAATTTTGCTGGCGGGTATCGTTCGCACGGTTGCGTCTATATTGACAATCAAATACACGGAGATATTGAATATTTATACCGTGTAATCTGTTCCGAGCAATGGACAATCAAGGTATACCGTCCCATCTCACAGGGGTTTGAGATTACGGGATTCACAGAGATAACTCCAGATGAATTGAAAGCTTTAATCAAAGAATAGATTACAGTGTCTATCCTATTCGCTTGAATGGGATAGGCGAAGTAATCTCGAATTGAAAGGAGCACTATGTCTAAATTGCTAAGTGTGTCTGCCGATGCAAAGACAATCAAAGGCAAAAAGTACGGATACCTGACTGGTATCTTGTACCTTGCGCCTAGTGACATATCAGGAATCAATGTTTGCGCTATGGCTACACCCGGCTGTAAAACGGGATGCCTGTTCACTGCGGGACGTGCCAGCATGTATCCCAAAATTAACAAGGCTCGAATACGAAAGACTCAGGAACTATTCAGCGACCGTCAAGCTTTCCTAGATCAATTACGCAAGGATATTAGCACAGTCGTTCGCAAGGCAAAGCGTGAACGTCTCCAGCCATGTATACGCTTGAATGGAACATCTGATCTCCCATGGATCCCCCTGCTATTGTCTAAGGAATTTCCAGACGTACAATTCTACGACTATACCAAACTGCCCAAACCCTACACCCGGATTCGTCCGAATTATCATCTAACCTTTTCTCATTCCGAGACTAACCTGTTTGACTGTCTCGATTCACTGTGGAATGGCGTCAATGTGGCAGTAGTATTCGACACTAAGAAGGGTAGGCCTTTGCCTGATAGCTGGCATGGTTACAAGGTTATCGATGGTGACTTGTCAGACTTGCGATTCACTGATCAGACTAGAGTAGTCGTCGGACTACGAGCGAAAGGCAAAGCTAAGAAAGATTGCTCCGGGTTTGTCGAGCCTAGCAAGCTTGTCTCTATCCTTTGACGTTCGATAGTAGGCCTACCACGCATTAAAGAGTAGGCCTATCGATGGCACGTCATCCTAGCAAAGGGAGAATACTGTGCAATGCAAAAATTGTCATCTGCCAATTGAGGAAACAGAGATAGCCTACTCTATTCTCCGGCACCATCCGACACTAGAGCGCATGGCAAACGTTGACGGAGTAGACGTACGAATCCCTGTCACGTTCTGTCCCGATGATCTAGGTGAAGCTACGCCAGAGTGATTCCTAGGCGTCTAGGCGAACGTAAAATCTTGTCTGGTAGGGAGACACTAGGCAATGTTAGCACGTGCCTAGAATCGAACGAAAGGAGCACTAATGTTTGATCTATACAATGCAAAATACTTTTGGCAGTGTGATAAATTGTTAGGTAGAAAATTGCACACTAGGGTAATCAGATTTTTCGATCACCTATTTCTAACAACGTGGCGCTACAATCGATATGTCAAAAGGAATACCCCGGTTAAAAATTCGGGGATCGATTAAGCGCTTTCGATTTTCCATTTCGGGAATCGGTCATTGAGATAGGCCTGTTCAGAATGACGAATGAAAGGATGGTCACGTGGATATAGGCGAAGCACGCACACTGGCACGTCAATTAATGGATCAGCATGGACTCCAACGTTGGACGTTCCGAATAGATAAATGCAAATCTCGTTTCGGTCATTGCAACTGGCGTCGTGGTCGTATCTCTCTGTCGGGTCCACTGACCGAATTGAATGATCTAAACACAGTCCGAGATACCATTTTGCACGAGATTGCCCACGCCTTGACGCCTTTTGCTAATCATAATGCTACTTGGAAATTAAAAGCACGAGAGATCGGTGCTAATCCTATGGCCTGTTATAATTCTGTCAATGTTAAACTTCCTCCGGCACCGTGGCACGCCATTTGCCCAAAGTGTCATCGAGATATTAAGCGATACCGCATGAGTCGTCGCTTGCTGACTGGAAGATACTATTGCAAGTGTGTAAGCTTGCCTGCTGAAGAGGATATGTATTTAAAATGGGAGGGTTTAAAATTCCCGGTTTGATTATGACGAATCAAGAATCGATTTTGAGCAATGGGAGAATAAGGTGATCTGCTCAGAATGCCGAAGGAGAATAGTCCGGACTCATCACTTACAGAGAACGTGTCTGTCTCCCGAGTGTAAGAAGAAACATGCGAAACATAGGCAACGTTTGTTCGCACGTCATTATTATCATTATCAGGGACGTTGCAAAAATGGATACCAAGTTAAGCCGAGAGCACCACGCAGGCAGTGGCCCACGGTTGATCAGATTTTACTTGACAATAAAATGAGAGGATGCTAATTTTCGATCATGAAAAAGCAAATGAAGTTCCGGCGTCAAGGATGGTGCGAATGCTTTCCGACTGTTGTTGCAATGTTGACAAATCACACGCCACGGTACATCATCAAGCGGATGCTTGCGGTTGTGTCTTACACTTCTTGGGAAGAGTTTGTTAAATTCGGCACGCAGGATATTCCATCGATTGATAAAATGTTCCTCATTGTTCAAGAAATGTTGCCGTGGCTAACTCTTGAGTGTTTTAAAAGACTTTCTTATAATATGACGACAGGTTATCAATTAGAGGGATTGGATTTGACTGGCCGTGGTGTTATCACAATCGTGTGCTTATTTACTCGCCACATTGTTGCTTATCAAGATGGTATAATTTATGATCCTTTTCAGAAGAAACCGATGACTGTGCAGGAGTGGCGTAAAATATTGGATGAGCACGGTTGGACAATCGATTTAGTTCAACCAGAGAAAACAAATGTGTAGCGAATGTGGATGGGATCAGGAATACGAAATTGATGAAAGTGAAGATCAATACGCTATGAATCCAGATAGCGATCCAAGAGAAGATGCTGATAACATACAATACGACTGAGCATCGATTCGAGCTAAGCTTGCTCTCAGGCGCACCGTGGCAAGCTGAGATGGACCTTGCGAAGCAAGCGGGATTCAAGTGTGATGGTCCCCCCAGTTGGACTTGGGCCACATCTAAAGCATTGATCGTTGCAAAGCTTAAGGAGCACCGGCCTACCGTATTAGAGATTACGCCACAAGCATTGGAAGAATTTAACAAGCTGATCCATCAGGAGCAGGAGAATCAGAAGATTATAGATCAGGTTAAAGAATTAAAGAAGGAGCAGCGCAAAAAAGAAAAGAAAGCTGAGCGAGTAGAAGAATTACTAACTAGTATACCTGCATACTGGCAAGGTAAGGATCAAATCGGTCGAGAGGATTTGCCTCAAGAATTAATTGAACGATTGAGCAAAAGAACAATGTTGACAATAGGAAAATCATCTAATACACTATGTCAGTATTGCCATGAGCCAGTTTACTTTTATGAGAAACAGGACCCACCGACGTGCATTTCGTGTGAACTAGATTTTGAGCAATTTCAAAAGGAGACAGGATTATGACGCAGCTAGTTGAAGTCAAGCGATACAATTCAGTTGGGCAGTTTCTTTGTGCATATCAGGACGAAGTCATTGTTAAGGATTCACCCGAGTATCCCGATCTGAAAACGCAATTGAAAGCTGAGCAATGGACCTTGTCGCTCCCATCCGATCAAAAGTTAGATGAGCGTATTCTGCCCCGATTATTTGAAATAAAAAGCTTGACACGCAAGCGGTAATTTGGTAATATACTCTTAAGGAGACACAAATGAAAGCCAAAGTATTTCCAGCAAAGCCGAATGAAGATGAAGTTTTTCTGGCACTTGTGCAAGAGAATGATCGTGAGCTTCTTCTTATGTTGGCAGACTCAAATGGCAAACCGATTGAAGATTCGGAGATTTTGCGAATCGCTCCAGACTTTATAGAAGGAAAACTTCGAATCTTGAAGATTACCGGTCGTCAGTCGATTAAAGCAATCACGTCTAAATTTGTAATGGATGGGACGCAAGTTAAGGTTTTCTAATGCCTAAGAAGTTTACACAGGCGAACGAAGCACGGCGACGTTCTCGTAATGTCCTGGGAACGTTGCCGCAGACTCGGGTGATTCAGGATAAGCGGCGTAAGCCAGCAAAGCATAAGAAACCACTGCGGAGTGACGATGTTTAAATACGAGGACTATGCTGATGGTGCCCTGCTAGACAATGGCGGTAATTTGATTACCGAATCATTGCAGGAAGCAGCCCAGAGTGCCTTGTATCCGTCAAAGCGACAAAATAAGGAATCAAAGAATGAGAAATGTCAGGAGTGTCACATTCCGTTGTCTATTCCGGGTTCAATGTATTGCGATGTGTGCTCTGCTATGCGTGACTCTCTTAATCAAACTGGTTATTTCAACAAAGTCCACCTAGAGTGGGAAGAGGAAAATCAATCCAGGGCGAGTCACAAGCGCCAGATAATGGGGGAGTAATGAAAAGTTGTGCAAAGAAATTTCCTTCTGGCACCATACACGGACGCTATGATAGTAAAGTGTGCCCATCTTGCTCAATTCCTGAAAAATCCACAGCTGTGCAGGACGATTTTGTGTGGGATTTACCCGCACGTTACAAGCATGACGCATGTCCAAATTGCCGATATCTCGGTCGCTTTAACGATTACGATTTGTACTACTGCGAAGGTATAATGACTAAGACTGTTCTGGCTAGATTCTCCCATGAACCATCAGGTTATTCGAGTGGATGGGGATCAAGCTTAGCTCCGTTGCTTGTAGCCGAAGCTCTTGCATATCGGCAGAACCTTGTCAGTAAGGATAAAATCGGATGAGTCTACCGAAAGAAAAATTCGTCCCAAAGCCGTCTAAGTACGATCAGCTGCTAAAAGGTTTAAATGAGTTAATTATTAAGTGGCGAGCCGAAGCCCCTTGGGAGATACAATGGGACGTGGCTGCTTGTGAATTAGAGTCTGTCATTAATAAGGTAATTAAATGATTACAATAATCGGTGACGTACATGGCAAGACTCACGTCTACCAGAAGCGTCTACGTCAGCATTATGAAGGCAAACGGACGATTCAGATCGGCGACATGGGTATCGGATTCAAGGGTGTCGGTCTGCATGAAATGCCGATGAATCATCGTTGGTTTCGTGGCAATCATGACAATCCGGAGTTATGCCGACAGCACCCCAATTATCTTGGCGATTACGGCTATTTGCCTGAGGATTGCCTATTCTGGCTAGCAGGTGCGTGGTCTATTGACCGTGCTATGCGTATTACCGGTGTCAGTTGGTGGCCCGACGAAGAGTTATCTATTAAGGAGTTGGGCGAAGCGTTGTATCTTTATGAACAAGTAAAGCCGGAGTATGTTATTTCACACGAGGCTCCGCAAGAGGCCGCACGCTATTTAATAGGATCAACAGGTTCCGATGCTGGATATTTTAAAACTAAGATGGGCTGCATAGAGACTCGCACTAGCACAGCATTGCAGGCGATGCTCGATCTTCATCAGCCGAAGGAATGGGTGTTTGGTCATTATCACGTCAACATGCAATTTCAGATTTTTAATAAACAGGGTGAGGTGCTTAAGACGAAATTTACTTGTGTCGGTGAATTAGGTGAGTATACTTTACGTACGGAGCTGTTATGCACTCGCTGTAAACAGGAGCGATCTATGCACTCGATGGAGCCGCCTTATGATACGGATGATTGTCCTGGTTTTTCTTATATTCGTTAATTGCTATTGTCCGCTACCGCACCGGGACAAGTGTGATTGCTCTAAGCATATTTGTTCGTGGTGCGATCCAATAGAAAGTTTGAAATAAAGCTTGACAAGATTTCAGAATTATGAGACTATCAGGATAGGAGATGAAAAGATGAAGCCCATGTTGGCGGCACTCTGCGAAGATATCACCAAGCTTCGTTATCCAGTAATCGCTAGTCCAAAGCTAGATGGCATTCGAGCACTTGTTTTGAATGGTCAGCTTGTCAGTCGCACGTTAAAACCAATTCCGAATCGGCATGTACAGAAGCTATTTGCTGGTTTGCCTGAGGGTACCGATGGCGAGTTGATTATGGGTGCTGCGAACGACGATCCTTATCGACGCACCGTCAGTGCAGTTATGTCTGAGGATGGCGAGCCAGATGTTCATTACTATGTGTTCGATAATTTTCTGGCAAATGGGACATTTATAGATAGATTTTATAAAGTTCAGTATTTGGAAGAGCATAAAAATGTTAACGTAGTGTTGCATGAAGGAGTAACGGATGCTGATGATTTAGCATCATTTGAAACTAAGTGCATCGAGATGGGTTTCGAAGGAGCAATGATCCGTGATCCTAACGGTCCATATAAATTTGGCCGAAGCACCGCAAAAGAGGGCTACCTTCTAAAGCTTAAGCGTTATCGGGATTCGGATGCTAAGATTCTAAGTACCTATGAATTGATGCACAACGGTAATGAAGCAACGACAAACGCTCTCGGACGTACTGAGCGATCATCACATCAAGAAAATAAGACAGGTTTGAACGCTCTTGGTGGATTCGAATTGAGAGATATTCATTCCGGAGTCGAGTTTCGTTGCGGTACCGGCTTAACGCAGAATGATCGAGAGGCATTGTGGGATACCCGAGAGGAATTGATCGGCAAGATTATCAAATACAAGTTTTTTCCGACTGGCAGTAAGGATAAGCCAAGGCATCCGGTATTCCTAGGTTTTCGAAGTAAACTTGATTTGTGAGGGCAATAAAATGGCTTACAAATATCGAACAGATTATACGATTCTGGAGTGGCATGATTTAGGTTCGCTAGCTGTTCTTTTAAACCGAATGGTTAATGATGGTTGGCGAGTCGAGAATCATAAGCTTAGTGCTGGTGACGATAAAAGTGGTTGGACTATTTTCGTTCGTACAGTTACACTCGATCAACCTTTACTGGAACGAACGATCAATGTCGGTGAAGTTTACCGTATCCTGAACGCCCGTTTGACGCCGGGATCAGAAGAGTCTCGACAAATGGATGCCGATATTAAGAAAGTGGTCCGTCTGCCGGGAGACGAAAGATAAAGCTTGACAATTAACTGGAAAATGCTATGATTACTTTAGATAGCTTGAAAGCAGGTTCATGGATTTCTTCGGGATGGATAGATAATTCAAAAGGAGATAAAATGCAGATCAGAGAAGCAGCAAAAGTACAGAATAGGCAAACCACATGGTACGTAATCGGTGACTCTGGCACAGAGTACATCGTTCACAACAAACGTAATGCAGTTAGTCATCACAAGGTGTGGACGTGCAACTGTCCAGACTTTACTGAGCGTCGGCAATTCAAGAATCAGGAGTGTAAGCACATCTTGGAAGTTCGAAATTTCGTCAACTTGAAGGTTGCAGTACAGGCAGCGGAAGCGGCTGAATGTGCTTTGTCCGATGCGTCAGTTAAGAATGTTCTCAACTTGATTGTTAAGATTTTAAACGGTCCACGAGCCGAGGCTAGACAGTTGTGGGATGTTTTGACTATTTTGCGTGGTCCTGATAACGACGATCTTGATCTGAAAGAGAAAACAACGGCTGCACTCCGGGGAGCCATTGGACTTTTTTCAAACAGCCGTACTGGAGCGGTTGTCTCTAGTGAAAAACCATTCGGCTATAATTTCGACTTATGGAACGGATCGAATGATTATTACCGGCTGATTAGTGAGTTGACTAAACAGCATAATGCACAGAAACATTTTGCCATCCATTATCGGTCGGCTTTAATAACGTTGAAATCTCTCGGCTACATCAAGTAGCTTGTTTTCCTGAGGCCGTTGCGGGGAACACTTTGACCGTGCCTCTTGTAAAGACCGGTTACGGCTAAGAGCGGGAATTAGGCAACCAGCAGCGGGAAAGCGAAAGCTGAAGTCACACAGTGGCACCGAAAAGGTACCGTTGGCTGCTCCCTGGACCGTCAGTCGAAGCAAAGGACCGGCAAATCTTAGGAGTCAATAAATGTTCGATCCTGAAAGCTTGATGTTTCAAACCGATTGGAAACCGCTTGAGGATCGGTTCAGGCGTCGAGCGGAAGAGGCTGTCGCACGTGGTGAGATAAGCAACATTTATCAGCATCAGGAAGTTGTCACGGTTGAATCCGTTATCGATCCGAAGATAGCATCATCGGCATACGAATTGGGTAAAGCTGTAGGTCAGACAGTCGGCTTGATTTTAAAATCAAAGGAGACGTGATGGAACCGAAGGCGATCCGGGTAATTTCTAAGCCAAGAGTGTTGGAAGCACCATATCAGCTAGGAATGGAAGATGACGGTACTCGTGAAGAGTCACCTGCACCGGTTAAAAAATCGGTAGAGACGTACGAGCAGCGAATATCAAAAATGACCAACAGGCAATTGCGTCACGAAGTCCAAAAGGGAATTAAGGGAGAGTTGACCGGCTACCGTGCCGTCGCCGAGTCGGTCGTATTGGATGTGCTCCTAGAAAGCTTCAAGAATGGAATGAAGCCGTTCGTTAGCTAAGATGTTGTTTGTCATTATCTTGTTTCTAATAGCTTACATAAGCTTGGCAGACGTGGTCTGGAGATCACCATGCAAGAAAAACTCATCAGAGGAAATTATCATCAAGAAAAAGAAAGAATAGAGCGTCGAGAATTCAAATTGTTATTGTCTTTGATTCATAAACTTAAAACAGCAACAGCGGTGCTGGAGCGAATATGAAGTGGATCGCTCAAATGTGGAGATGGCTTTATCCAACACCGCCAATGTGGGTGGATTCTACTGTGTTTGAGTACTATCATCGAACAGTCGAGCGTAAACAGCACTGGAGTGAACGTACCGACTTAAAACTGCAGCAGAAAATGCCTTATTCGCCTTGTCAATAATCGTGTACCCTCTCCCGCCACTTTGGGATGACAGCGAGAGAGCGGATACTATTGCTTTGGTTTCAATTGACGGTTCCAGAATGGGACCTAATTGACGCATATCAGAATCACGTCTGTTTCATATGCGGTAAGCCCAATAAATCAGGTAAGCGACTCTCTACAGACCATGATCATAGAAAGACGGGTCCAACCGCCGGTTTAATCCGTGGACTGCTCTGCGCCACTTGCAATCGTATCTTAGGAAAAATTGAGGACCCCAGATTTTGGCGAGATGATTTAATTTCTAAGCTAGAACGTCTGATTCTTTACCTTAAAAATCCACCGGCAGTCAAAGCTCTTGGAAGAAGTGTATTCATATTTCCCGGTAAATTAGGGACCGACGTACATCGAGCATGGTTGAAGAAAAATCGTGTACCCTCAGCGACTACTTTGGGAAGAACATGACATTAGACAAACACCATATAATACTTTACGGAGTGGCAATTTTATTTGCTCTTGGATTGACTTACACAATTGAATCTAAAATAGCAGATAGAGCCGATCAAAAGTATCAAGATTTGAAAACACTATCTGATCAAAAAGACGCTACAAATGCACAATTTCAAAAGCAAATAACTGATCAAATGGCACAATTAGCCATGCAAAATTCACAATTGCAAGCTGAAAATACACAGCAAAATGCTATAGTTTCTAATTTGATAGCACAGCTTAAAGCGAATAAAACAAAAGACGCTACGCTTCCACCGACAGACTTAGCTATGAGAATCCAAACGTTAGCTCCAGGTGGTACTGTGACAGTTCTAGCTGACGGCTACAAACTAGATCAGTCAGAGGCTGTTAGTGTCACTCAGGCTTTAGAGGAAGCTCCGATTTTGCAACAACAATACGATGCCGATCAAAAAGTTATAGACAATGATACGACTATCATTGAAAACGACGCAAAAACTTTAAACGGTGAAAAGCAATCTCATAAAAGTGATGTAGAAGCAATACAAGCTAAGCTCGACACAGCGAATCAAGAAATTAAAACAGTAAAAGATGACGCACGCAAGAGTAAATTCAAGTGGTTTATCGCTGGAGTTGTGACAGGTTTTACATTAGGTCGGATTCATAATCTAACATTCTGATGAAACGATGCACTCAGTGTGGTAAGAGAAAAGATGTTTCCGAATTTTATAATAGAAAAGCTGAGTGTAGAAAATGCAGTAATGCGAGGTCTGTTGAGTGGGCTAAGCAGCACAGAGAGCGAGCGACTAGGAACTCACGGAAGTGGAGGAAAAACAATCCAGAGAAAGTCAAAGAAATAGTTAGGAGAAATCATCTAAAACGAAAGAAACTGTGTATTGTAAAATACGGTAAAAATGGTGGTTGTGTTTGTTGTGGCGAAAAAGAGATTAGTTTTCTTTCACTAGATCATATCAAAGACAACGGAGCGAAAGATAAAAGAAAGTATGGACCTGGAGAACGACTTCGTTATTGGATGATAATTAGAGATAAATTTCCAGAAGGGTTACAGACGTTGTGTTTTAATTGTCAGTGGGGAAAAAGAATTTATAAAGGATTCTGTCCGCATCATCCTAGGACAGACTTAAGGAAATCATGACTTCGTCACGTATAGTTTTTATCGATTTGGAAACGGCTCCGTCCTTGGGTTACGTTTGGGGAAAATGGGAGCAAAATGTTATAGAATTTGAAAAGGATTGGTATGTTTTGTCGGCGGCATACAAGAGAGCAGACGAAAAGAAGGTTCATGTTTTAGGATTAAATGATTTTCCAGAATACGCTGTGGATAAAGAGAATGATAAACCTTTAATGCAGGCGCTGTGGAGCGTTTTAGATCAAGCAGATATCGTTATTGGACATAACTTGGATAATTTCGATGTGAAAAAAGCAAATGCTAGATTTATTACTCATGGTATGCCACCTCCAAGCCCCTATCGAACATTAGATACTCTTAAGTTAGCTAGATCGGTTTTTAAATTTGACAGTAATAAATTAGACGAATTGGGGAAGTACTTAGGTGTTGGTCGTAAGGTTCAACATACCGGGTTTAGTCTTTGGAAAGCTTGTATGTCAGGAGATGCTCAAGCTTGGAAGTTGATGAAAAAGTATAATGCTCAAGATGTTATTCTTCTTGAGAAAGTTTATAATCTCATGCGACCTTGGGCAAAAAGCCATCCTAATGTTAATCAAGGAGATTTACAAGCGTGCCCAAAGTGTGGCTCTGCAAAAATTCAACGTCGTGGATTTAGTTATACACTACTGAGAAAGAAACAGCGGTATCAGTGTATGAGTTGTCTAGGCTGGCACTCAGGACCAGCTATTAAGGTGGATAAATAAATGTTACTTTTAGCTTTTGGTCACAAAGCTCGACAAGGTAAGGATACTGCTGGTCAGGGTGTATTTGATTATTACGAAAAGAAGCGTCAGTTGGCGTTACGGCATGGTTTGCGAGTCATTCCGAGCGTAGGTATCTATCGTTTTGCCGAAGCGCTGTATGAAGAGGCACGACGTGATTACGGCATGACTGAGAAGGATGCTCCGTTGCTTCAGCGAATCGGTTCAGAGCGTCGAGCACAGGACCCGGAGTATTGGGTTAAGAAAGTATTTGAGAAGATCGCTTATGATAAGCCTCATATCGCCGTCATTACTGATTGTCGATATCAAAATGAAGTTGCAGCGGTTAAGAAATTTGGTGGATATACCGTCAAAGTTGAACGGTTGAACGAGAATGGTACTCTTTATTTGGCTACGGATCGTCCAGCAAATCATCAATCCGAAATCGATCTAGACAACTACAATTTCGATTATTACATTCGAGCAAAGACAGGCCAAGTAGCTTGGGTAGAACAGCAAGCAATTACATTAGCCGAAATGCTTAGAGGATTGAAGTAAAATGTCAAAACCTTTTAAAGAATTGCTTGAGAAAATGTCTCCTGAAGCTCAGCAGATGGTTAAAGAAAGAGTGGAGCAAATTAAAGAGGAGATGCTGTTTATAGAGGAATTTAAGCGGCAGCAAGAAATTAATTACAAAATTAACGATGAACACGGTTTTGAAGATTTGTCTAGGGCAGCAAAGGGAACCGAGTATGAGATGGATAATCTCGGTTTAAAGATCGCTCTGATACATAGCGAATTATCTGAAGCGCTGGAATCGTTCCGTCATGGTGATCCGGCAAGCGATCACATACCTGAGTTTACTGGTGCCGAAGAAGAGTTTGCCGATGTGATTATCAGAATTATGAATATCGCACAGGGCAGAGGATTGCGAGTAGCAGAAGCGCTGATAGCAAAGCAGGCATTTAATAATTCTAGAGAATATAGACACGGGGGAAAGAAATTCTGATGAGAACTGAATACCATGTAGTTTTAAATCATGTTGGAAATCGTATTACAGTTTTTAGTCCGGGCGAGGGTCCTTCGGCATGGGACCCTAGTGGAGAGATTTGGGGAGTCGCTCGAACTTACGAAGTTGTCACAGATTCGTTTACCAAAACTCAAGAATTGGTTCCGTTAGGAGAAGGTGTTCAAGTCTCTACTAGAGTTATGAAACAGAGATTTCCCAAGGAATTTGAATTAGATGCCCAAAAAGCTTAAAGTTTATCTGGCAGCAGCTATTCATCGACGAGATGAAATGAAAATGGTCATCTCTGAAATAGAGCATCTGGCTGAAGTAACTAGTCGATGGGTCAGTGCTTCTCCAGTTGCTGGTGATTTGAATGAACATAGAAAGTTGTGGGCTAAGCGTGACTTGGCAGATGTTCGTAGAGCAGATGTTTTAGTAAGATTCACCGACGATTTAGATCGAAAAACTGTCCCGGCTAAACTTGCCACAGGCTCTAGAATGGTTGAGATGGGAATCGCTTTAGAACGAAAGATGAGAGTGGTTGTAGTTGGTGGGTATCAATGTATTTTTGATTATCTACCAGAAGTAATTCATTTGAAAAATGTAGTTGAGTTGAGAGTTTATTTGAGTGGTTTACAATAAGGAGACAATATGGGAATTGTAGATAATACGTATCGAACTTTGACTTGTGGCAAATGTGATAAAACTCTGACATTTAACATTCAGGAATTTCAAACTCCCGAAGGTCAGAAAAAGACGTTAGAAGAGGCTCCGTGGCTTCGTACATATCGTGTCTTGAATACTGTTCTTGACGGACG